GGTTATTCAGGAAAATGCCAGCCAATATTGGTAGCGCCAGACTTTGTTCATGTAACTGGTCGTGTCAGACTCAAGGATATCGTTGAGGGTGATAATAATCAAGGACAATGTCAAAGGTACGGTGTCATCAATGGTGAAGATTCCCTTGCTCTATACATGGTAAGTGTGAGATAAGCAAAAACGATGATATCATTTTCGTTGCTACGTGTACATCAAACCAATGAACAAGGGCTTTGGTAATTACAAAAGGTAAAAGAACTATGTATAGGATAATAGAGATAACGGTCATCTACTCCACAGAATAGAAGCCATGAGGGTAATTTTATTATCAAACCCGGCGCCATGGTCTATGATAATGCTGCCATGCTAAAGTTTTCGGGAATGCAAGAGTTATAGGCGAAGCTGTTGTCTATAATTCTGCCACTAATCTGCTATTGTTAGTGATAAGGCAAGGGTACCATTTGCGGTGTTATTGGTGCCACTGTTTACGGTGCCATGTGTTAACAAGAGTGCTACGCTTGTATAAGTGGTAAAGTAGGCGGAGGCAGCTGTACTATTGGTTCCGATGTCGGCGAAGCATCTCTGAGAAACTAGCACTGGAAAGCAACGATGATTTTGTATATATTTGTTGTCAAATCAAAGGATCGGAGAATAGGGATGAATTAAAAAGATAATAAAAACAATATGAAGGCTTTAAGAAATTCTGGTTATAGATACGGCGCTCATGTGTCCCTTTCGCTTATTATAAAGGATAACAACAGGGAAAATATAATCTGGAAGAGTGCAGAACGTGAGTTTTACGATTATCAATCTTGTGTTGATGCCAGTGAGGCATCGCTTTCCAGATGAACAAAAAACGTGAGATATGATTTCGAGGAAAATCCAAATGTTACATATTAGATATGAAAAAGTTTTTTATCGTATATAAAGACGGCAGTAAACAGACTTTAATGCCTACACGAAAGAAAGCCGAGGGATCACAACAAGAGATCAAGTTGTTGCTATTGAAGAAGAGGATAGTGAAGTTTCGAAGAAGCAGCTCCTCAAATTTTATTTTCGCAAGAGATTCGTTCCGTTTTTCGGATACCGAGCTCAATATGGATCATATTGGAGCGTTGATTGCTCTAAACAAGCTATTGCGCAAGCATGGAATAAAGAGGATAATTTTGTTCCCGATTTTGCAAATCCAAATCAGGGTATCCATTTTTTGAATGTTGCAAGGATGGTATACAGTTTAATTCTGTGGTAACTCGTCTTTGTTTCAAGGGGCAGTTTGGTAGACAATTTGTTTATCTTTACAATCAAGTGTTTTTATAATGAGATACAAGATAACTGATGAGACTCTCAAGATGGGTGATCTCACACTGCATAGGATCGAAGCCACCGAAGGCTTCAGTGTTGGCGATTATTTCGTTAACCCTGGAGATAAAGGTGGGTGGATTGAGAAGGAGTCAAACCTTCAAGAGAACGCATGGGTAGATGATGATGGCATGGTCTATGGTGATGCTGTTGTTACTGGCAATGCTAGGATATTTAAAAACGGCACTATTCGTGACAATGCCAAAGTCTATGGCAATGCTATTGTCAGGGGTTGTTCCAAGGTTATGGGTAATGCCTGTGTATGTCAGAATGCCCAGGTTTCTGGCTATACTATCATAAAAAATGACGCTATAATATCTGGAAATGCTAAGGTCATAAACTGCGCTGAAGTTTCTAACAGTGCGCGTGTGTGTGATCATGCTCTTGTCAGTTCAAACGCCAAAATCAGTGATAATGCCATTGTATGTGGTGATACCATTGTTCGTGGTCATGCAAAGATTGGAGGATATGCTGAAGTAAGTGGCAATGCTCTTGTTCACAGCTATGCAATAATCAGTGATCACGCTATCATTACTGATTCTGCTAAAATCGGACAGAATTGCACCATTATGGACTATGCTTTCATTGGTGGCTCTGCCGAGTTGGAAGAGGTAACTGTCAAAGGATTCGTGAAGTTTGACCTACCTGTCACTATTAATAGGCATGTAACCTTGTTTGATTCTAATAATTTCGTAAGTGTAATCTTACAAGGTAAGACTTACGTTTACGTCAAATCAATTGACACCTGGTTCTCGACTCCACCTTTGAGTATTAAAGATTCAATCGAAAAATTATGAAGTACAAGTTTACGTCTTGATGATCGGTTTAGGAAACAGAAGATATGATCGTTCCATTTGTTATAGCAATTGTTTTGCTGGGGTTCTACCTATTGATTAATATGGAGGACGAACTGAGAAAATGAGAAAGTTAAAGATCGGGAACATGCGTTCCTTTGCTCGTGATGACTGGTGGCTTCATGAGTCTAACAGATACAAACCGGTTTCTGCAGAGGAAGAGGTAAGCCTCAGTAGAGATAAGTTGATAGAGCACAACCTCCGCTTCGCTATTAGCGTTGCCAAGCAGTACGCTTATACAAACATCCCTATTGAGGACCTCATCCAATACGCAAATATTGGTCTTGTCAAGGCTGCTGATCTATGGGATCCAACTCGTGGATTCAAGTTCATCAGCTATGCTGTCTGGTGGATTAGGCAAGCTATCATGGCGAATGTCAAAAATTCTATCGTTAGTATGCCTATCAGCCAGTGGCGAGCTCTTAATATAGAACATAGAGAGCTCGAAAAGAAAAGTCAGGAAGATGAATTCCTTTATGACTCTTGTGTCCCAAGAAAGGTTGGCTTTGAGGATTGGATGATTGGTTCCTATGAAGAAGAAAAAGGGACTATGTACACCTTCGAGCAGTTGATTTCCAAGCTTACGAAAAGAGAGCAGGATGTCATCAGGAAAAGGTATGTAGACAACCGGACCCAATGCGACATTGCTGAGAGTATGGGATGCACACGTGCGAATATACGGAGTATTGAGTCGAAAGCTTTAAGAAAGCTTAGGCAAATGTTAAAACATCGAGATTTATGACAGTTAAAGAATTAAAACCTATCCTGGAATATCTTGACGATGATATCGAGATTCCCAACAAGAAGCTCCCAAAAATCAAGAGACTCACAAAAACAAATTTCGCAACTTGTGGAAGCTACACTTTTGGCCATGCAAAATTCATAACAGATCCTGAATGTTGGCCAATCTATAATTCCGTCGTTATCTTCGCAAAACAAATATCATATCGATATGCGAGGACAAAAAGTTTTAAATATTGGAACGTCATGAAGATCAGCTCCTCCAAGCAATCGTTGTAGAGTATGACAGCTACAGAAAAGAATTTCAGACTCTATTCACTTTAGAGGATGACTTCGCTATGGATGACTATCCAGAATTCGATGAAGAAGAGGAGGATTATTGGAATACTTATCACGACATTGTTCCCCTTGTTTATTTTGCAAAGTAAAATCGGCAAACTGCCGTTTTCATATTTTCATTCATTTCATTTCATTCATTTATTCATTAATTTCAAAAACATTACTAAAATGGAAGTAAGAGATTTGAAGAGCCTGTTGGCAGGCGTAGACGAAAACCTTGAGGTTGGTATCAGCTACTGGGACTTTACCCTTTTCTTGAAGGGCGCCGGAGTCAAGAACAACATGTTCCATCTTGAGTTTGGAGACACAAGACCAGAGGTTCTTGAGTACGCACCAACTCCTGGACCTGATACAACGACTATCAATAGCCACGAGTCAGAGGATGATGCGCCCGTTCCAGAGGATGAAGAACAACCTGTTCCTGATTCTGCAGAGTACACTATCGGTGCTTTGACTACTGTATCAGACCCCAATGGCAATGAGATCAAGTGCTGGCCCATCAGCAACTCCGCCGGCCTGGTTGGCTACCTTCGTAAGAAGGATCTGCTCCAGGAGCGCACATCTAGTGAGGCAGCATCTCGCAATACAGCCTTCAGATACTGGAAGCTGGTGAGCAATCACGAGATTGCTTTGCTCAGAACTATCAGGAATTTTATCGCTGATGAGCTTAGTGTGAGTGCCCGCCTGTGGACTACTGAAGGCACACTGTTCGGTGAGGCCGGAACAAGCGTCGCACCTTTGGTTTATTTTCCTGAGGCATAACTAAGGATGCCCTCCTTCGGGAGGGCTCCTTTTTAAAAAAAAAGAAAGATGATTCACACTACAGAAATCAAACGTGGCGATGATGTCCTTGACACGATCCACGTATTAGATACTCCTATAACGGATGTTATAATCTGCCAGGAAGCGAGCCATTTTTTCGCAGGGTTTACAGCTCTACCTTGGGAGGAATACATCGAAAAAATCGATGGTATCATCGTAACAGTAGATGGCGAGTTTTTCGGAGACTCTGGGCCTTTCTTTGTTGCGAAAGAACAATATGAAGATTTCAAAAAGAAAATAAGATGATCACAGTTTTAAGTTTCCGAAAAAGTGATGGTCGCACTGAGACTATCAGCATCCAGTCTAACGGAATTAACCTGGCAACTATGATCCAGGATGCCGTGACAAGACTGGTAGACTTCAAGACGCTAAACAAGAAGTCAGAAGTGAAAGCAGGAGACCATGGGCACCTGACCTATGAGTCTGAGGAATTCATCGTAAATGCCACGTACTGATGTATTACATACTAGCAATGGGCAATGACAATAAAGTCTACGAGGATCCCCACGCAGTCAATGCTATGTATAACAGGGCAGAATCTGCCACGTTGTACAAAGTAAGCGATCAGGGAGATATGGAAGTTGTAAAAAGTAAATAACCCCAAAAATTAAAAAACGATGTTAAAAGGTTTAGAACGTATGAAGTTGAGGTGCAACGGGTTGCGCTTCACCGTAAAGGAAGAGGCCAAGATCGTGGTTTGCTCTGGTGATTTTATTTGCCGGCAGACTGGCAAGAATTACCACGTCCACGCAATAGCAAAAACAGATGATGCTTTTGATGAGACAGTAGGTAAGCGCCTGGCTCGTGCTCGTTGTGAGCATAAGGCATATATGCGGTTCAGGAATGATATCCGTAATATGCAGAGAGAAGCCAAGCGGCATTTGGAGATTATCACAAATACGTTGGACATGATATGCCTTCATCGGCTGCCAGTTCAAAGAGGATATATCAAGTCTTTGACCGGAAAATGATCTACTTGATCGGTTTGTTGCTGTTGATTATAACAATGGCAATAGATCCGAACGATGAGGTATGAACAAAGGCGAGATTTATCAGAATGGCTTCTACCTGATGGTAGGGGCCATTCTCGGTATTATCGGGACCTGTACCTTCAACTCTGTGACTACACAGCAAGAGGTCCTGATAAAAACCGAGGTGAAAAGGGACACGATCGTTGCCATGAGACCAGAGCTTAACGAGCATAACCTAAAGGAGAAGCTCGCAAGATTGCCGCACCATGACGTGGTGTTTAAACAGGCAAAGCTTGAGTCGAGACTTGGCAAGTCAAAAGTATACAAGAGAACAAACAACCTATTTGGCTTGAGAAAAAACGGAGTCTATCGGTCTTATGATCACTGGACGGAATGCGTGGATGATTACGAGCGCCTCATCTCGTCCAGATACAAAGGCGGATGTTATTACACCTTTCTCGAGAGAATAGGATATGCAGAAGATCCAAATTATATTTCTAAATTAAAAATGATATGAAGTACAAGAAGCTTGTTGAAAAACTGAAAATGGCCCAAAATTGGTGGGATAAATTGCCCGAATCAGAAAAGCCTGCTCTCACTCGTCCGGGATCAGTCAAGCAGAGGACGATATGATGACGTACCTGTTATTATCTAAAGATAGCATGGATTGCTACGCTTTAGATATAACATGGAAAAATGGGAAAACTTGTTGCCTCGGCACTATCGCGACAGGCATGACAATAGATGAGGTGAGGGCTAACAACTCAATGATGCGAGAATGCGTTGAGGGTATGCTTTGCCCTGTTTCTGTTATAGAAACCACAATCTATTTTGGAGGTCATGCTTATTTCATCCAGGACGGCACCATCTACCAAGACGATAAACAGTTTATAGGTCCTTGGTCCAAGTTGGGTGATATCCTGAATAATTGGATGAAAAAACGACCGTTTACTATTACCCCAAACGATAACATGTTTCAACTTGTAGTTGATGACACTTCGGAAGTCAAGGCGGCAAAGAGGGTATGCATAAACGGATCGTTTTATGAAACCATCGACTTTGACCTCGCCAAGTCTCTCCCATGTTATACTAAGTTTATGACATTCCAAATTCCGGAAAATGACGGTCGGTTTATTCCATATTGCCACAATAGGGTTGAACTCTTGCGTGTATTGCATAACATCAATAACTACGAAGACGTAGACATGCGAGATTACAAATTCGAGAATGGCAAATGGGATATAACAGAACGCGTGCTTTCGCGACTGTATGAAAGAGTCATCGGTTCTTCGGAAGTGTCAAATGTTGAAGACATCAAAAAGGTCATAAGATTTTTAGATAATGTTTAAGCTGTATCTATTATCTCAGGATGAGACCGAGATGTACAAGGCATACATAACCGACAGGACTGACGTTGGTGTCAGAATGTGTTAAGCTTCGCCGAAGTTTTACGACACAATAGAGAAGTCAAATGTCTTGAAAGGATACTGTGCCCTATTTACTTCTACGTTAGTCATTGGGGGCTATAATTATGAAATTTCACATGGTAATACTTATAAAAGTAGAATCCAGGGACCTTCCTGTTGGATGGCTGCACAGAACATAGCGACAGAAGCTTCTCTCCCGATAACAGCACAGAAGACAAACTGGCCAGATGAACGCACTTTCTACTGCTTGAATATGATAGAGGCAGACGGGCGTGCAATAACTAGGACGTAAGCTAGCGAATGGTTACATTACTCTTGACTTCAAAATCCCAGGAGGATACGATAGCCTTATCGAACTCTTCGATCTTGAACCTATGGATGATGGAATCATTCCAGCGTGCAAAGGAGAGGATAAGCTCCACGCTCTGCTCAAGATACTGAATTCAAGAACTGAGCACTACCGTGAAGTGCTGACTAAACAGTTAAAGAATGGCAAGTGGATCCTCGCCAAACCCGCGTGATCGCTAGCGATATCTATAAACTGTATAGTGAGATTGTCGGCTATCCTGTGAAGAGAGGAATATCTCCCGAAGTAAACACTAAAGAAGATTTGGATAAAATTATTACATATTTGAAAGATGCCAAAGTATTATCCCGGTAAGTATTCGACCGACTTATCTAACCATATCATAGACTACCTAGGGTATCAGGCAGATAAGGAACTCGAATACGCCAAACCTGAACAGTTGGAGGTTGTCAAAAAGGCAGCAGACATACTTAAAGAGATCGCACTCCAGTGTCGAGACATCAATCCTATCGTCTTTGCTATAGCAAGGATGAAAAGGAAGGATAAGATCCTAAGGATCGACAAGGAGACAGGAGAGAAAAAGTACATCAAAGTTTGGAAGAAAGAGATTTTCCCACCAGGAAACTCCGGACGCCTTACTCTTCTTGATAAGGGCAGGATTGCCTGGACCAAAGACGAAATCATCCAGGAGAACAATCATGAGTATTTTTACAAGCCATGAAGTATTGCACAGGAGATAGAGTCTCACAAACCTGGTTTGAGTGGTGTGTCCGTAATTTGAGATTCGGGTCTTGTAAACCTGAGTCTTGCCCAAACTGCAAGACATACCACGCAGCCAATGAGAAAGTCAAAAAATTGTTAAAAAGTTATATCAAAAGACAGTATGCAGGAAATGATTGTTTTGAACGGGAAGATGTTGAAAGAGGAAGCCGAAGAGCTTAACAGATACATTTCTCGTTTTAGCGCGTTCTGAGCGCGTTAAATTCTTCTGGTGAACAATTACACCAGAAAGACGAGATCGTCGCTCTACGAGCCAGCAAATGGCAAAAATCAGGTATTGAGAGATGAAAAACGTATATGAGATTAAAGGCAAGGGGTTTATCATTGGTGATTACCCTGCCTGTAACAGTGACAAATGGCTGATGATTGACGCTACAGCCTTCAATGATACCAACGTCAAAAAGGCGTTAGTATACGGAGAAGTTGCCGTGTATCTTGGCAGTGTTAAAGAGGTAATCGGAAGACACAAACGGCAGATGCACGAGATAAGGCGATACACAAAAGCCATATTGAGAAGATCATAGACTAACGAGATCATATTTTGCTAATATGAAATTTTTAGGATATGACGGACAACTACCCTATGGGTACTGCAGACGACCCCAAGGCTCCATGGAACCAGAAAGAGGAACCTTTTAAAAGTGTAGATGTGGCAGTGGTTACTGTAATGACTAAATACTGCACACTATGGAACAGAGGCGAGAGTCTGGAAGAAAGCTATTCAAATTCCGAGTATTCGATACAGGATATGTTGGATATGCTCAAGGTCTACGTTGAAAAAGACGTGGATAATAAAAACAGAAGTGCTATCCTTTCATCTATCGATGGATGGTACACAGAAACAGTAACGATAGAATAAAAAAAACAAGAAATGGAAAGATTCAATGGAAAGCTTGTGAGACTTTATGAAGTCCACGGGGAATTCGCAGAGCTTCTGTGTTATATGCGCGTAAAACGTGCGTTTAATAAAGAAGACAAGTCCGATGATGTCGTCCTCGATGGAATCATTGTCTCATTCGAGCTTAACAAAAACACCGGGCGATTGGTTCTCGACACAAAGAAAGCGTCGACAATTAAGACCTTCGCTGAATATGAAGAGCTGCAAGTGATCAGTGAATCAGAACTTGATGGTATAGCTCAGTCTTGCTTTGATGTTGCACTATATAAAGCTGGTGTCATATCATGAGTAGCTATTTTACGATCTCCCTCAGGCCAAAAAGGTCTGAGGGGGACCTGTCGCTCGTTTCTTATTCAAGAGTGTCGGAAGTCTATGATGAACTTTACGAGGGAATCACAGACAGCCAGGGCGAATTGACTAAGGAAAAGATCGATGGGATTGTTGGCAATCTGGAGGCTAAGATATCCAGAGATAAAGATCAACTGCATAAGTATCATGAACTAGCAAAAAGCAACACAGAATATGTCGAGGATTATATTTCTTTTGGTGAGTATGTCGATAATGAAATCGAGACACTCAACAAAATCAAGACAATCCAGGACATAGTGCATGATACTTATGATGGTTATAATAGTTTCGAATCTGTTAATTGGAAAATAGAATGAAAGCAAAATATAAGTATGGAGACATTGTCTCCTTTGAACTTAATGGTGAAAAGATGCAGGGCATCGTGTACATAGTGGACCACAATGGCACATTTGAACAAAGCACCTATCCATCTTATGACATTATGGTGAACCGCATGCTGTACAAGCACATCACGGAACCGTGTGTGTCTCTTGTTCTTGCTTCACCATTTCATAATGCCAGGTATGTGTTTGATGAAGATTTCGCTAATCGTCTCCTTTGCCTGGCTGAGAATGCTAAGGATAACGCAGTCTCAGGATTTGCTGACGAGATGATAGAAAAGGCAAAAGTCTTGATCGAGTACCAAAAACTCGTAAAGTATGGTGACCTGTAATTTTTACATCCCACTATCTGATACAAATAAACACCTCAGAATTGACTATCTCAATGCTCGTTATAGAGTAGCCGGTGCTTTTAATTTTGATCTTTTTAGTGCTATAAACAAGGGAAATTTTACAAGTTATCAACATGACTATGGCATAGCTCCTATTATCTCAATAAATAAAAACGGAGACGTTAAGATAGGGAACGAGATATTCAATAGTATCTGGCACAATGTGCCTAGCTCTGCCCGTAAGCTTTTTGGTTGGGAATGGACAGATGAAAGGTTCGGTGAGTATATAGTGGAGAGAATACGCCAGCTAGTTTTTGTACCGGCTGGTTCTCGTAAGATTTTCAGGTTTTGGGTTGGCAATGATAGTGGGCGTGTAACCACTACCGGTTTCTTTGGTATGCAGACATTGATGTCTATGAGTCATATTTTGATTTCTAACATCTGGAATTATTACCACGTAACAAAAGAGGAGATATCACAGTTTGTAGAATATAAAACCGACATAGTATTCCCTCTTTGTCCTGATGAAGAGACAGTCTACAAGATCATCAATTACATAAACGAGAACTATAAGTCGGACTCTGCTTCTACTGATGCAGTCATAATTGGTTGTAAACAGTACGAGACAAAGAAAGGTATGTATTACCTGGCAGATTTCCCTGCTGCTGAGCATCGTGTTCTTCTTAAGTCCTATATCATCGCCCTTTTTCCTGGAAAAAGATTCATGGGAATATTCCCAGAATTTGAGACAAAAACAGAATTGTTAAAATTTGTTAGCAGAATAAAAGATGATAGAAGATTTTCTGAAAGAAAAGATAGGTGACATAACCGGCTTCAATATATTCTTCAGGTTTGGAGCTGGAACTTGGTTTCGATTTAATCTTGTAACTGGGGAATATAAACTAGTCAATCGCGCTGATCATTGGGAAGAGGCAAATGATTTTGCTATGCGATATTACAAATATAGGTTCCTAATAGATCCGCCTATTCGCATCATTGGTGACAACAAGATACTGATGCCAAATTTCGAATACGACACAGTAAGGAAAAAGTACAAGATAACATTGTACGATTGTGAAGAGATAGATTTTACAGTCTATGACTTATTTGAACATTTACGTTGTCGTGTAAGGCGTCGTGTCTTTGTTCCTGTTCAATATTGCCAGTTTATCATGAGCTTTGGAGATCATCATGTGATGGCTGAGATCATAGAAACTCCACGATGGTTTCAAATAGTATGTGATGATCACAACGATATGATACTTAGAATGCTGAAATGTTACGGGATAAGAGAAACACCGCCTAATGTTCAAATCGTGGACGGGTCAATGATCATAGGCGAGACTCTCGAGGATATCCTGGAATTTATTAACCAGGTAAACGCTAAGTGTTATAACATCGTAGATGTTGACATACCAAATAAGGACTTGACTTTCTCAATCGAAGATGATAACATTATCATCAACGGTGAGAAGTTCGAGATCAAGGAAACTAAAATGTCAAAGTTCTACGTGCGTGGATTTGATGAAAACACTAGTCATAAGATTGCGGAGTTTTTCAAGCAACAGTATCCAGACAAACGCACGACGGGAGTATTTCCGGAGTTTAAAACGAGAGAGGATTTAGTAGATTTTATTTTGAAATTAAAAGATGACTCAAATATATTTGAAAACATATCATAGATTACATGTCTATGATATAGAAACTGAGAAAGTCGAAATCTTCACTGGAAGGTTGTCAGACGAGATAACAATTCGAGAAGATGAAAACAGGCTCGCATCAATCAGTCCCTATATCGAGAATGTTATATCTATTTTTGGTGTGAAGTGTGCCCTTGCTGTGAGTTATAGAACAAAGGATGGAATGCGGATCAATGTACCTAGATCAAGTGCTCTGATCCGGTATCTATTCAATAAAACAGACGGCGATCCATACATTAACACTATCGACTTTGTCCGTAAGCTTCAGGGTATTTTAAAGTATTCGTCGAAGTATTACAAATTCATTGGCTCAACTTCCATGGTAGGGAACGATCGCCAACTTTTCAATTTGACTAACAAAGAAGATATCAGATCAGTCAACATAGGGTACAACTATGGCCAAATAAAAAATCCATTCTGTAATTATATGCGGAAGAATTTGGTGAATATGTGGCTTGAGAGTATATCGGGTGCAATAGACAATCTTCATTTTAGAAATTTCATGACATGGTATACTCTGGAGGGAAATGATCCTAAAGATCTGGAAGTTGTCAAAACATGCCTCGGTATGTATTACATAAAATCACAGCGAGGAGTTGACCCATTCCAAGGCATACAAAACAAGTATGATTTCGTATCTGCAATTGTAGGATACAAAGTAAGAAAAGGCATCTCTCCAGAAGTAAGAACTGAAGAAGATGCCAAAGCAGTCATTGAACATTTAAATTGTAAATAATGGGATTTTTTATAGCTTATGATAAAATTTACCTCGCAGAGAGTAGCGGGAGAATTACTTCTCTCTTGGATATCGACGAGATAGATTTTCCGTGTACGATCATAAATAACGAAGTGAATTCATACGATGAGCTCAAGCAAGTATTGATAAACGAGAACATAAGCAGGCTCTTTGAGTATCAGCGAACGATGGGACATAAGCCAGTTTTGGAAATTGCGACCACCAACAAGCGTAGTAGGTTCACGATTTCGTTTTATGATCAAGTGATCTATGAGGAGTTTGAAGATGGAACTATTGCGGTTGCAAACAATCTAAACAAGACCGTTAGGGAAATTTTGAACTCTACCGATACTATTTTTACAAAGTATCAAACGCTCCTTGGAATGTTGCCTATCAAAACGATAGGGAAATATATATTCAGACTTGGGCGAAATGAAAATCTTAATCGTTCTATGAATGGTATGATTTACAGATGCGGTGACGCATTCTATCTTGTAGGCAGCAGGCTGACAGATTTTTTTGATGAGGCCGTTATCACTCAGCTGCTTCTCAAAAATCAGCTCAACTATATTGACGACGGTATCTTTAAGTCCAAAACAGCTAGCGTCTACACCACAATATCTTTTATGGATTTTCTCCGGAAACTTAATTCGTCTATCTATCTTACCAATAGAGAAAAGATTGAGCTAAACGGAGATCAAATCATATATGGAAATAATAAGCTTTCAATTAAGCAATCCCAGACGAACAACAAGTGGTTCATCGCTGGTCCTTTTGATCTTATCCTTAACATGTTCGGAGCAGAAACTCGAGCTGAACTCGATGAGTATATTTCAAAACAGATAGGAAAGAAAAGAAGGAATGGCGTATTCCCAAATTGTGATTCAAGGGATGAGATAATAAAACTTATAGAATCATTACGAGATGAGTAAATACAAATATTATGTTTTTGATTATCACACAAACAAACTTGGATGCCTCGACCTCTTAGAAAATGCTGATGATTCAGATTTTATTGAAGTATTAGACACTCGCTCTTTTCGATTTTATTTTAATCAAAAATATTTCGATAATCTTAACGAGTTCCTAGACTATCTGAAACACTTAAATTTTAAGATAGCCGAAGCATATGTTGAGGATTTCGGAATAAATCCTCCGTACACAATAAGGCAAGAACTTTGCGGATCTGAGATCTGTACAAATATTGAGTTCAAAGATTTAAACTTAACCTTTACACCGTCAAAAGTTCCAGATTGGCATTTGAATATACCGATTGATAAATTCTTCGAAAAGACAAAAGGCTCTGACTTTAACATCGATTACATAGTAAAGTTGCATAACTTTCTCTATAACTCGATGGTTATAAGGCCATTGCATGAAAGCCGTAACTACCAGTTTATGATTACATATGCTGATGGAAAAACTACGACTGCTATAACTTGGCGCAACGCATGTAAAACTCGTTGCTATCTTTGTGCCTATTGCATGGCTAATGACGAGATTTTCGACTCTTACAATATTCCAAAAAGTGAGATTTTAAAGATCTTAGAAGATGCTGGATTTGAATGGTACGGAAAATGGCCTGAAACGGATATGCAAACCGTCTATAAGATCATTAACTATATCAACCGAAACTACTATGCTTTTTGTCTATCTGTAGACGGTAATTTTGTAGTTTCTGATTCTGGCATTTCATATTGCGGAATTATCTTCAAAATCAAGCAACATAGAAATGGTAAGTGGTATATCGACGGAGATATCACGAAAATTATTTCTATGTTTAAGATGCCAGACATAACAGAACTTAGAAAATTTATCGACAAAACACTTGGAAGAAAATTCAGAAAAGGACTTTTCCCGGAGTGTGATTCAAAAGAAGAAATCATAAAACTTTTAAATGAAATAAAAAAACGCCCAACTTAATGCCCGACTTAAAATACTGGTATTATTCCCAGAAGTCTAAGCATCTTATCAAACTTGGGTTCTTGTCTACCGATGACTGGGCTATTACTTTTGTAAGTTTTCCGTTTACTTATTCAACATCTTTCGAGTCTTATAAGTTCGAGACAGAACAAGACCTCGTCTTCTTCTGCAACGAACATAACCGCGAAGTGGAGAAAAAGTACAATGAGACCTACAAGATCAAACCGCCATATCTTCTTCGAACATTCCTGGATTATACGGGAGAGAATGTGGCATGCTTGTTCATTTATAAAGGACGCAGATGCATGTTCAAGGATATGCAACCTATACCAGGTTTGAATAGGGAGGTTTGGAATCGAAAAGATGATGCGCTTGCTTATGACTTCTTTAAAGAATGCGACGGCGAATTGTTTAATGTCGCTTTTCTTTTGAAATTTCACAAGTTCGCTTTGGAAAATATGATCTTTACACCTGAAATAACACTCGATGGCAAAGTAGATTTCAATGTCAAGGTTAAAAACCAAGTGTACCACGCAAGAGTTCACGGTGGTTATTATCCAGGGAAGTCATATTTTCTTCATTTTTGCAATATAAGTAATGATGTAGTCTTTAAGTATTATAAAATACCAGACAAGACTATTTCAGACTTATTTTCTGTTAAAGAAGGGCTGTGGCTCAGACAAGAAGACGCTTTACGCTATTATTGATTTCGTAAATGAATCAAGATATGCGAATTTTTTATCTCAGAAAATAAGCATCAAGGATAATATCATCACTTGCCAATTTGGGATGTTTACCATAGAACAAAACAAAAAAGGGAAGTGGTATCTCAAAGGAGACATCGATGACATACTCCACATGTTCAATCTTAGTACTGCTGCTGAGTTAAAAGTATATGTGGGCAATATTCTTGGTGTAAAAAGAAGAGCTGGCGTCTTCCCAGAGTGTGAGACGAAGGAGGAAGTTATAAAGCTTTTAAACAAGATAACAGAATGAATACATTAAAATATTGCTATTATTCCAAGAAGCAAAAGACATTTGCTTTTCTTGGATTCTCGTCTATCAATGATTCCCATATCTCACGTGTACAATTTCCAATTACTATTTCTGATTCTTCTGGGCCTCACAGGTTCACTAGCGAGAATGCACTTATTTCTTATTGTGTTGAGCACAACCGACAAGTAGAGAAAGAGTACGGGGAAACATTCAAAATAGAACCTCCATATCTCTTGAGTCCATATATTGATCATGATGGCAATATAGCGTATTATGTTTATTACAGAGATCGTGGGCTTGTATTTGAAGATATGCATGTCATGCCTAAGCTTGACAAAAACATTTGGGATATTGCGGAAGATGCTCCTATTTACGAATTCCTTAGAAGACACCGCGATCAACTGTTTGATTCTGCGATGATGACACAGTTTCATAAGTTCGCACTGGAGAATGAAGTGTTCTCTCCATGTCGTGCGGTCTTTGGACGTGCTAGGTTCGCAGTGAAGCTAGGGGATCGCATAAGTATTGCAGAAGTTCGTAGGTGTCCTGGCAGAGAAGAACATTGCTTTTTGAACTTTGATAGTAAAGCAGAGTCGAATAAAGAGGTTTTCAAGTATTACAACATATCACGAGAATATCTTTCTGATCTTTTTAACATCGATACAACAAAAGGAGATTGGCCGTACTCTGAAGAACAAACAATATATGACATCATCAATTACATAAACAGTATAAAATACGCGAACTGTTCGATACCTCAGGAAATAATTATTCAGGGCAATGTTGTCAAGTATCAAACCGAAACATTTACCATAGAGCAAACTAAAAACTCAAAGTGGTATTTGTGCGGTGATATTAATAGCATCCTTGAAATGTTCGGACTCGATAGCAAAGATAAGCTGAGACCATATATGAATAGTATTCTCGGAGAAAAGAAAAGATCCGGAGTTTTTCCTGAGTGTGAAACAAGAGAGGAGATCGAGAAACTCATAACATCAATAACAACATGAACAATTTTGCATATTATATATATAACGACATCAATAATTGTGTTTATAGTCTTGATCTTTTAAGTGATACAGTAACCAAATCGCTTGATTTTTGGATTAATGTTCAGACTGGATATCATTTTTTCCATGGAATATTTAATTCAAAACCCGATCTTTTGAGATGTCTGAATGATATGAACCAGGCAACGGCTAATTCATATACTAAGACATTTTTGATAGATCCGCCGTATTACGTAAAGCAGTCATGGCAGCCAGTAACGAACATATTGTCAACTCGTATAACAACCTATAATATGATCTGTACATTCATTTCAGCAGGAGGAGGTCCTACTGGTTGTGAAAATGGCACAGAGTTCGAGAAGTTTCTTTTTATGAATAGAGAAAAGCGTTTCGATATTTATTATCTGGCACGCATTCATAAGTTTCTTATCAAATCTAAAATTGTTAAACCAGTTGTGAATAATGGGAGACCATTGCCTAGGATACTTGACGATATACTGTTCAATGTTGCCCTTGGTACTGGTGATACAACAACAGCAAGGATTGATAAATTCGGTGGGTTTTTCCTCAACCTCAAAGGCTGCACTAATGATCAGATTTTCAAGACTTACGGAATAGAAAAAGCAAGTCTTCAAAGATTCCTAACTAAGCCAACGGTTGCTACTCAGTATTGGCCAGAGGATACACTGGATTCATTAGTTAGAATTGTCAACTATATCAACAACAACTTCTACGCTTTTCACGGTCCGAAAACAACATTGTCAATTTCTGGTAATGAGATTATGTTTTTCGGAACTCCTCTTTTCGTTTCACAATTGAAGAATGGCAAGTGGTACATCAAAGGTGATATGGAAAAGATATGTCAGCTGTTTGGTGCATCCACTTGTGCAGAGCTTAGGCGTTTTGTTGATAGAACACTTGGGGAGAAAGTACGCCGTGGTATATTTCCCGAGTGTGATTCGAGAGATGAGATTTTTAAATTACTAGATAAAGTGAAAAATGTCTGATTTAAAATATCTATATTATTCAATTAAACAAGGGAAGCTTCTAGCTCTTTATCTTGAAGATGGAAAGTTTGACCTTTACTATGTAAGATTCCCGTTTGGATTTGAATCGAAAACTTTTTCTGATCCAACAGGACTTGTTCTTTTTTGCGAAAGTTATAATAAAACAACAGCGAATAAGTACAGGGAGCTTTACGGAATCAAACCACCATATGTTCTTCATACTTCTATTGGTGTCGAAGAAGAAGTTGTGTGTTCATTTACTTTTCATGGGCACAAATTGTCTGTTGCCGATGGATTGAACTTTCCAAAATTAAGCACTGCAGTCTGGAGCCAGAAAGTTGATGCGCCACTTGATAACTTCTGCAAGCAACACCAAGACAAAATGTTCAAATTGTCGGCAGTGATTGCATTTCACAAGTTCTTCATTGATAGCATGGTTATCACACCAATAAGTCCTGGCTTTTTTAATGCAAAACTTGACGGGATTATTTATCATACTGAGATAAGAGAAGATTCGGATTTTTGGTATCTGTATTTTTCGAATTCTCCATCAAACGATCATATCTTTGAGTATTATAACATACCAAAAGATGAAGTTTTGAAAGTGATAAACCAGAAGCATTGGGCTGGGGCTTGGCCAGAGTCAAGTAAAGAAAACCTGTTCAAACTTATTGATTATATCAACAGAAGGTACTATGCAAATTTTATATACGAGAGTTTTAGGATCACGGAAAATTATATCGTGTCCAATTTTGGACGTTTAGATTTCAAGCAGAACAAAAAGAGTGGTGGCTGGTTCCTATCTGGGAATATGAATGTCATTCTTACTTTGCTCAAACTTGAATCTATAGGAGATTTGAAAACTCGTATGAATGAAATTCTTGGAGAACAAAAACGAAGTGGTATTTTTCCAGAATGTGATTCGAAAACAGAACTCATTACACTCATAAAAACAATTAGAGATGAACACAGATAATGTATATTATCTTTTTTACGACCGTGTAAACGGAAAGATAATCAGATTAGACTTGTTTAATGCTAACCTATCGATAGACGACGCTATTTTTGTGACGTTTCCATTGGCAATTGATGGGAGACTTACACATAATGATGGCGAAGTAGTGATGGCGATCAATAAGCACAACCAAAGAACATATAAACGATATATTGAGAAGTTTAAAATCAGGCCTCCGTACTATATCGAAAATGCGCTTGGTGTTCGTGGTATGATCAATGCTCTTGTAACTTACAAAGGCAAATCGCTCTTGCTTAAAGAGTATATGCTTGTTGACGAGTATAATGATGTCGCCTCATTCTTTGCTAAATATGACTATGCGAAGTTTAACATCTATTATATGATAGAGCTTCACAAGTATATCTTGAATAATCAGATCATATGTCCTGGCCAATATAATAGCGGAAGGTTTATCGTCATGATACTTGGTAAAAGCTATATCGCTGATGTTGTAGTTTCGCTAGATCGAGAGCATTGCTTCCTTGGCATACAAGGTATATCAAACGGAGCACTCTTCAATCATTATAAAATAGGGAAAACAAAAGTCCTTGAAGTACTCGGGATAAACAAATGGTACGGAGACTGGCCAGAGACTACCGAAGATAAGGTGTACGAGTTAATCAACTATATCAACGAATGCAGAAGCTCAAGTACTAATCCTAAAAAAGTTGAGATAAACGGAAATGAAATCATCACAGATTTCGCTAGACTTGAAATAAAGCAAAGCAAAAGCGGTAAATGGTATATCAGTGGCTCGCTCGAAAACATATTGAAATTGTTTCATGTTGACGACCAAGTCGAGTTGAAAAAAATAGTCAATAATCTTTTCGGATCCAAGCGACGCGCTGGTGTATTTCCTGAACTCAATTCTCGTGATGATATTATTAAACTAATCAAAGCAACACAACATGAATAGAGAAACTGATTTCTTTTATTTGTTTTACGACAGACGCAGCAAGCACTTGGAGCAGTTGGATCTGTTGAGTAATTACTCGGAGAGCATGTCTTGCCGAACAGCAGATGGCGATAAGTACAAGCTATATGGCAAGTATTTCAAAGCAGAGGATGAGTTTATCCGAGCTGTTAGTGATTTTAATACGTTAATGGCTCAAAGATATTTTGAAAAATTCAAGATTCTTGTACCGTATAGGTTAGAGTGTCAGCTCTTGTTTTATATGACTGGAACAACAGAATATTGCATATACATCTCAACCTGTGATGGATGCTATCGTTTCACTTATGGCAAGGAAACGCCTGCAAACTTTACGGAATTTGCACGTATTCGTAATATAGAGCCGGGAACTTTCAATCTCCGCTATATGCTGAACCTCCACACTGCCCTTTTGAACTCTGTGGTGTTCAGGGCTGGATATGACAGGAACAAGTTCTGTTATACTGTAAACTGTGGAGAAAATTCTTTCTGTGCTCATATTGAGAAGTCGAGAGCAAGAACAGGCTGCTATTTCCTAGATTTTAATCTTAACATTTCGAATGGCTACGTCTTCGAATATTACAACGTCAATAGACAAAACATAATTGATCTCTTGACTGTGAACTCCTGGAATGGAAAGTGGCCTGAGGATGTCGAGTCGACAATCTACGCGATCATGCAGTATATGAACAGAACATATATTGCAAATGCCAATTTTAGTTTTGGGATAGATGATGATGCTGTCATGTTCAACGGTACCAGATACCCATTCAAACAAACAAAGAAGGGAGGCTGGTTCCTGTCTGGCAATATTGAGAAGATACTTCTGATGTTTGGTCTTGATAGTGTCGACTCATTACGTAAGACAGCGAAGTTGTACCTTGGAGCAAAGAACAGGCCGGGAGTTTTCCCAGAATGCGACACAAAAGAAGAATTGATAAACTTGATTAAAATGTTCAAAGATGGAGAGCGAAAATTCAAATTCTCTAGTTTTTCTGTACTTCGATCCATGCAGTCGGATAATCTATAAGTTTCCGCTTATCTGGACAACTGACATAGAACACTTGAAGTTCGAGATACTTATCGAAGAACTCGGATCAAGCACTGTATGGTTTCGTGGTGCGAAATATGAGAACACGGATGAACTCCTGCGTTTTATATCCAAAGAGAACGAGAAGACGCGTAAAAAGTATAAAGAGAAATATGGCATCTTTCCGCCATATGTTATTACTCAATGTACTTTTAGAACGACTTATTCAATTTGTATTAGAACGCACAATTGCGAAAGCTATGCTGTGCTTTTATTTGAAGATGGGGCAAAGCTTCCTGAGTGTATTGTAAAGGGAGAAGTTCCTGTTTTTCGCAATGCAGAAATTAAAGCTAGCGATAGATTTAATATTAAAACACTCATCAAGCTGCATAACTCCATCGTATCAAATTGTGTAGTGCGTCCTGTAGCTTATTCGTCTCGTCCTGATGCATATGTTGCAAAAATAAACGGCACGCTTTATGATGCTAGGATTGCTAGAGTTACTGATAATATTTCCTATTTACAGTTTTCGACGATTCCCAGCATAAAACTTTTTAAGTATTATAACATAAAGCTTGCAGAATACGAGCCTCTCATATCTCATGACTTCCGTTTGATATATGGCTATATCCCTGCGGATAATAAAGAGCACATCCTAAAAATCCTTGACTTCATTAATAGTAAGCGCTGTGCTATGGAATATGCATCGTTTACTATCAAAAGCGATACTATCCTAAGCAATGGGTGTATGTTCAAGATAGTCCAAACGCCAACTGGCAAGTGGTACATAAAGGGCAAGAAGGACGACTTCCCTAAGGTGTTCAAGTGCTCAGGTATGGAGGAGATCAGAGAGTTTGCGATCAAGCTATTCGGGCGAAGGATTACTGGAGTATTCCCAGAGTGCAACACCAGGGAGGAGTTATTAACTTTAATCGAGAAGATGAAGAAATGATAATCAAACTTTTAGAAGAACCAAGTTATCTATACTTTGACCAGATGGTGATGAAAGTCTACCAGCTGCCAATAATGTATACGACACAGTTGCCGGCTGTTGAAGTTTACAACGTACGACATCCTCAAGGCACCATGTCAATGCGCGAACGAGAGGTTGACCTCTGGTTTCAAGATGCGCATTACAACACGATCGGTGATCTCTTGAAGTATATAAACAAGAGAAACGATAGAATGTTCAAATATTACGTTGAGAAATTCGGAATTTCTCCTGCTTACTTTTTGGACCAAGCAGCTGATGCGGACAATGTAGTCATTACCACTATTGTAACATATCTTGATTCTTACCGTTTTGAATGTGATGGTCGGATAGATTATGAAATAATAGAGAAGACTATTCCTGTTTTCAGTTATGCAGATATCAAAGAAGACGACCGTTTTGGCGCAGAAGTTCTGGTGAAGATGCACAACTCCATCATCAAAAACCAGGTGATAAAACCAACTGCGCACAAGAACGTCTACACCGTAAGAATGGGCGATCGTTTTGCGAAAGCAACAATCAAGACGATAGATGGCGGCAGGGTGCCTGGCTATCATTTGCATTTTCTATTTCGTCCTGATAGGATTATTTTTGATTACTATCACATACGATATTCTGACTTTGCTTATGTGATCCCTGATTCCGAATTGAGTAACGGGATACCTGTTGGTTCTGAAGAGGATATCAAAAAGCTCATCAATTATATCAATATGACACATTGCGTTTGTGAGGGCTCAAAGTTTAGCGTGAATGATAATATTATCATCTGCAATAAATACAAGCTTAAAATTACACAAACGCGAAGTGGCAAATGGTATATCAAGGGTGATGCTTTACGCGCTTTTGGGTTGGATAGTATGGATGAAATCAGGAAGGCTGCGTCTGATCTCTTTGGTAAAAAGAGGATGAACGGAGTATTCCCGGAATGCGATTCCAAGGAAGACCTCCTGCGACTTGTTGAAGTTCTTAGAAAATACAGGTGAGATTTCGGGTTTTAACAAACCGATTTATTGATTTATGTCAAGAAATTTTCAAGCGATTTGCTTTTTAGGATTTTAAATAGTATTATTGAAACGCTAACAAAAAAAAGTAATGCTATGAGAAAAATTAAAAATGCTATCAAATGGGTTTCTAGGCGTATGTCTACGAATTCCTACTGGCTTCCAACGGGAACTTTCCCGTGCTGAAGCCAGCAGCAAAGATTAATTTTTTAATGGTACGAGACATTTTTATCAAAACATGTGAGGATGGTATCGATGATTTGATATCAATCCCCGATACAGCGGAGATATATGAACAATTCCAATATGCCGATGGATCCTTTGAGTATATAATCGTTGACGATTACAACAGCGAGAATATATCCCAGATGATGAAGTACCGCAACGATTATGATGTTATATCTTACAATAACACATACGTCATGATCATTGTTAACGCCATCGATATCGCAGGGTGCGATATAAAGAAGGAACAGTTCAAATTTCCAACCGCCTATGTTCGGTTTTATAAAGAGAACCCGCACATATGGGAACTAGCAAAAGGACGGTTTGGTGTTGACCTGTCAGGAGAGGATAATTACACGGACGAGCAGCTGGAATTTTTGAAAGACAACGTCACATTTGATATTGCCTTTATGAAAATCAGGAAGTCTTCCGATGTGCATTTCCTCGTTGATAAGGTACACATAAAAACAAAAAGCGGATCTCCAAAGTTCGCTGTAGAGTATAAGAAGATCGGATTTTGTTCCGCTTTCGATACTCAGTACGACCTGACCGGGATTTCAAATAATGCTGACACTGTCTATTCTGAATTTTGTACAAAAGAAGAATATGATGATGCGCTATGTCGAGTGTTGACAGTTTTGGGAGTTAAGAAGTTTGAGGTATGATGAAATTGATATGCCATGGTTATTCACGTAACGCGTTGGTTATCTCTTTCTACCTAGACGGAAAACAAATCATGAAAGGAATCTATATCTTCGAGATGGAAGCTTTCAAGGTTCTCCAGATGTCAGACGTATGCGTTGAGGTATATAAAGAGATCATGGATGCTTTAGTGAAAGATGGCTTTTTCGAAAATAGGTTCCGGATATTGTGCAAAGATAGAACTTTAAAACAAAAAATCAGGGAGTATGAGCGAGAAAAATCTGATAGAGCAAAGGCAAGAAGCAAACTTGCGCTTGCTGGAGATTATCCAGGATTATTTGGAGAAATACCCAAGCTTACGCTTCGGCCAGGCATTGGTCAATCTTAACATACTTGAACCAACAGACAACACGGCCGTTGTAAAAGATCCATATTACGACGAGCCTATGGCAATGTTGGATAGAATAAAACAGGAATGAAAGTATACCGAATACAACAGAAGAATTTTAATTCTATAACACAGTCAACACTTAGTGTAGAAGATGAGACGAAGTTCCAATTTATACCAACAGGGAAGGAGGACATGTACAATGTCGCCTATATCACTGATGGCAGTAAAGAGAACATCATAAGGTGTAAAAGGTTAGTGAATTCTTTTCAGTTTCTCCTTCCTTATGATAAGCTCTTTATCATTCTCAAGGACTTTATGGGTAAGCCGTTCGAGGAATCGGCGGAGATAAAGATCAATGATTTCTATCTCTCTTGTTTTCCAAAGGGGCACCCAGAAAGACCACTTGAGTTCTACCATGTGCTTGACTTTACGGGAACCGCGTTCAAAGTAATACGTGTAAGGATAACGGATCCATTAAACAAGATATATAATCCTCGGATTGAGTACACAACAATCGCACCGCTTACTTTGTTCAGAAGTCAGACGGGAATAGCTAGAGGTCCAGAGACTGCGTTGTTTACTGACTTCATGAAGAAAGAAGATTTCGAGCGTTATATGGATATCGTAACCCTTACACTAAAAGGAGACACCAATCGTTTAATGAAAAATGAAATACTTTACAATTCAGGAGCTGACTAATTCATAGACAGCTAAAGCAAAGGGTCTTGATAATACTCCGGACCCACAACAGGAGCACAATCTCCGCAGGCTTATCGAGGAGCTGCTCGATCCATTACGTGAAGCTTGGGGTAAACCGATAAAGGTAACCTCCGGATTCCGTGGTTTCGCACTTAACAAGTGTGTCAAAGGATCGAAAAGTTCGGCTCATTGTATAGGAGCAGCTGCGGATCTTGTACCTGTAGATGGGAAGATGCCACAATTCAAAAGATTCGTGAGAGACTGGTTGACTGAAAACAATATCAAGTTTGACCAGTATATAGATGAGAGAAGTGGAAACAGTGAGTGGGTACATCTGGGACTTATTAACCAGTCAGGAAGACAGAGGAGACAATTTCTGATGTATCGCAACAAGACATATGTATCATTGAAGGATATATGTTGAAAATAGGAACGCATGATTCAGCGACAGGCGAGAAAGCTATGTCGTGGTGGATGAAGCTCTTGACTCCTTTTTGGAAGACACAGAGCAAGACAATTAAAGAGCAGTATGAGGCAGGCTGCCGTATGTTTGACATCAGAGTCAAGAAGGTAGGCCGCGAATATTATTGCGCTCATGGTTTGTTTGTAACAGAGAAGACAGCGCACGAGATCTTCACAGAGCTTGACAATCTCGGGGGATGCTATGTTGCTGTCACTTGGGAAGGAAAAATGACAACGGACGAGGAGAAGGCTTGTTTCAAGAGTTGGTATCAGAGAGTAAGGAAGAAATACAAGAACACATTCTGGGGACCTCTCGCCACTAAGTACGGAAAGAAAGGGCTAAAGGTTAGCTGGATCAATCTCTACGTAGGCGACAAGTTTGAAGAGAATGTGCAAGGATTCTATCCTCTTGATGGTCGTAATATCTGGACATATATTTTCCCCGTTCCTTATGTAATTAATAAAATATACAAGAGTCCGTTCAAGTTCAACGAAGACTACTTCGTGCTTGTCGATTTCTTGTAATTGTGTAACCAAATTTAAAAACTTATGAAAAAGTTATTTCTTGCTTTCGTAATGATGGCTGTTCTTGCCGCATGCGGTGGCCATAAGGCCGAAAGCGCAAGTAGTGTTAACGATTCGACAGCTGACAGCGTGACAGTTGTTGATTCTCTGGTGATTGACACAACCCTTATCGACAGCGTAAACTAAAAAGCAAAGCCCGGGTATCACTCGGGCTATTTTTGTATTATGGCAAAAACAGAAAAAGAACCCGTCAAAGTGTACGGAAAGAAAGAGCAGCAGTCAGCAGTGGCTCAGTACAATAATCAGGATTGGCTATTTGATGAGTAGAAAAAGAAGAAACAATTTCACAAGTCTCGAACTTGACAAACGCAAGTATGTCGTAGTAGATGAAGAAGACGGGAGCATATCCATCTATAACATCACACCGCGATATCATATTTGCATTGTCAACTATAAGTCGAAAGACCAGGAGTACGCGCGAAATTGTATCATGGAAACTTTAGACTATTTGAAAAGAGACATATGAGAAGAGTGAGACATTTAACCGTTAGAAGCCGCAATGTATCATGTCGGCCTCTACGAGAGTTAGAGGTTCCTGTTCGTACTCTGTACAGAATGGGAAGTGCCACACCGATTGAACGAATCTTTCATTCTCCTTTACGTTATCTTGAGATAAACACGGCCCATGGCTGTTTTATCTCTGGTGATAAGATAAAGATGAAAAGAGCTTTCAATGAATGTGGCGTACATACTGCGGAGTGGTTCATCGCTCATAATAGAGTCGATGCCAAAGGTAAGGTGCAGCGTTGGCTTCCAACCTGGGGCGTTATCATCGCAAAGAGGTTGAACTCATCGGGTGGTCGTGGTATCTATCTTATACAAAGTGTTGTAGACTTGGATCAGATCCACGACGACATCACGAAGTATATTTTCGAGAGGTATTACAACTACACGAAAGAGTACCGCGTGCATGTCAGTAAATTCGGATGTTTCTATACATCAAGAAAGATGTTGAGAAATACCGCAACTGTGAGATGGCACAGACATTCTGAAAACTCCGTTTTCATAAATGAAGAAAACCCGATGTTTGACAAGCCGACTAACTGGGACGAGATAGTCGCCGATTGTATCAAAGCCCTCAAACATATGCAGCTTGACATCGCAGCGTTCGATGTTAAATGTACAAGAGACGGGCGCTTTATACTCTTGGAGAGTAATTCCGCACCAGCACTTGGTGAACAGGGCATCGAGAAATATAAAAACGAATTAAAGAAAATCATAAACGATAAATTAAGATGAGTGAGTTCGGTTATACAAACTATCACACAATTTACAAGAGTGTTGGAGATGTTGATCATGCGATGAGTGAGGATTCTTGTTTTCATACCATCACCAAGGATTCAGGTTTGAAGATGATGAACAATGTGATCACCGTGCGGTTCTATGCTACCATTGACTACATACGGGACAATCAAAACAACAACTATTGCCCGTTTAGCGAGGACGAGATTCGCCAGTATCTGCACATTATCCAGACTTACAGACCCTTTGAGTTCAAGCTTGACACTTGTTTTGGAACTGCAAATGATATAGAGGATAACGACGACTACGACGATGATGATGTTGAGTACAAGTACTACGAGCTCGAGCTGAAGATCAACGACTCGGTACTTTGGAACAAGTTCATCCTGAAGATGGTCCGCCCGTTATATGAATATCCGTTCAACTTCGTACTTCGCGATACCTTCAAAATGATGACTATCCCGAAGTTCAGAGAGTATGGGCTGTTCAATATCTATATGATGGTTGGCTATATCTTCAAGACTACTAGATATATCTCAGTTTGTGATGATCAGTTTGTTTGTTCTTGTTATCGGAACACCCCACAGTTCATGAAGAAGGTAGACCTTATCAAACGTATTGAGAGTATGAGCCAGGCACATTTGGCAGGAGAGACAAGAACTCCTGAATTCAATGATGTTGTCTCATATTCTGAAAGTGATAGCGGCGACTTCAGCGACTGGCTCGACAATCGATACTTCAACACAACAGAAGTGAGAGAGGTGGAGTACTGGTTCGACGAGGAGATGTTCGAGGAGAGAGTGGAAATTTATTCTGAACTTATAGAAAGATTTGTGAAGTAATGAGAAAATTGTATTGTGTAGGATGGGGCAGAAGCTATGCCAACTGGTTCCGTGATGTTGAACTGACCGGAGATTTTGAGACTCCAAAGTTTCAGATCGAAGATGCGGATATTGTCCTCTTTACCGGTGGCGAGGATGTGAGCCCTTATCTTTATGGTAAGACTCCACACCCAACGAGTTATTGGACAACATCAAGAGACGAGATGGAGGTTGAAGCCTTCAAACGTATACGTCCCGATGCTCTGGCATACGGCACGTGTCGTGGCCTGCAACTGCTTAACGTTATGAATGGCGGCATCCTATGTCAGGATGCTACCGATCACTGGTGTTCCGGTACGCATGAGATACACAACGACACTGAGTCGTACCGTATCACATCGCTGCATCATCAAATGGTGTATCCTTTCGATCTTAACCCTGATTATTATGACATTCTGTTTTGGAGTACTCCACGCAGTAAACATTACGAAGGGGACGGGATCGATCCGACACTCTACCACAAGTTTGGTGAGCCTGAGATTGTGCTTTATCACAAGCCAGGATTGCCCAAATGTCTTGGAGTGCAAGGACATCCTGAGATGATGTCACCCAATAGCCCGGTAGTTAACATGTTGAATAACTTAATAGATGACATTCTTAAAAAATAAAAAGATGGATTTAAACTTTTCTGAAAAACTTTATGAGCTTCTCGGCTCTGGTGTTAGTTCACGTTACAATTTTAACAACTTCCTTGATTACGATGAACCCGATGATAACTTCGGCGAATTCCTGGAAAAGGTGAAGATCGGGTCCGATCCTGAGCTGTTTATCATAAACACAAAGACTGGATCTGTTGTGTCTTCTATCGGATTGATACCTGGAGTAAAGGGTGCACCTTGGGTGGACAAGTCGTGGGTCAAAGGTTATGGCCTGGAGACTGACAACATCCTTGCGGAGTTCAACATTCCACCCGCTACATCTTGTGAGGCTTTTGTCAACAGCATGGAGTTCATGAAGGATTACATAGACAAGTTTGTCAAGTCTAAGAATCCAGACCTTGGTATCGCGCACAAGGCAAGTGCAATGGTGCCAGACGATCAGCTCCAGAGCGAAGAGGCGAAGCTTTTCGGGTGTTCAGTCGACTACAACGCATACACAGAAAACGCAAACCCGAAACCTTGCGGAGAAGCTACGAATCTGAGATCGACAGGTTGTCACATTCATGTTTCATATCCACGCAAATCTCAAGCAAAGAGTATAGGCTTGGTTAAGTATATGGATGTATTCGTAGGTATACCTTCTGTGATTCTTGATGCAGGAGAGGATGCAGTAAAACGTCGTGAACTGTACGGAAAGGCTGGATGTTTCAGGCTAACCAGATATGGGATGGAGTATCGCCCATTGTCTGGTAAGTTTCTGGCAAACACAGATCTTGAAGAGTTTATGTACAAGGCAACGCTTCACGCCCTCGGTTCTTGGTTCTATGATTATAGACTTCCAAGTGCTGATGATGTTCAGCGTTGCATCAATACAGGAGACGTTAATCTCGCGACCCAACTCGTCAATGATTACAAACTTGTTTAACTTTTAGAAAAGAAAGAGAGGTCTATTATTTGTGGCATTTTTGGATACATAAAGTCTAAACCAGAACCGTTTGACTTTATGGAGTTCTGCACTTTAGGAGTGCATAACGATACAAGAGGAAAAGATTCTGTCGGTATTTATATCGATGGACAAACTGAGTATTATTGTGAGGGCAAGAACAATAGCCTGTTCTCGGAGTTCATCTCCAAGAGCAGGCTATTGCAGTCTGTAGAGGTTGCACAAGTTGCATATGGTCATGACCGTGCAGCTTCCATTGGCACAGTATCTATTGAGACTGCACAGCCCGTAGTGTTAAAAGAAAATGACAAGATCACATATGTGCTTATGCACAATGGCACCATCTATAATTATGAGGATCTAGCCAAAAAGTATATTCCGGATGTGGATATCAAGGGGATGACTGATTCCCAGGTTATGGCGCGCATATTCTACAAAGCAGGATATGATGCACTCAATGAATATATCGGTGGTGCCGTGTTTGCCATTATCGATTACCGCGGAGAAAAGCCAAAGTATCTGTTCTGGCAAGGGCACAGTAAGAACACGCAGTATTCACAAACCAGCCAGCAGGAAGAACGTCCGCTGTTCTTCTTGAAGAGTAAAGGCGAGATGATGTTTTCATCTCTTGATACATACCTCGACGCATTCAGGAGACAATCAATAAAGTTGGTACCGACTCCTAACTTGCTGATAGAGTATGACCCAGAGACTGAGGAATTTATCTCACTTGAGGAGTATGACAGGAAGAATTGCTTTCAGACTAAGCCATACGTCGCAACCACTACCACGTATTACGGAAACAACAACTATGGGAGTAGTACAACTACTTATAGCCATGGCACTAATCGTGGCACTTCTTGCTATTCAAGCGGTTATGTAAACACAGACACACACACCGGACAATGTCGCAGAGGTGCAAATCTTCTGCATGGTAGCTATAGAATCAGCACCTATGGCAACATATCAGAAAGCGTCAACCAGAATGGGTCGAATTATATGACTATGTGGTTCTTCAATGGTATACTCATGAAGAACGAGCAAGCGTTCATATATCTCACAAAGTTCTGCAAGGAGTGTGGTATTAGTATTGATGAGTGTTTCAAATGGTATGATGACTTGGTTTATTATCTCTCGCCTTATCCTTATCGCGAGAAGAAGATTGGAGGAATTCCCTTCATGTTCAAGACCAATGATCCCGCAGGCGGTGAAGAGTACACAGGAGATGTACTTTATCCGTTTTCTACATACTCCAAGCGATATGTTAGTGGTTCCTATGTATCAACAAGGACATCAACATTTGTTGAATCGCTTGAAGCGTATAACAAAACAAAAGACGATAAGTTAGATATAGACGTTTTAATGAAAGTATAAATGGCAGAAATTATTTCAGATTTTAAGAATGGCGCTCCTGTTATTGAAAGGGGAACAGAGTTTGTAGACAACAAAGTTGCACTTTTGCATGACAAGAAGAGGTCAACAAAAATGTTGGTAGAAGTCTCAGAAAAGACTCTCCCGTATATAGCATTTGCTAATACGATAGGTGTATATGTGATCAAGTCACAGTATACCGAGGATGAGCTTTTCTATCTCATGAACACTATGGGAACCGGCAGTTTCCCGTATACATTCGAGAGGCGATACGAAGCAATGGACAGCTTCAACCTCTTCAATGGTCATGAGGTGATAGAGAAGGATATCGAATTTGAGCTGGCTAAGTTCATGCCTTACACTTTCGGTATTGAATACGAAACGTCTATGGGATATATTCCTCAGGATGTTTGTTTCAGAAATGGTCTCATCCCTTTGCGGGATGGGTCCATCTCTGGCTTGGAGTATTCAACAACCGTGATGCAGGGAAACGATGGACTTAACCTCGTCTATCAACAGCTTGAGGCTTTGCGCAAGTTTACCTATTTCAACAAGGAGTGTTCCCTTCATGTTCATATGGGAGGCTATCCTATTGATCCTATGGCGATCTATGCTTTATATAGAGTTTGCTATTTCTTGCAGGAAGAGATGGCAGAGTTCTTGCCCGACTGGACTTTCGAGACTTCCAAGTATAAGAAGAGCGGGAAGGACTATTGCCATAAGCTCGCAAACTACAAGACATTTGGCGAGCTCTATGAGAATATCGCACAGCAGAAGTTCATGGGAAGCCTGGAGCAGCCGCATCCAAGAGATGAGGAGAGAAGTCACAAGTGGGATTGTACAAGCAGATACACATGCGTCAACCTGTTGAACCTCATGTGTTATGACAAGTGCAAGACTGCAGAGTTCCGATTCTTGCGTCCTACCTACAACTTCAAGAAGATCTATTACTGGCTCGCAATCTTCAATGCCATACTCAAATATAGCGAAGATCTCTTCGCTAAGAGTGACAAGACAGAGAAGGGTATTGAGCAGTTGATCTATGACGACAACACTTCTATCTATCTGATTGCCAGCTCGGTTTATCCCAAACCTCTGGCAGATAAGATCGAGGATTTCGTCAACAAGCTGTATGTAGCAGTAGGCAATCAGAGAACAAACGGTGATCTCTATGGCAAAGATACGGCTATTGAGGATGCCATTATCGGGACCAGGTTATGAATGAGTCAGATTTTATTGAGAGAGAATTAAACCTTTTAATGGACGAAATGTCCAACCTACATATTAACGAATTTAATTTTGACGATTATGCCGAGGAAGAAGAATCAGCAGCCAGTGAGTCAGCCAGTACGGATGGCGAATGTGTATGTGGAGAGAGTGGAGAGTTATGTCTCGAGGGATCCGAGTGTTTGGACGAAGACCTTGAAGGAGAAGAAGATTTTGAGGACACAGAGGAGGATCCACAAGCATTCATTGAAGAGTAAAACCTCCGCTCCATGGAGAGAGATTCCAGTATACGGAAAGGTTATCCTGTACCTGAAGCCCGGACCTCTTGACAAAGAGAATTTCAAATCTACCGTTTCGTTCAAGTGTGGACAGGCTGATATTCCGGAGATCGTGAACAAGAGAAAAAAGCAGCTTATCAAGTACTTCTGGAATGGCCGCACTTACTTCCCGGGCGAGTTTCCATTTTGGCATTGATTATGTACAAATACAAGATCACTATAAGTATGGAAAACTACGGGTCAATCTATACCATGAGTGAAATCATCGTCAGATCAAACATCAAATACGAAGATGAACTTGAGGAAATAGAAGATGACCAGAGTGTCGTGAAGTATATAAAAACAAGAGAAAGGATTTATGAATAAAGAAATCGTTCAGTATTATACTGATAAGTTCAAGGATTTCAAGGGGAATGAGCGATCGTTTTGCATCGCTCTTGTATCAAGACCTGTGAAGTTAGCGAAGGAGTTTCGTGATGTTGTCGCTGGTTTTGCTATCTGCCACGAACAGGACGAGTTTTCGCCTGAGGTTGGGAAGAAGATCGCATACAACAAAGCTATCAGCGGTGATCAAAAACTCACCATGGTTTGCCATGGGTCAATGATGACATGCGAGATAGGCGAGTTAATACTCAAAACACTTGCCAAGTATTTCATCAGCAACCCAGAGTTTCAAATCAGCGGATACCTCGATATGCAAAAAGCATATGAAAAAGCCAAAGAGACCGAGAGCCAGGAAAAGGAACTCTCCAGTGTAGAACTTGATACTCTTCATTACCTTAGATCATTGGACGAAGATAAACTGAAGCTAATGATCAAGTTGGTAAATGAAAAATAAATCGCTCAAAATCGCCGTGGTGGTGTTGGTTTTTATCAACATCGCCATGGCGTTCACCTTGCATCTTGCATATACCAAGCGGAAGGTTGAACCAAGAACAGATACATTGTATATCACACGTGATATGCTGATAGAAAAGATCGACACGATTCGGGATTCAATAATAAGAATAGATGAAAAATTTCGGGCTGATTATGATGTTATTATTAGCCAGCCTGTCGATTCCGACTACCTGTTTTTCACAAGGTATTTGCAAGGACAGTTTGGTGGTGATAACGGCGAAGCAACTAAAGCAAACTAACATTATATTCCTCGAACACAGAAGGCTCAAAGAACGAGACTCTGCCATGATCAAACAAATTGACGAGATGGATCGATTGCTTACTGTTTATAACAGCATCGATTCCATAAACAAGCAGCAGTTGTCAAGTTTCAAAAAGCAAGTAGAAGATCAGAACAAGACCATAGATGATATGAGTTCTAAGCTGATCAAGAGCAAGAAGAAAAACAGACGAAAGAATTTCGTTCTTGGAGTTCTGAGCGTTGCTCTTGTTTTTATTTTTGCGTTCGTTCGATGATATGTTATGCGCAGTTAGTGGCTAAAGAGACAGACTATGCGGATTATACCACATATGTCTTTCGAGTTTTAGATGAAGTTATAATAAATGAGATTAAATCTCTTTATGTTATGTGTGTCCAATGGCCGAATTGGCAGCAAGACAAGATAGAACTTGGCGACAAGGGATATCTAAAATATAAAGAGGTGAGAGCAGGAATAGATGAGTGGTACGATGGGATTGCGCACAATTTCTATAAATACAGCAACGTGGTCTTTGAAAAATTTGTGAAGTGCGAAGCCCTGAATACCAAAGAGGTTTTATTATAATGAACAAAACAGTTATGACAATTATGGAAAACAAGCTGAACAGCGCGAAAGAGTCTCGTAATGATGTAGTGAATACAGAAGCACAGGATATTACAAAATTTGTGTGGAAGGGACAGAAGGAAGATGTCGAAGGTGTACGATATCAGGGAGAGATTAGAATGATTGACGCGTCTGATGAACAGCTATCCATATTTTACAAGCATTGCCAGTCGATGCTGTACAATACAGATTCTAACAATCCGGGAAGGACAGTTTTGATTAAGATGATCCAGGAGGATCGCGAGAAGTGTAACGCTGAGTTGTATATGCGTTACCTTGATGGGACCTATCTTCCCGATGAGAAGAGAGCAAGATATCCTCGGTTTATGTATCTTTCTGATCTCAATAAATACCTCAGTCGCAACACTGACAAGTATGCGCCTGGTAGTTATGACAAGATTGAGATTTCAGAATTTACCGAAGGGATACCTGTTGAATTCTCTAACTTAAAAATATCAATGGTTAAGGATGCCTGTGAAGGTGTGCTTGGTAAGATTCACAAAAAGCCTATCACTCTGACGTTCCTGACGCGAATGGGAATTTGGCTTTCTCCTGATGAGATGCGAGATCTCACAGAGAAAGATCCGAAGACTGGAAAGGTTCGCGATCGTATGGAAGTTATCCGTGAAAGGTTGGGATTGAAGCAGACAATCCGTCTGCATGTAAATGAGACAGGGCTCACATATAAGGAGTTTATGTCTATGGTGACGTTAAAGGAACAGACATTCAACAACCTCACGACTAACCAGCTTATCATTCTGAGAGAGAAGATCCTTTTCCGTGTGGAGAATATGATCAGCTATCAGATTGATTTCTGGATGAATAAGATGAGAGAGTTGGAGCTTGTCGCAAATTCTCATGGTTGGAGCTTTGAAAAGGAAGACTGATGACAAGAAGTGAGAGACAGGAGTTGTGCGTTGACAATTGGATACGCGCAGGAGGACGGGCCGCCATCGTGGGCAGCACTGGGTTCGGAAAAACCAGAGTTGCTATTCTGGCAATTAAGCGCGTCCTTACAAAATATCCTGACTTCAAAACTCTTGTGGTTGTTCCTTCTACAAACCTAAAAGACCAATGGGAAGAAAACCTGAGACAATGGAATCTCGAAAAGTCATGTGTCGTTCGTGTGATTAATACGGTCATCATGCATAGGTGGAAATGTGATATTCTTATCATAGATGAGTTACATCTTATACCTAGTGAGAACCGCATCAGTGTATTCAACAAGGTCGAGTATAAACTCGTGCTCGGCCTTACCGCAACCTATGAAAGGTTAGACGGCAGGGAATCATTACTGGATCGATACTGTCCAGTATGTGATGAAATAACAATGTCAGATGTCATAGCTAACCACTGGGTGGCGGACTATGTTGAATATGAGGTTCTCATAGATGTGGATAATCTCAGCGAGTATGAGGAGATACAAAGAAAGTGGACTCAACATTTCGAGTTCTTCTCGTTTGATTTCCAGCTTATGATGAAAATGAATGGGCCAGAAGGTTTTAAGTGCAGGCAAGAGTTCGCAAAAGCTCTATGTACTAAACCTGCGCAGTATAAAGAGATACTGAAAACTGTAACGCTTCATGCTATAGGAGCAATGCAAGCAATGCAACAGAAGAAAGCATTTCTGAATAACCATTCAAAAAAGATCGAGCTCACACGAAAGATAATTGAAGCACGACCTAATGCGAAGATCATAACCTTCTCAAACAATATAAAGATGGCGGAAGCTATCGGTATTGGCGGGGTTGTTAGTGGTAAAGAATCGAAGAAGAAGAACAGGACAACACTTGAAGAATTCGCTAAAGCAGATAGCGGAGTTGTGAATAGCAGCAAACTGTTGGTAGCTGGCGCGGATATTCCAGGTGTTAATTGTCTTATCATCCTCGGGCACGATTCAAGCACTACAAGAGCAACGCAAGCAAGAGGTCGAGGCATACGTGTTGAAGGTGATAAGTTCACAGAAATTTTTAATCTTGTTATCAATGATACGCAAGAAACGAAATGGTGTGAATCAGCCCACAAGAATTCTGAAATGGTCAGGATTGATGAGGCTAATCTTGAAAAGGTTTTGAAGCATGAGCCTTTCGAAACCTATAAGAGACCACTCGAAAAGTTTAACTATAGATTTTGACAAGATGACAACAGAAAGAATGCTTGAGCTTTTGATATTACAGGATATACTTCAAAAAGGAGTAGGTCGTGAATATAGAGAGAGCAGAATGTGGGATAGATACCGCGAATTAAAAGTAGAATTCCTAAAACCATACCGCATTTAAACCATAGACTCCAAATGCGGGGACTAGATCAGCACATCAAACTTTAAACAAACCAACCATTGCTGACTTATACTTTAACATTTGAAAACGAGCTCGCAGCGATGCGACGCTATGGAATAACACCCGACGAGTTATATATTGCGCGTTTGATCCTAATGTGTAAAGATTCAAGTATAGGTGTCAACTATATGAATCAATACCTCGAGACATCAGAAGACGCAAGAAAGATAGTTCGTCCAGTGTTGAAGAACTTACAAGAAAAGGGAATCATCCTCAAATCTTTCGATCCAGAACAGGAGAAGATCGTTCCAGCAGATATACCGTTCAATAAAAACGCGACTAAGTTTTTCTATCGTGCAGCGTTTGACATGGGAAAAGAACTTTTCGATGTCTATCCCAAGTATGCAATGATAGATGGAAACTGCGTTTCTATTTCCGGTGTCAGCAAACGGTTCAACTCTCAAGAAGACGCGTTCAATTTCTACGGTCGAGAAATTAGATGGAACCCGGAAACTCACAACCATATTGTAGAGATTACAAAATGGGCAGCTGAGAATACAAGAATGATAAACTGCGTGTTCAGTAGTTATATTATCGACCATAGATGGGAATTCATCGAGTCGATGAGAAACGGTGAACAGGGCAACGTTAATTTTGACACAATCCGTATGCTCTGATGGTCGTTGATTCACTACTTGCACAAATAGAAAATGGACGAGCTGGTCATAGTCAAGGGATAAGTATGGGCCTGCCTAAATTGGAGGGCATCATTGACGGAGTGACCAGACAAACATATAGCATTGTTTTCGGACAGTCATCAACAGGTAAGACGAGTCTAGCCATTTATGCTTATGTTTATCGTCCATGCATGGAACATTTAGAAGACGAAGATTTTCACGTGATCTATTACTCGCTAGAGATCAGCGCCGAATTACTAATGGCGAAATTATTATCCATTTATATCTTCGAGAAGTATCACGTGGAACTTTCAACGAAAGATATCCTATCACGCACAAAAGGCGGACTTTTGTCTGATGAATATTTCCATATCGTCGAAGAATGTATCCCATGGCTACGAAGAATAGAAAGTATGATTACGATTTTCGATGGCTCTTTAAATGCTCAGACTTTATATTCGACGCTCGTAAATGAGCTAGCAAAAGCCGGGCAGTTTGTGGAGGAAGAGGGAAGGAAAAAATACATCCCTAATAATCCCAAACAAATTGTCGTCGTAGTTATTGATCATATGAATCTATTAACACATACAATGGGGCGAACAATCAAACAAGAGATTGACCTAGCAAGTCAACAACTCGTTGGCCTTAGGAATATGTGCGGAATCTCACCTGTTGCTATCATGCAGGCAAACAGGGACTCTATGTCTATGTCTCGCCGTGACATGTTAGGCTCTGGCGACTGTCGGATTTCAGACATCCGAGACAGCGCTGGCCCCTCACAAGACGCGGAAATAGTTATTGGTATATATAACCCGTTTAGGGATAAGATCGCTAACTATAGAGGCTATGACATCAAACAATTGCAGGATGTATTCAGAAGTATCACTGTATTGAAAAATCGATATGGTGAATCAGAAGTTGCTGATTGCATTTGTTTCTACGGTAAGATCGGGATGTTTGTTGAACCACCAACACCTGACAAGATTTATGATTACAGTAAGTTCCAAAGTCCGCTGTGGACATTGGAGCCAAAACAAGATGAAGAAGATGAAGATGATAAACCTAAAACTTTAAACTTTACGTTATGAGCGTAGTATTGCCAACAAAGAAAGTAGCAGCTGAAACACAGGATCCAAAGAACCTTATCATTTATGGGGCGCCAAAGGTCAACACTGGCCGTTTATATCAGTAATGGTATAAATTATTATTGAACAAAAACGGGAAATGTTATGAAGCCAAACAGGAATCTGTACACATTTGATTTTTTAAAATCATGTTCTGACTATATAATGGAAGGCCATAATTTAAAAGAAACATCTTTAAAATTTAATATAAATTATGGAACTCTTAAAACAAATTTAACTAAATATGGTTTAAGAACACCGAATAGGAAAATTAAAGATTTTAATAAAAAGTCAATAGATTATTTTGATATTATAGATTCACATGACAAGGCTTATCTTCTTGGTTTAATTATGTCGGATGGGTTTATTTATAAAAACACTTATTCATATACGTTGGGTTTAACGTTGCAGGACGAGTATATAGTTGAATCGTTTAAAAATGCAATTCAAAGCTCAGCAAAATTGCACCATTATAAAAATTCTGTAAGTTGTAAAATACAATGTACAAAAGCCGATATTGACCAATTGAATAAATTAAATGTCTATATTGGGAAGTCTAATCTGGATTATAAAATTCCAGATATCAAAGATGAATTTTTTAACTCTTTTGTTAGAGGATACTTTGATGGCTGTATAACAATTAAAAAGACTGGTTATTCTATGGTTTCAATTTATTGTAATTCATTTGTATTTTTAGAATCATTAAAAACAAAACTTTTATCTTTGAATTTATTTTCTAATATTACAATAAAAGAAGAGTTAGGCAAACGTAAATAGCCATTATATATTTTATATTTTTACAGATTACGCGATCAGAAAAAATTTGGTGAATATATATATGAAAATTCCGATTTGAAATTAATCAGGAAATATGAAAAATTCAAACAAATCCCGTGTTAACATTTTTAAAAATGTAATGTAACGCATAGCTGAAAAGCCACGAGTGTTCAACATCCATATCTCAATGGATGAAAAGATATGCTAATCATACCATAATGGGTTTAGGATAAAAAGCCTAATTTGATGATGCGGGAAAACGACTCTGTTAGCAGAATTACCAAATAGTTTGCTAATAGATTTGGAAGAAGGTTCAACATATATTGATGCGGTAAAAGTAAAAGCTCATAATATCACAGAGCTCAGTGAAGTTTGCAAGGCGGTAATAGAAGCTGGCAAGCCATATAAATTTATTGTCCTTGATACTATCACAGCGTTGGAAGAAATGAGCAAGCCTCTGGCTGCCAAGTTATATATGTCAACGCCAATGGGTAAAAACTACACAGGAGGAGGTGAAGGAATCCTTGCCTTGCCAAATGGTAGCGGTTATCTTTGGCTACGAAACGCAATTGAGAAAGTTATTGATATGGTCGCCAAGTGTGCCGACAATATAATCCTTGTTGGACATGTAAAAGATAAGGCAATCGTAGATAGCGAGGGTAAAGAACAGGGATCTCTGAAAGACTTTGATATGACAGGAAAAATTTCTAGGATCTTGGCTGCCAAGTCAGACGGTATTTCCTGGATTCATCGCGATAAGGATTCTAACCTTTGCCTCAATTTCGAAACTGGAGGAATTGCTACCGCTGGTGCTCGTCCTAAGCACTTGGCCAATAAGGATATTGTAGTTGCAGAAAACAATGGTGACGGAACGTTCACCTCTCATTGGGAAAGAATATTCCCTTCTTTGAAAGCATGATTTTGAATTACATTTTCTCTATCGACACTGACACGATGGAGTTTACAATTAGAGATGCTGAAGCTCCAAAGAATGCAGTAAGCGTAAAGCTTCCTGTTTCTGAAGAGCCGAAGCTTGTATTGAGCGATAACAAGTTCACGTTGAACGACGAGGCTATACGTCTCTTGCGTGTTAGTGTGGGCGATAAGATCGCTATAGTGTTTGACTCAATCGGTAGGCCTATGATCGGGTCTGCCGATTCCTTACACATAGACGGAGGGAACAAATTGACTAAGTCAAAGACTGTATCTTTCCGTGGAAAGATGAATGGGCAGCTTGCCAAGTTTGGTAATGAGTTCATTATTAAGGAAGACAGCGAAGGTATAGGAGTCCTTACTTCCAACGGTGAGCCTATTGAAGTTGTCGAGGAAGCGGTGCCTGATGAAGAGCCGCCAGAGAAAACCGATAACTCTATAGCTACCGATCTTTTTGATCTTGTAGGAAGTGATGACGATTTCACTATGAGTTCGTTTGATTTTTCTTTTAAATGACTAAACCTTTTATGTTTAGGTTAGTCTTATCATTGAGTATAAACAAAAAAAACAGTTTAAATTATGTTGGATTTTTCAATTAACAGTAGTGTTTCACCAGTATCAAACAGTATTAAGCAGCTCGCACCTTTTGCAATCTATGACGTAAAATATGAGAAAAGTGAGATCGTAGAGTTTGACGGAAAGAAAGACCCAAGCCAGCACTATAAGACGCTCCGTGTTCGGTTTAGTAATGCTGACGGATATTACGAGGAAACAATTTTCTTTCCTACTCCTGCTGATGGTGAACCTAAGGAATACGAAAGACCAGATGGAACAAAACAGAAGTTCCCAAGTAACTGGGATAGGATTAAGTTCTTTATGGCTCAGGTCATGACTGTTTTGAATCCCGAAGGATATAAGAAGTTCTGCGAAGCAAGTTCTAAGTTTAAGGATTTCGAGATGATGGCCAATGCATTCATTAAGGTTCTCGAGCCTGCAATGGGCAAGGAGACCAAACTGAAGCTTATGGGTCGTACCGATGAAAGTGGAAATGTTCATGCTACGCTGCCTAAATTCTTGAGTTACAATCGAGATGGCCAGCTTTACATATCTACAAACTTCATTGGTGACCATGTGTTCTTCTCTACCTATGAGGAGGGCCTAGTTCAGAAGTTCAAGAATGCCAAGCCTACATCTATGCCTGACCTTGCAGCTGATCCGCTCGCAATCACACCGAAGGCTGAGGAAGCTAAGAAGGACGATGTGATCGATCTTGACAGTTTGCTTTCATAATATTATGGTTTTATTTTAGGGAGGGGTTCGCTCCTCCCTTTTTAATATTATCATTGTCAAAATCATGATATTATGCAACTTGACTTTGAAATAGAGCCAATCCTGAATAAGGACTTTTTGCTTGAACATTATACCGAGGAAACGTATATGTCCCACTATACGGGCCTGCCTATTAAGAAGGGCCTGTTTCTTTCTCCGCTTCGTGAGGATAGGAAACCATCAGTCGCTTTTTATAGAACGAGTAATGGACAACTTATCTATAAGGATTTCGGAGATAATACACACGTTAGCTTTATCGGGCTTGTGATGAAGATGTATTCGCTGAGTTATTACCAGGCGATACGAAAGATTGCCGAAGACTTCGGACTTGTAAAAAGAAAGAGTCAGGAAGCAACAAAACCGATCAAAGTAATCAATACAAGATTTGAGGAATCGAAGCCTTCAATTATAAATGTTGAAGTGCAGGATTTTACAGATCGAGATATTGCATGGTGGGGACAATACAACATAAGTGTTGAACTGCTGCAAAAGTTCCATGTCTATTCTTGCAAGTATGTCTTCCTAAACTCCAGAGTCTTCGCTGAATGTACGGATAAAAACCCGATCTATGGGTATTACTTCGGAAAGAAAAACGGAGAAGAGAAATGGAAGATATACATGCCAAAGAGGACGGAATGGAAATGGATTTGCAACACAGGAAATGAAACGATACAAGGATATCGTGAGCTTCCACCTCGTGGAAATGTTTGCGTCATTACGAAATCTTTAAAAGACGTATTGTGCCTTAGATCGTTCGGCATCTATGCAGTCGCTCCTAACAGTGAACACTTATTCGTATCTGATGAGATACTGGAGAATCTAAAGCGTAGATTCAAGACTATCGTAGTCTTATATGATAATGATCACACCGGTATGAGGCGAACCGTAGAGATACGGCAACAACATCCCGAGTTGTTTTACGCGTTGATTCCTAAATGTTCAGGCTGTAAAGATCTATCTGATTATGTGAAAACAAACGGAGTAGAAAAAGCTAAAAGTTTAATCAATGAATACGTCAAACACATTAGGAATTCCGAATAGCTTCTTTGGTCATACGATCAGAGCGACGCAAAAACAGCTTGATATATTGCTTGGATTTGATCATAATGCAAGCAAAGACGGAAAAAGTCGGTGCATCTGGCATAAGACAATCGGCGATATGCCTTTTTGTGTGTATGATTGGAAGACGGAAGCAGAGCCAGACGAAACTATAGACTGGCACATTGGAGCGAGAAATGAAGAAGAAAGTAAAAAGATACAACGAATTTTAAATAATGTAAAAATTAATGAATTATGAGACCACCTTTTTTTAAACCATCATGTAAAGACACATCGTGCAAGGTAACATTCCCAGATGGTCACACATAGGAATTTAAGACAATCAAACAGGCAGCAGAAGCAACCGGTGTATCACTCGTAGCCTTGAAGAAGCGCTGCAAGTACCCAGGGAAAGAAACGAAAGACGGGATACTCTGCGAGTATCTCAACCCTGCTATGCTCCGCAAAGTTCGTAATAAAGCGAATAGAAGCAAAGGCTGTTCTTTCGAGCGCGATATCATCAATAGACTCAAAGAGGAAGGGTTCGAGGAATGCGTATCCTCTCGCCAGTACTCTCGAGCTATGGATAAGGCAAAGATTGATGTATGCGATCCAAGCGGTAAGCTCCCGGTATATATTCAAGCGAAGTATACAACAAGCACGCCGCAGTATACAAAGATCAAGAACGCCTGCCCGTTTAATGATAAGCCTTTCGTAACTATCTGGAAGCAGGCAACCAGAGACGGGAGCAATAGCCCCGGAACAATTGCGATGTTAGACTATGAATTTTTTATTCAACTTTTAAAAAGTTTTGTCAAGAATGATTGCAACAATAGCAGTATATGATAACACTAACGATGACATATACGTACAAAAGCTAGGACAGTTTGACCATGTAGACAATGAGAAAGCACAGGAAGCCGTGAGGGATTTCCTTGTTGATAACTACTGGGCAAGAAAGTTTGCACAAAAGGCAAAAATGCATAGCTACGACTACGATGAACTAATCGAAGACGCAGCATGCGATGGAGTTATAATCGGTGAAATACAATACCTTTAATATGAGAATAACGGCTATGATACTTGTCATTTTTACTGTTGTTGGTGTGTTGATTTTTGCTTTGTTAAGTTTCAGAACTTTCGAGTTTGAAACATTCGTTCCATACGAATACAGGCTTTGTGCTGATGAGGCATATAATATAGACAAGATCGATGTCGCTAATGATTACATGCAATCAACGGTCAAGATTTTCAAAGATAAGATAACTATCACGGATTACTACAGCAACAAATCCGAGTATGGTGCCATTATCAGAAACGGGAAAATCGAAGAAGACCGAGCAGTATTTGAAGATTGCGATTTCCCCGATCTCCTTATGGTTAAAAATGGCAGCGGGGACATTGAGTGTTTAGTAAATGATAAACCATTCATATACTTTTATTATAAATGATAAAGATAGGGCTAGATTTAGATGATACCATAAACTATTGGTACGACGTGTACGTCAAGAGGTTTGGCATACCAAAATCTGATAGTGAGATTACGTATAATGTCTGGAATGTGCTAAGGCATGACCAGGAATTTTGGGAGACCCTGCCAATCAAGAACAGGTTGGTAGGGTTTGTTCCGGAATTGTATTGTACATCTCGAGTAAACAACAAGAGATGGACGAGAAACTGGTTAAAGAAAAACGATTTTCCGAATAAGCCGATATATCAGCGTTTTGGTTTTGGGTTATCCAAGGCGCCATTGATAAAGGGAAGGGTTGACGTCTTTATTGACGACAGCCCTTTTAATGTTTTCGATCTGAACAAAAAAGGTATCCCTTGTTTGATGTTGACAACCCCAGCGAATGCTCACATACGTTTTGATTATAGAATAGAAAGTTTAAACTATGAAGAAATCAAAATCCAATATGAAAAAATTATTCAATAAATTGAAAAAGGGTTTCTCTTTCAATTTGTTTTTCCTCATTACCTGGATTATACTGATTTGTGTAGTTGTGCCGCTCTATGGTAGATGTGAGAACACACAAGAAGACTATGGCGAAGATTTAACGATTGACGTTTAAACTTTTCATTCTTTCTTTAGTCTAATTTTAAGATAACAAATTAAAAAGATGATCATTATGAAACAAAAAGTATATATGAAATGCCTAGGCAGGAAGGAAAAACAGACATTTTTGTCAACGACTTATTGCGTAAGTCAGGGATCAGTCTCTCATCACAAGATGCAGATATAAATATTGACCTAAGAGATGCATTGCAAACTGCATCCAAGAACGGAACAGGCAATATAGGTTATCCTGATTATTGTGGAATTGTCAACGGGTATGTCTTCGTCATAGAAGATAAGGCGAGCGTTTATGATCACGCCAAGTATCTTGACGATAAAGAGACAGAACTCGATATGTCCCAGCAAGCCATCAAGAAGTACGCACTCAATGGTGCTGTTCATTATGCCATTAAGATAATGGCAAGCGCACCATATGAGCAACTGTTCGGATTCGGAGTTTCCGGAAATGAAGATGGATATCGTATCACTCCGTTCTTTCTGAGATCGAGAGAAACGAAACCTATGATTCTTGAACCGGTCAATGATTTCAATTCATTCTCTCATAGCAATATCGGAACATATTATTGCATGAATGTTTTGAAAGAGGAGATTGATGTGGATAAGAGCGTCTCAGAAGTAAGACGTGATGCCGCAGCTCTGCATGAACATTTCCGGAATTATGGATCTCTGACTACCGAACAAAAGCCAGGTATCGTTTCCGGAATTCTGATTGCATTAACAGAAACAGAATCTGGGAATCTGAACATTCAATCATTGACTGGAGATTCAGAAAATACAGATGGCGAGAAAATTATGCTGGCAATTAAAACAGCACTCAAAAGACGAAGGATTGAAAACTCAACTATTCTCAACCAGTACTCGTTTATAAGTACAAACGTACAAATCAATTCTATAAATGCGAACCTTGGGAAAACTCCCTTGAGGTATTTTGTAGAGTTGATTTACGACTATGTTTTCAAAAACATAAAGTACAAGTCAACGACCGATGATTTAGTTGGCAAATTCTACAATGAATTTGTCTCTTACTCTGGAGGTGATGGACAGACTTTGGGAATTATTTTGACGCCTACACATATCACGGAATTATTCTGCGATCTTGTAAATCTAAAACCTGATGATAGCGTGTTTGATCCGTGTTGTGGAACTGGTGGCTTCTTGGTTGCAGCTTTACATAGAATGATTGAAGGATGCGATAAATCAGACGTAGAGATTCGGCGGATAAAAAACCACTCACTTTTTGGAATAGAGATGCAGGACTATATGTACAGCATCGCATTTTCAAATCTATATTTGAGAGAGTGCAACACAAAAAACTTGTTGTGCAATAGTTTCTTTAAAGTAAAAGCAAACGATTTGGGAAGCAAAGGTTTCAGTGTTGGAATGATTAATCCGCCGTATTCTCAAGGGTCAGCAAAGAATCCGGAACTCTATGAAATTAATTTCATATTGAGAATGATGGATTGTTTGGCGCCAGGAGGAAGAGGAATCGCAATTGTCCCACAATCTACAATGTCCGGAAATTCAAAAGCAGAATTGAAAACAAAACATTTGCTTCTTGAACGCCACACGTTAGAGGGGGTGATTACATTAAATCCTCAAACTTTCTTTGGTGTTGGGGTTAATCCTTGCATTTGTATCTTTACTGCAGGAGTACCACATAGTAAAGATAAGCTTGTTAAGTTTATCGATTTTTCTAATGATGGATATGTTGTGGAAATAAAACAAGGATTGGTTGCGTCAGATTCTGTTAAGGAAAAGAAAAAGCATTTTCTGCAAATTTGGAATGAAGAAATAGAAGATGATTCAATATGTACTAAGTGTACCGTTGGATTCAATGATGATTGGATATATAGTGCACAAAAGAAAATAAAACCAAAAATGATTGATAATCTATTTGTACCTTATGACAAAGAAAAAGAAGAACTCAAAAAAATAATTGAAAAACTCGAGGCTAAAGTTCTGCCAAAGCCAAATATTCCGAGGCCAACAATAGTAGGAAAAGCTACTGCCGATTTTCATATTGATCAAATATTTAATGTGAAGATGTCGAAGTCTATAAATAATAACAAATTAAACAGTACACCTGGAAATATTCCATATATTACAAGAACAGGATTAAATAACGGCATCCTGAAATTTGTATGTGAACAGGGAATCGAAAAACTTAATCCTGGCAATGTCATAACAATTGGGGTAGATACACAAACTGTATTCTATCAAAAACAAGCTTTCTATTGTGGAAACAATGTTCTTTCTTTATCGTCCGAAAACGTTGATCAATACATCGGAATTTTCATAGTTGGGATATTAGACCAGATTATAAAAAAGAAATACAACTATGGATATGGCGCAACATTAACAAGGATTAAAAATCTCGAAATCCCTCTCCCTATTACTTCCGATGGAAAGCCAGACTGGGAATTTATGTCTGACTATATAAAGACACAATCTCAAATTGTATTTGAGGAAGAACTGAAACGACTAAAATTTAAACTCGATGAGTGATATTGATTTTTCTAAGATTAGAGTGAGTCCTATAATGGACTCACTCGTGATTGATAAGATAACGGATGAGGTATATTTCAGCGAGAAATACGCGGATTATATCAGTAACAGCAGGCTCAAGCTTATCAATCCAGATCAGGGCGGAAGTCCTGAACAATATTTCGAAGGATTCTCTGGGATCTATTCAGACGCTTTGATTCAAGGTTCGGCTGTCCACGAGCTAGTACTCCAGCCAGAATATTTCGAATTAGTCGAAACAATAAACCGGCCAACAGGAAAACCCGGGTTCATTTCAGATATTGTTTACAAGAAAACTGTTTTGCCAACAGACGAAGAGCTTATAGCTGCTGCCAAAGAGGTTGATTACTACGGCGGAAATCTCAACACTATACAGATGAAAGAGTTGAAAGCCAAAGTGTTGCCATACTGTGAACAGAGAATGAACTATGAGGCAAGGTATACAGGAGATAAAGAGCTAATCTTTCTTGGTGAAGCTATGAGGGAAAAGGTCAAAGCCTGTGTTTCTAACCTCTTAGAGAATGCCGAGATCTATTCACTCCTTCATCCTACCGGGTTATTGACAAATCCAATATCAGAGAATGAGCAAGCTATCCTTGTTGATCTAGATGTTGATGTAGAAGGCCATGAGCCGATAGTGTTAAAGCTGAAGGCAAAGCTTGATAACTTCACGATAGATAAAGAGAATAACAAACTCATCATCAACGATATCAAAACACACGGCCGAAAGATCGGAGAGTTTGGTGATGCTGTTAACAACTGGCGGTATATGAGAGAAATGGCGGTGTATGCCACATTGCTGAATCTTGTGGCTCAAAAGTTCTATGGCATGGATAGAACAGACATCGAGGCTAACTTCTTAGTTGTCTCTACTATCCCGCCGTATTATACGAAAGTCCACAGACTACGCAGGGAAGATTTCCTGATTGGTGTTGAAGAGTTTCAAAGATTATTAAAAATGGTTGCATATTATACATGCTATGGAATATGAAGATAAAAAACTTGAGTATATCGAACGTTTCGGTTTAGGATATATTGGTCCTGATATAGAGAAACGTTTTGTACTAATAGGTCTTGTGTGTTATCTTACACATAAGGCAAGGGAGAAGAATCCATCGACTACGTGTTTAGAAATTGTCCAGGCTTTAAACAAAAAGTTCTGGATCGAGGAAAGTTTACAGGAGAGGATCGCAATTATCTCAGAAGACTTTATGTACGGATGCACGAAATTTTCTACATTCGGAATTAAACCTTCCGAGATAATTAACACTCTAAAAGATATAATCGATGAGATGTTACCATTTTAAGATCAGAAAGTAAAATGAAAATACGCGATGAATGTTGTACACAGTCGGAGAGTTCACTAGAAAAACAGTGAGCGGATACAATGAAGGCGAGGCATTCTCGAAGCTGCCGTTTATGGTAGTCGGGAGTGCCACGCAAGCATTCAACAAATGGAAAGAAAACTATAAGCACCCTATGAATGAGATGGCCGAAAATCAATTCATGCTTGACTATCTTGCTAAGATGTCAAAGAATGCGCCAGGTATCGGCTACTCAATCCTTATAGACAAACCACACCAAGACACACGAGTTAGACCCTGGAAGTTTACAAGTATCCCAGGGTATAAGAGACTAACACGTAGGAAGTTAGAGGATGTGATTCAGGTCATAGGATACGATAATGAAGGGCACACCTTCCTTTTGGGAGAGCTTAAAGGACACTATAAAGACGCCATGAAGGTAGCACGTCAAGCATTCGCTGATGGCTTCAAAGGACATATTGAAGGGCGCCATATCTATCGAGTACCTCAGGATTGTGTTGAGCTTTGCTTTGCTGCTGATTATGCACCTAGCAAGTTTGCCAATGAGGGAATTTGGATTTGTTTTGGCATTGTTAATAAACCAATAGTAGAGAAAGAAGAATGAACAGACCAGAGGTTTACGTTGTGCTTGTTGGAGACGGAGAAGACAAGCACGTGCATTGTGTGGCAAAAGGCCCACAGATAGCCAAGAGAATCCAAGCAGAGTTGCAAGAATCCCAGAATTTCGATGGATTGCCATATAGTAAATGGTACGCTCTACAGTATAGATTAAACTCTTTCTATTCGGAGAATAATTTGACAGATGAAGATTTGGACAGTACAGAGGGTGAGCTTATCCATAAGTATATCGACAAGACAATTGACATAGACCTTTGGAATAAAGCCACCGAGTATTACCAAGACACAGACCCAGATGTTGTTGAAATTGTAAAAACTGAAATGTTTAATCGCTGATGGAAATCGAAATGGAAGATCTGCTCGAAGGGCAGTCAACAATTATTAGGGGAAAAGAGTTTAACGAGACAAAGGCATATGTTCAGCCTTTTATTGATAGATTCAAAAGTGAGACGGATGATTTCCGAATACGTGTCATTTCACCTTCGCAACTTTCAGTATCTGCTGATGGGACAGTAAATCAAGTATATAACCGCGTACTCATTGAGGCGGTTATTCCTACTGCTTTTGATATCGCTGATGTTGTGGGTATGACCTATGCACTGGATGTTAGATATCCTGTCGTCAAGTTCTTCAAGGGAGTCAAGGATAACCTGGAAGGTGGGCAGTTGTACATAGACAACACAAACAATATAGTCTATGGAGACATTACACCAGATACTCCTATTGATTACTCTATTCTTGATAGGCTCATTGCAAAAGAGGTAAAGACTAACGAGTGGATGGAGAGTTTGAAGACTAAGGATTTCGATGCATCTAATGATAATGTCAACTATACACTCGGGCAATGGGTACGCTTTGCGTTGAATATAGAGAGAAGCACAGACTACGGAACAATAAAAATAGGATATGCTGATATCGTTTCCGGATACAAATATCTTTTCGAAACACGAGACAGCAATTACTACAAAGGGCTTGGAGTTCATACCGATTATCTCAACATCTTCTCAGCTATGAGTGATGTGATCTATAATGGAAAAGACATCGTAAATATTCCAGAAAAAACCGTATTATTGAAACAAATATTGTCCATTTAAACTAGCGGGGATTTCCCCGCTTTTTTGGTCTATATATGTTTAATTTTAAATAATACGAGTTATGAAAGTAAAAAAGAGGAATGGAGAATTGCAGGATTTTAACTTCAACAAAATCCGGTGTGCCGTTATGAAAGCCTTCAATGAGTGCGGTGTTCAGTTGTCGAAATATGAAGAGAAGGACCTATTTGAGTCTATAGAAGACAAGATCCCAGATTTGGAGAAAGACGGAGTAGTTGATCTTGAGGATATACAAAACTTGAATGAAAGCCAGCTAATGTTTTGGGGATATTATGACGTAGCTAAAGCGTATATCATATACCGGTATAATAGGGCACTATTGAGAAAAGAAAACAGCACTGACCAATCAGTCGCTCAACTGATCGATGGAACCAATGAATATTGGAATAAGGAAAACGCAAACAAGAGAGCAGAGCGTACAAGTACACAGCGCGACTATGTTGCAGGCATTACATCAACAGATGTGGCACGTCGTTTGATATTGCCAGAGGATGTAATAAAGGCGCACGATGAAGGTATTATCCATTTTCATGATATCGATTATCTTATCCATAAAGGGGAGACAAATTGCAGTCTTATCAATTTACAGGACATGCTTGATAATGGCACAGTTATCAATGACATCAAGATCGAAAGCCCGCATCGTTTCCTTACAGCATGTACCATAGCAACCCAGATAATCATGGGAGTAGCATCCAATCAATACGGCGGTTGTACTATAAGCATTGCGCACCTTGCACCTTATCTTAGGAAGTCGAAAAAGTACTATCAGAAAAAATATCCAGAACAAGCAAATCTGTTATACAAAAAAGAGCTTGAAGATGGAGTCCAGACTTTCAACTATCAAGTGAACAGTATGTCAGCATCAACTGGCCAGTCGCCGTTCTTAACTGTACATATAGATCTTGAGGAAATCCCGGAATATACGCAAGAGATCTATGAGATTGCGATGGAATTTTTGAGTCAGAGAATTTTAGGATTCAAAAATAAACTCGGCATTTATATAACACCGACATTTCCAAAAATCATCGTTGTCCTCAGAGATAAGTATTTCGAAAAAGACATTGACGAGAAGACTAAGGCTTTTATTCATAAGTGCGCAGAATGCACGGCGTTGCGTATGGTTCCTGATTATATGTCCGAGAAGCTTATGATGAAGTACAAGGGCGCAGTCGTTCCAGCGATGGGCTGTAGATCGCTATTAAAGCCTATGTGGATAGATGGGAAACTTAAACTTTGGGGTAGGTTCAACCTTGGAGTTTGTACTCTTAACCTTCCACATGTTGCCTATTCGTCAGGTGGAGATTTTGATAAGTTCTGGGAATTGATGGATGAGCGCACAGAGCTCATACGTAAGGCTCAGCTTGTACGTGTCAATAGAATTGCAAACTCTACAACTGATGTTGCACCTCTTCTTTGGCAGCATGGAGCATTTGCTAGATTACCTGAGCATACAAAGCTTAGCCAAATAATCTATGGCGGTTATGCATCCATCAGTCTTGGATATGCTGGACTTTATGAATGCGTAAAGATCATGACAGGAGAAAGCCAGAGTGAAAACGAAGGCTATAAGTTCGCCGAGCAAGTCATGGCTTATCTTGATAATAAGACCAAGAAGTGGGCAGAACTTGATAATCTCGGCTGGAGCGTTTACGGAACTCCCATCGAGTCGACTACATGGAAGTTTGCAAAGTCTTTGAAGAAGTTCGGATATGATCGTGAATACATCACGAATAGCATCCATATCCCAGTCTTTGAAAACATTGATCCATTTAAGAAGTTGGAGATTGAGGGAAAACTTCAGGTATACAGTACAGGCGGTAATGTGAATTACATAGAGAGCGCCAACATGCGAAAGAACCCTGACGCTATTATCGATGTTATGAAGGCTATAAATGACCACTGCCTCTATGCTGAGATAAACGGGAAAAATGATTTCTGTGAAGCTTGCGGATCTACAGAAGAGCAGCAGCTTGACGATGACGGAAATTGGTTCTGTCCTGTGTGTGGATGTACCGACTCATCCAAGCTATACCATCCTCGCCGAATTTGTGGATATATCCAAGTCGGCGATGTAAATAAAGGCAGAGCTGGAGATATCGGAAACCGTTTTGTACATTTAGACAATAGAACATATGAACAGGTATAACCAAATCAGAGATCTTGATATTTCAAACGGTCCAGGTTGTCGTGTTTCCATCTTCCTCCAAGGTTGTCCTATTCATTGCTCCGGGTGTTTTAACTCTGAACTTTGGGATTTTAACGGAGGCCGGGAAGTAAACGATGAAACACTTGATACTATCCGCTTTTTGGTAAACAGGCCATATATCAAAGGCTTGTCTATTCTTGGAGGGGAGCCATTGTGTGAAGAGAACCTGCAAACTGTCGCTGCACTATGTGATATAGTCAAGGCGATCCCGGACAAGACAGTCTGGGTTTATACAGGCTACAATTACGAAGGCTTTAATGAAGGCCAGAAACAAGCGATAGATAAAGCAGACGTAATAGTAGATGGAAAATTTGAAAAAGGTTTGTATAATCATGACCTTATTTTTAAAGGTAGTAAGAACCAGCGAATCATCGACTGGCAGAAAACGAAAAGTGAAAATCAAATCATTCTCGTGAGTGATTACGCGGAGTGATGACTAACAGCGGGCGCCTATAATGGGTGCCCGTTTCTATTTTAAAGATTAACCATTTAAAAGATCAGAAGATTATGAGAATATACAGAAACAAACAATATGACATTCCAGGAGTATATAGAGAACCGTTTAGAAAGTCGCACGTTAATGAACTATGAAGATCTGGTGTTAGGATTAGATAATGCACGTGTTAAGAAATTAGCATCTAGCAGATATAAGCGTGATAGTTTGCTTTTAAACAGTAAGACAAAGGAGGAATATATAGCCGAAGTTTTGACTCGTATATCACAAAAGGACGATTTCACTTGTACGTCATACGTCAAGCGTCCACTTCAGCAGAACGAGGCAGAGCTTGCACAGTTTGATTTTATCCGTGAAAACCTGGATGATTTTGATATGAAATTCACAAGGCTAAATGCTACCGGTTATTCGGTAGATGATGATGGCGGTATTGTGAGCGGATCACGTCCAAGTACACACACAATAGACTTCCAGTTTTCCGGATCCTATCTGTATTATGTATATGCAAAATATACCAGCTGCTACAATGAGGCACAGATGGACGACTTGCTACATTTTGCAGAACGAGCACAGCACAACAGAGAGAGAAACGTAAAGTTCATATTTCTCCTTGACGGTTCTTTTTATAGCAAGAAAACAAAAACACATAGCAGATATTACGGAGAAACAAGACTCGAGTATTTCAAGCATCAATACAGAAGTCATAAATTTATAATAGGAACATCTGATGATGTAGTTAAAGAGATCGCGAGATTAGAAACTAGAAAATGTAATTTAGAACTTTAAACCTTTAATGATTTAAATAGTCAAAACAAAAGATGACATAATTATAAACTAGAAATTCTTTTTCATGGAAAAAGTAAAACTAGGAGAACAGCAAGCGCAAGCATTGGAAGAGATCCGCGAGTTTCTACTCGGTGATGATTTTGCTTTTTGCTTGTATGGTAGCGCAGGAACTGGCAAATCTTTTATGATCAAGCAGATTATAAATCTTGTAAAGAGTATGAAGAAGCAGTATTGTCTGGTTGCACCTACACACAAAGCCGCGCTCGTGATGCGAGCATACACAGGAGAACGTGCTGATACTCTACACTACTTGTTGGCTTTATCTCCAAACCTTGAGATTTTGAAGCTCGACCTTAACCAGTTAGAATTTCAGAGTAAAAGCTCAGAATTTATACCGATCAAGGGCGTTGTTATCTGTGATGAAGCATCTATGATAAATGACGACCTGTACGATATCCTTATTGAGAAATGCTCGGAACTTAACACAAAGGTAATATTTTGCGGAGATATCAAGCAGTTGCAACCTGTGGAAGGTCGCAACTATTCAAAGGTCTTCCAACTGAAAAACAGATTTGAGCTTACTAAAATCTACAGACAAAAAGACGGGTCGGCCATAGCGCCTTTGCTTCTTGAATTGAGAGATGACGTGATAGGCGACATTGAGACGAAGGAATCAGAGCATGGCAGCTTGTATGTATATGACGATATCAAAGAATACGCCGACCAGATGGTGCGGTGTTTTAAGGAAGGAATAGAACGCCAAGATGTGTTGTACGCAAAAGCGCTGGCCTATACCAACAACAGAGTTGCAGAGTATAACCGCGTTATGCATCAGCTCGTCTTTGGGAAAGCTCCATATTACAAAGGTGAAATCCTGACAGCTTACAGCAATTTCAGCGGAAAGAGAACTAAGTTTTTCAACAGCATGGATTATATCATCGCTGAGGAACCTATAACAACTGAGGCGTATGTTAAGGATCTTAGAGAAACATTCCTCGTTCACATGTTGACATTAAAGGATCCACTATCCGGATTTTCTGATGTTGTGTACATGATGGATAAGAACAACGACGAGGAAAAATTCGATATGTTAGCAGCAGAAGTTGAAGGAATCCGTGTGAAAGCTTTAAACTCTACGGGAAAAAGGAAGTCTATGCTTTGGAGTATGTATTTTAGACTTACTGAAACGTTTGTTTTGCCATTCGATCTCTATTACGAAGGTCGTATGGTTATGAAAAAAAGGCTCGATTATGGCTATGCTATAACAGTCCACAAATCACAGGGGTCGTCTATCTCCAAAACCTTTGTAGATCTGAGAGATATAAGAAAACAGAAGATAAGAGACGAGCTGAGACAACTGGAATATGTGGCATTGTCTCGTGCGTCTGGTGATGTTTTTATTTATGAATAACCTATGGTAAAAATCGATGTCGTATTTGCTGATCCGAAAGAGATCACTGATGACGAGATGTCTCGTCTTGTTGATGATGAAGTCGTACACTATGAAATAATAGACGGCGGAAGTCTTCGAGGTATTCCAAAGATGGCAAAGTTGAAGAGCTTGACAGCTGCGAAGAAAACACCATTTGCGGTTGTATACAATCCAGATAAGAGTATCAAGAGGGTCTACTATAGGGAAGAACACCAGAAGCCCATAGCTAAAATGCTTAGGAATATCGAGTTCGAGAAATACAGAAGGACGGGATTTTATGAAGGAATACCCAGAAATTACAATGATGAATTTTTTAAACAGCGAATCATGGAGTTAGAGGTAAACATCAAGAAGTTAGACGAACGTGCAGTATTGCCAAAGTATGAAACAGAAGGGGCTGCGTGCATGGACTTGGTACCTGTGAGTGTAGAATATAAGGAAGACATCGACTGTTGGGTTTATCATTCCGGTTTGAGCTTCGAGATTCCGGTAGGATTTTTCATGTCGATACAACCGCGAAGTAGTAGCAGGAAATGCGACGCATATATGCCAAACACACCCGGCATAGCGGATTCAGATTTTAGGGGGGAGGTTGTCGCCTGTTATAAAAACAGAGATCCTAAAAACAAAAAGCCACCTTTTGAACTTAACGGTAAAGGTGTGGCTCAAATCATGATCTTGCCATATCCTCGGATTATATGGCGTGAGGTTGATAAACTCACAGATACAGAACGAGGCGTTGGAGGTTTTGGGTCAACAGACAAGAAGTCATGAACATCATAGATCGTTTAGCAGCTGCTACTCTCTGCTCTAAGCCTAGGGCAGAGAGTGCTTTGAAATCAAGCACAAGCTACGAGGAGGCAGTCAAACTTGTCAGATTATTACAAAAACAAGATGCAATGAATTTAGACTGTGAATGAATAATATGTGAGAAAAATTGTAATAAAACAGCTGTACACAAATGTTGATGATCAGCTGAGAAGGTATTTTCTGGATATACGCAGGATACCAGTAATGACTCCGGAAGAGGAGAAGGAGCTAATCGATCGATTGCCTGATCCAGAAGCAAGAGAGAGGTTGATAAATGCGAATCTGAGATTTGTTGTTAGTATAGCCAAGATTTACCAAGGGAACGGTTTGGAACTTATGGACCTTATCTCCCTAGGAAATCTTGGCCTTTGTAAATCTGTGGAGTATTACAACAAAGACTACAACGTTAAATTTCTAAGCTACGCTGGGTGGTGGATCAAACAGGCTATCATTAATGGTTTAAGTATAGATGTTAAGCCTGTCATAGCTCCGAATGTTGTAAGGCATGCGTTCAGCAAAATCAAGAGGGTCGTGAACGAGTACTTTGCACAACACGGCACAGAACCAGACCAAGAGTACGTAATGGAACACGCGAAGATTACACCCTCTGAATACAGCCGGGCTATGATGTGTTTTGTGTCTTTCGCTTCTCTGAGTGATACAGCAGGAAGTGATGAGCATGATAAAAGAGAGATAGGCGAGACGTTGGTTGCGGATAATGCGACTTTTGAAGACGATATGGATAACCAGGGAACAAGTGAAGCTATACGCGACATGATGGCTGATTTACCTTGGCGTGAAAGGATGGTCATCAAATATTCATTCGGCTTTGATTGTCAGGCATTACCCGTTTCCAAAATCGCTAAGCTCATCAGTATAACACCTGAGAGAGTGAGACAAATAAAAGCAAAAGTATTGGCAGAATTCAAAGAAAAAATAAGACGCGATGGATTATGACGTTGGAAATTTATGATCTTCAAGCCTATCCAAACTACATTGTTTTCACTGGATATAGACCAAAGACTGACGAGTGGTTTATATACAGGATAGGCGAGGGGATTAACGAATACGAGGCTCTTATGGAGCATTTAGAGAGTGGGCTTTTGATGGTTGGGTTTGATAACATTTACCACGATTGGCAGATCTTGCAAAATATGCTTGACTGTCGGAAGATGTTTCAAGGAAGCAATGGAACCAGTATCTGCGGGCAGATGATGCTAAGGATCGCAGGAATGAAAGACGGGACTATTGAGACAATCCCAGAGTTCAGGTTTACAGTTAGACAGATCGATCTATTCCGCATGTGGCACTTGTACAATAAGAACAGGCGCGCAACACTGAATGATATAAAGTTCAGCTGCAGAATGTCGAAAATCTACACATTGCCCTATAGCTACGACTCTTTTATAGCGGATAATGAACCAGTGGATGTATACAGTAAAAATAACGTTGAAGCTATCCATCGGTTTTTTCTTACAACTATCGGACGAGATGATTATCCTATATACAAGGGGATCAACAAAATCGCGTTCCGTGAAGAGTTGAGAAAAGAGTATGGTGTGCAGTGTTTGAATACTGCCGATGCTGTACTTGGTAAAAAGATGATCCTTGTTTTGTATTCAAAAGCTGTAGGCTTACCTATTACTGAGATACGAGAGATGAAGACAGCAAGGGATACAATAAACCTTGGATCATGTATTCCTTGGTTCTGTAATGTAAAGACGCCGGAGTTCACCAATGTATTGGATACATGGAAAAAGACAGTGATAAAATCGGACACAGAGAACGACGTAAAGATTCCCGCAGAATTTCATGATACTCAGTTTGTTTTTACACTAGGAGGTTTGCACTCAGTAGCCAAGCCTGGAATTTATGAATCAGATAATGATTTCGTGATTATGGACTATGACGTGCAATCCCTGTATCCTTCGCTTGGCAGACTTCTTGAACTCTACCCGGAACATCTTGGTCCAGTCTTTACTAAGCTCTACTCTAAGTTTCTAGATCTGAAACTTGAAGAAGCAAAGAAAGAGAACCCGGACAAAGCAAAGATCGGACTTCTCAAACTCGTTTTGAATGCTATATATGGAAACAGTAATGAACCAAAATCATTTCTGTATGATCCATTGTACACATACAAAACAACAATAGCAGGGCAAGTATTCACTGCTATGTGGTGTGAAATGCTGGTGACTATATGCCCAAATGTAGAATTTATATCCGTAAATACAGACGGCATATGTTGTAAGATTCCAAGGAATAAACAGGAGCTGATACTTAGATTGAATGATAAGATATACGGAAAGTTTGGCTTTCTTATAAGTGTTGAAGAATACGAGCGGTTGATAGTTAAGGATGTCAACAACTATATCGCAATCTATCCAGGAAGCACGCGAGAGAATGAACACGTAAAACTCAGGGGATGTTTTGATACTTCCCCTGACTATTACGGGGACACTTCAAAACGTGCCATTCCAAAGGCTCTGAAGGAGTTTTTTGTTTACGGTGTACCAATCGAAGAGTCGATAAAAAACAACCACGATGTTTATGATTTCTGTTTGAAGATTAAACCTTTAACTGGTGGCTCTATCCTATATAGGACAATACAGCACGCACAAATAGAAACAAAGAATCTAGGAGAGTTTGCGAGGTATTACATCACGAAGTCGGGGCCTGGTTCTATTCTTAAAGTGTCAGAGTCAGGAACACAGACGCTAGTCCATCCTGGGAAATCTTGCGCTCTCTTCAATTTAAATTTGGGAGAAAAGCCTATGATAGATTACAGTTTTTATATTTCCGAAGCAAATAAAATAAAAGATTCAGTAGTTAGTTCACAACTTACTTTATTCTGATGACAACAATTTCTAATGTTAAGGTTTACGATTTGGAGGAGAGCGTGATAGCAGCGCGAAACGCCATGAGGCTTACACCTCCTGAGTATACAGAGGAAGAATTCAATAAGTCGCTCGAGAGAGCAGTAAAGCTTACAGATAGCGGGATAAAAACAGGCATCAGTTGTCATAGCAACTATCTTGTAGGAATCCGTGTGTCATTTGATATAACATATCCACAATACCTGACCCCAGAGATGCAACGCTATCATTTCTTTGATATTGTCAGCAGTTCTTCCAAGATGCACAGGTTGTGCAAAATGGACCTCTCAAAATGTACGAACAAATACGTTGACCCGGAGATTATAAGGATTGAGCAAAAGAAGATTGACGCATATAATATAACAATGAAGAACGAGCCAAATAATCCTGACCTATGGGAATTATGGCGAGATGAAGCTTACCGTCTGTTTATGGAAATGGTGAGCAATTGCCCGCTTGGGCTTGAGTTATTTATGCGTGTATCTACAAACTATAAGCAACTCCAGACTATCTATTTCCAGCGCAAGCACCATAAGCTGAAAGAAGACTGGGGAGCTATATGTGAGATGATCGAGAATTTACCGCATTCTGAACTAATAATTGGATCACATGGTACAGATAGCAAGGGACAAGTCGGGGCGTCTTGTGATAGGATTAGACCTTAAAAGACACCAAATCTATAAATCAAAACAAGAGCTGAAAGATACACCTTACGGCATGAGAGAGTGCTGGGTTATCGATGAAGCAAAGCCACTAGAGCCTAAGGAATGGATAGGTTCAAAAATGGTATTCCCTAAAAATGAGGAATATTTCAGTGAAAAAATTAAAAGTTTAACTTGGGACGATGAGCCCATAAATTTATAAAGATGCCTATTATATGTATAATTTTATTAACATTTCTTAGTGTATTCGTATATTTCGGTTTGATGTTCTTGCTTTGTAGATATATAATTTTATCTTCCAAAAAGAAAATCGAAAGGAATATAATAAAAATACGAGAAGAACATGTTCGTAATTATCAAGCTTTATTGCAGACTAAAGAATGGGAAAATAAAAGAATAAAAATATTAGATAGGGATCATCATTGATGTGTCTATTGTGGCAATATATACCATTTACACGTTCATCACAAATATTATTCAGCATATCCAAATGGTGTTCTTGTTGATCCGTGGAACTATCCAGACGATGCACTTATCACATTATGCTCTTATTGCCATCAAAGAGTACATGCACGGAAAAAGATAAAGGTTTACCATAGAAGATATACTGATAATTATTAACTTTTAAAAATTATAAAATGAAAACGAGAATTGTAGCACTTCTACTAGCCTAGTTTTGTGGACTAATAGGATTCCATGATTATTACCTTAATAGAAACCTTGCTGGACAAATTAAAGTGGGGATTTTTATAGCCTCATTTTTATGTAGCCTTTCATCATTCGAGTTTCTTAATATTATCAGTGTTGTAGGTTTCGCCAGTGTTATTTTATGTACACTTATCGATTTCTTTAAACTGACAGGCTTAACAGATGAAGAATTTAATAAACTTTATAACAAATAAAGATGGAACAGTCAAAGGATTATTTGCGTGGATATTCTGACGGTATGGCAGACGCTCGGGAAACTATACTCAATCAGAGTTTAGCTTCAAGGATTAAACTGCTCGTAACAAACACGTTGCTTTTATGCATGTCTATTTCAATTATTATATTATTTATTTCACTTGTTGTTCATATAATAAATGAAATTTTGTGATATACTGTGGTGTGCAAAACACCGGACGACTTACGATTGTCTTAAAATTATGGACTGTTTAGACTCTTACACTATCCATAAAATAAAAAATATAACATAACAGAACACGCCAACATCCCGTAAGATCTGCTGGCGAGTCGCTTAAATGTTAGGTGCGTCTCGTATGCCTGCAAGGCATACTTGGCGCATTCTTTCATTCTACGCGCCTAATTATAGTTGAGATTATAGTTTCTATATTATAGTTAGGTCCTAAATTTGACACACAAAACGGCTGACTGTCCTAAAAATGAGAATGAAATGTCCTAATTTTGACATACAAAAGTGGTATTTTTTGGTGATTTTATCCCTTGACTGTCCTAAAAATAGCACAAAATATTTAATTTTTAGGACTCTAAGATTAAACCATTCGCTAGATATTTTGTCATATATTAAAAGCTTAACAATATGAAAATAATCTATAATCGATTTATCCCGTTCAAGGGATTTATGGCGATCAATCTATTCGGTGTTTTGTTTGTCCGCAAGGAATACGAAGACGATATGAACGAGCACGCAGAAGTCAAGAATATTGTAATAAATCACGAATCAATCCATACCGCGCAAATGAAAGAGTTGTGGTTTATAGGGTTCTATCTTATGTATCTTTTCTACTATCTCTTTCTTTTAGCTAAGACTGGGAACGCTAGAACTGCATATTTAGAAATTCCATTCGAGGCTGAAGCGTACGCTAACGAAAGACAAGCTGACTATCTCGCAACACGCGAGAGGTTTGCATTTAAACATTACAAAATATGACAAAAATCAAAGTCATGGCACTAAGCGACATGCATGGCATGCTGCCAGACCTTAGAGATCACCCTGTCGACCTTGTACTTATAGCAGGAGACATAGCACCGGAATATACGGATTACAACACAGATATCGCGATTTCTTGGTATACTCGCGAGTTCTATAGATGGTGTAAGAGCTACGTGTCGGCACAGAAGGTGTTTTTTATCCTTGGATCGCATGATCATGCACTCGAAAATTTCTATCCTATGTTGTGGGAGACATTCCACAGCAATGAGATGAAAGTTCAATTTTTACATAATGAGATCAAGATTTTCAGAAAAGAAGGTCGCGAGTTATCGGTATATGGTACCGAGTATAACCTCAACAATGGCAACCACTCGTTCAGCAAAACAGATAGAGAACTTAACAAGATCTATATGAAAAACAACGAGTTTGTTGATATAGTCCTAAGCCATGAGGCACCGTATGGTTTTAGCGATACGAATAACCAGACGGAAGCCGCAGGATATCAAGGAGTACATCATGGAAGTCAAGCGTTGAGAAGATACATCCAGAGAATGGAACCTGAGGTAGTGATACATGGAAAATATCACTCGGCAACACATTTCAAGGAAAAGCTACAAGATACCGATATATACAATGTCTGCCTTATGGATGAGAACCATGAGCTGACTTTTAAACCTTTAATTTTTGAAATATGAACAACTTCAATTGGCAGTCTTTCCTTCGTGACAACAGTGAACTTTTCAAGTACAAGCAAGAGGTAAAATTTCCAGCTAGCGATTATGACATCGATAAGGAAGCGGCGGATCTGGATGTTGAAAAAATCACTCAAATCTGCAATCATGCTTTGGTCGATTTCTTGAAAAAGCAAGCAAAAACAGGAGATGTCGGAACTTTTAATTCCGCAACAGGAGATGACGAACCACGTAATACTATGATCAAGTCAGATATAGATGGTGTTGTAAATAAGGAAATAAAGCCAAAAGAAAATATGGATAACTTAGTCGACCATGCCGGTATATGTGCCGAACTCACAAACACATACAGAAAGAAGAACGCAGATTACGGGAACTCTTTTTCTAGAGCGGTAGAAAAATACGGCCTCGTCTCTGCACTCACAAGAATAAGCGACAAGTTTAACAGACTCGAAAGTCTTATTCTTCATAAGAAGCAAGAAGTAAATGATGAATCAGTACAGGATACCCTCCTCGATCTTGCCAACTATTGCATAATGACAGTAATGGAAATAAGAAAAAATGGAATCAATTGATTTGGGTTTGCCTTCTGGCAATCTATGGTGTGAAATAAACCTGGGAGCTGAGAAGATAGGAGAGAATGGTAAATGGGCAGCATGGGGATGCCTTGAACTTCATAGCGATAAAGAAGTCAAAGAGTTCACTATGTTTTCCAATGATGGCCATGACTATAGGCTCGCAGAAAATAACATCATAACAAAGTATAATCTGGACGATCACCTTGAAAAGTTAGAACCAGAGGATGATATAGCAACGCAGCTATTAGGTCCCGAGTTCTCAATTCCAGGGAAAGATGATTTCCAGGAGTTAATAGAAAATACAGAGTTCAGTATTGCGACATTTAACAATTACAAATGTGCTAAACTGAAGAGTAAAATAAACAATGCGGAAATATATTTCCCAGTTCCCGGATGGTGCGCTAACGGGAAGGTAGAGTGTCCAGGAGAAGGCGGGATCTATATGACGGCTGATTTGACACCTAACCCGATGAAAGCCTACGTGGCAGTCGTTGATGGAGGGAACGGAGAAATGACCATTTCCGGATCTGGTCTCCGTTTGTTAGGTGTACAAGTTAGAGCAATAAAAAGAAAAATCAATGAAACTTAAAGTATTCAATGGGTCTGAGGTATTCTTCACCTCAGATACCCATTTTGACCACGAGGCTATTATCGGGCTATGCAACCGTCCGTTTACATGTGTCGGTGAGATGAATGCCAAGCTTATCGAAAACTGGAATGCTACAGTCGGATCAGGTGATACAGTATTCCATCTTGGCGATTTTTCAATGAAAGGTACACAGCGAGTACTACACATAAGGGAGTACCTAAACGGTAAGATTCACCTGATACTTGGCAATCATGATATCCCAAAAATAAACCTAGCAACTATAAGGGATGCGTTTGAGTCAATAACAGAGCAGCAAAGCATAATGATTGACGACATCAAAATCATACTGAATCATTACCCGTTTCTTTGTTTTCCTGGACAATATAACCCGCATATGTGGCAATTGTTCGGGCATGTACACACAAGAGAGAATAACACGGGATGTGATAGGAATAGATTGAAATATCTTTTCCCTACACAGTATGACGTTGGAGTTGATAATAACGACTACCGACCGGTAAGCTGGGCTGTGGTAAAAGAGAAAATAGAAAAGCAAATAGCAGAGTATGACAAAGAAAGAAAAGCTGGAAAATGTGGCTAATATAGTACTCTCAGCTGGAGCAATAGTTTCACTGTTAGCTGGAGCCAAAGCAATCAGCTGCTTACTGTTTGGCTTAGTTCTGTTTATGGTAAACACAAAGTGGTTAATATTTAAAATGAAAAATAAACTATGGTGGAAAAAATAAGAGAAGCGTTTGGCTGGCTTATTCTATTCGTGTTTAATATGCTCGGTGTGGGGTGGTCTATTCTTGGAATAGATATTCTGGCAATATCACAAGCGATTAGCCTTTTGATTGCTATGATCTTTTTGATTGTAGGCACATCTACGGGTTATGTTTTAGCTCTTGCTCTTGCAGGGCTTTTTGGTGCTGCAAACATTCTTTCATCACTCGCATTTTTCGGATTTGTGTTTTACGTCAAAGGTGAGATATTGAAGAAAATAAAAGAGGAATTTTTCTACTAATATATGAAAACAATAATAAGAGAAATTGAGATATTGTTTATGTGTTTTGTTTCCAGTATGACATGGATCGCGTTTTTTGAAGTAAACGCGAAACTTGTTGGAAGCATTCAATGTTTTATTTTTATCTTTGGATTGATGTGTATCTTAGCCGGATGGAGATTTAATGAATTGGGAATTTATCTTTTATTGGTCAACATGGCAATCGCAGCTATTCATACTTTAATTTTTGAAATTACTTACATAATAAAAGCGAGAGATGGAAAAGAAAATGTACCAAGTATTTAGCCTTGATATGTCATTCCAGCCATTCGAGACAGAAGAGCATTTGATAGGTGCAGAATCAAAGGAGGATCTGATAGAGCATTTGCACGACGTATTCCCTGATCAAACATACATCGTAGAACGTGAGGACTGGATGGAAGACAAGGATTGGGAAGAAGTGCTCGAAATGGAAGAATGCGAACCAGGGACAGAAAAAGTGCTGCCTGGAATTTCCGAGGAGAAAGTAGAAGAAATCAAGAAGTCTATGAAAGGACGTTTTCCTAGAGTTAAACTTGTCGAGGGATTATTTAGCGATAAGAAATACGTAATTTTATATACAGATTATTATATAGAATAAAATGTAAAGATGTAATATGTTTAAATGCGCAATGGCTTTTCTTTGGAGTTTGTTCATTGCGTTTTTTATTTTGCTTTGTCTGACATCGTGCGAATATGAGAAACCGATAACTCCAGATAAAGAATTTGTAGAACTTGAAATTTCTCTTCCGCCAAATTATGAAACACGAGCAACTATAGATACGGTTAAATGGCACGAAGAATAGTGAAACGTACATATGCAGATGGAAGATCTGAGTATGTAATAGAAACCAATAGGATTCATACCTATCCCATGGTGGATGGCGGAATTTGATACTGGAATATATTATACATTAGACGCAGCGATAGACGCTTTGAATTCTTCAATACTTGTAAAATCCGAAGTAATAAAAACACGTAAATAAAATATAAGGGGGGGTGGTGAGTATCTGGGAAAATCCAGGTATTCATCACCCCCTTTTTTTTTAAAAATGGAATCAAGCTTCTTCTTTCTTTTCTACTTTAAATAAATCTGGATTATTATTTTTAATTGTTTGTTTAAATATTCTAACAACTGGAGCATTACTAAATATAAAATCGTTAAATGTTTTTTTACCCATTACGGTTTTCCATACATCTTTTACAATTTTGATATTTGTTGTTGCTACCGTTGGCTCAAGATCATTTACACAATAACTAATAATATTCCAAGGACCAAAGAAACCATCGAAAGATTGATAAGATGAGTTATATAACAATTCTGTTATACCACTTGCTACAACATCATCTGTATTTTTCATTTTCTTTTTGTCTTCGTACCAAGGAGTAAGAGCACATCCGAAAATCAGCGCGAACAATCCCATCATTAACAAATCAGCCAATGCCTTGTTGAGGTTATCTCTATTTGTTCTATATCTCCAGATGTTATTTAAGAAAGATTCTTTACTAAACCCGTCTTCTTTAAACACATCCCAAACATCTTTGAATGTATACATTATACCCTAAACAGGAATTGGCACTTGTTCAACTACTGGACATTTCCCATCATTTGCTTCCTCTTCTCCTTTTTCATTATAATATTTATCTCCAATTTTTTCAACGATACCGCCATCATCTCTGAAATATAAATCATTTCCTGCTTGACTTTGTCGTATCATTGGCTTGCCGTCTATTGTTTGAGTTGTAAAATATCCATTATATTTTCCTTGTTTCTTAAACCACGTCGCAGCGATACCATTCATCCAAGTAGTAAAGATTCCAAGATTTTGTCCAAGTGATATTTGCTCATACCTTGCTCTCTGTGATCTATCATATGCACCATATATTTCATCTGCGAAAACTTTAAAGGATGCAATATCCTGATTATTATAAGGCTCTGGAAGAAGATCTTCTCCTACTTTAACTTTTCTATCTGGATTTTCCTTATTATATGCTATAACAGCAGAGAAATAACGAGACTATGCCTGATGATACTCTTCCGTTCCTGGGGTTCCGTGAAAGTATGCATAGAAACGTTTATCTTTTTTAGGATCATAAACTAACCTATTGTCTCTTATATCGAATGCATCCCAACATCCATCATGAATACATCGAGACACAAACAATGTCATACGATTTAAAAAATCGGGACCACGCAATGTTCCAAATGACATGTACATAGGATTCATAATTCCGCCCTTACCGGTTTTTGCTCGTTCGGCAATTTTTGCAGTATCACAATTAGAAAGTCTATATTTTAGACAAAGCTCAGACATAATATTTAATGACCTCTCAGAAGTAAAAATATGCTTTAAAACTTCACCATATCCTTCTGCCACTTCTTTGCTACTTAAATCATTATGATAGTGACTTAATGTTCTAACAGTATTTTGCCATAGACCTTCAAATGAATCTCGGAACATAGAACGCAAGTTTGCTGCAAGGTACATAGTGTTTATTATCTATCTAAAAGGACGCATAACCTATTGGACAGATTGCCCAAATTTTGACATAATAGATTTTTGATATAGATTTACCATCATCTATTCCTATAGATATTTTGCAGAATCGTTAAGCAATCGTTTGGCTCTTTCTCCCATGTGCTCACCAGTCATATACATTTCAAAAAGCAAAGCCTTACCTAATAATTCAACATCACGCATGCGATTATAATAACACTGCTGAGTTAAATATTCTGCAAGTATATTTCCTATGTTTGTTTCAAAATAAGAAGCATCATGATTTTTTAATAATCTTGCACGTGCTTGATCGTTCTCAGATAAAAGTAATGTTTTAGTGCTCATTAATGGATCGCCATCAAGGTCATAGATAGAAACAAAATCATCGCTTCCCATTACACTTTTTGATCCCTTACTATGAAGACTATTTTTAAGAACTGTTACAATTCCATCAACATTGGAGCACTGTTTGGCGACTTTGCTCACCTTGGCGGTCATTGTTTGATATGTATGCCTTATATTTGTTGCTTTAATTAATGGAACCAAGAAATAGTGATTAGATGGTTTTTTTATAAATTCCATAAGTCTTGGATCATTAATTCCTGTAAAATCAAAATGTAAATCAGGGTTATTTTCTGCACGCACTTTAGCAAATTGGAATAATATCTTTTTTAAGAAAATCCTATCTTCAGTTGTTAATCCAGCAATAGCAGACTCGTTATCACTATATGGGTTAACAAACATAAAAGTATTAGCTCCAGTTGCTGGATCTTTTTTATAAAATTTATCATATACGTGCTCAGTGCTACCTATAATTTTTGTATCAATAATAGTAACACCAGCATCAGATTCGTATTTTTCAATATCTGGCTTTATCTCAGACCATCTGTGTACGAAATCATTAGCAGCTCTATTGGCTGCATTTGCATATGCGTTATTAAAAAATCGAACATTCTCATCAGGGTTAGCATATTGAGGTAAAACATTTCTTAATAATTCATTTACATGTTCTACAGAAACTGCACGCACACCGTTGTAATTTAACATCCACAATGCACAATGATGATATACCTGATATAATGTCCTCATTTTAGGGCTATCATGATTTCGATATCTTTCTATTAGTTCGGGATTTGCAGTATGGAAGATTTCATGTTCCAACATCTGCATAACTCTTTTGATATGCTAGTATTTAGCCTCATAATCATCTGCAGATTTCATCCCAGGTAAATCAAACCCTTTATTATTTGCTATACTTTCTATTAGAGATAATACAATATCATACGAATCAGCAATTTTAGTATTAGAGAAATTATTTTTATATGATGTTCCTAATTTATTGTTAATGAATTTTTGAATTTTCGAGAATTCCTATATTATATATGATGCTGAATACGTCATTCCAGAGCCACGAAAATAAGGAGAATAAGCACTAATTTTTCCAAGCTTCATATTTGGTACAAGATCACATATTGAATTCAAAATGCTAGCTGCTCGCATCATCTCCATGTGGCCATAACAGCTTTTTAGGTCAGTTGCATCTTCCAAATTCATACAATAATAAGCCAAAAGATTACTCTGCGAGTGTTTATTTGGTATCATCTCATCTAATTTCAAAGATGATAAGCACACGACATCTATCTCATTTGTCTCATTATTTTGGAAAAGGAAAATTCCTAGTTCGTTTAATTCGTCATTTAACAATGGTGTATATTCATGAACAACCTCACCTTTTACTTCATGAGTTCTAAAATAGATTCCAAGATTTTCATTTAGAAATCTCTAAGCAGCTTTAAATCCGAATCCTTCAAAATTAGCATATCCAAGTTCATAAGAATTACGAATTGATTTAACAATTTGTTGAGTTACAACTGGTAATTCCTAATTAAGCTTTTTAAGATTATCAGTTACATATTGTAATAATTCTTGATTCTTATAATACTCCTCGTTACTCTCTATGTGGTGCGTATTGCCATCCGGATCAATAACATCCCAACCTATACCATTTTCTGGTTTCAGAATTGTTACGTTTATATTCTATGAGATATAAGCTTTAGCGCTTATATTTAATCCTTTCGCTGTTGCATCATATTCTGGGATAATCTATCTTAAAAATTCATCTTCTGCCTACAATCTTCCTTGCAACTATAACATTGGAATGTTATTAACTTTCTATTCTATCATAGCATTAAACAAATCATCTTGCAATTTCTGCTATGCTTTAATAACTGGACTAGATACTCCATCTTGTACGTTATAGTTTATTCCATAGTTTTCATTACCCGATTCATCCTTTAATAGTAAATCAACTATTTTTCCTTCTTTATTATATACAATCTATATTGGGATATTAAAATAACTTGAACCTTCTGAATTAAATCCATTTTGTTCAAATATTTCTTTAATTGCACCCATTTCAAGATCGTATTTTTGAAGCTTCACTTTAGCCCATGATGCAAATGGAGTCAAACCAAATTTGTAATTAAAGATGTGATAATGCCCATATTTATCAATCTAAACATTATCAACATGTATTCCAACTTTATCTGCGCCTAAACGTTCTTTTAACTCTGGACGAATAGATGTGCTTAAATGTATATTCCGAAGCATTGGTTCACTATCTTTACGCACGTCTTTGCACATTCGGTGAAGATAATAATTCAATTTTGCAATTTTGGCATATAAGTCTTTCATAGGCATGGCGAAACGATTATATAGTGTTTCACCATTTTCTAATTTAAATTTCTTTAAACTATTCACAAAAGCATCTGCGTCTTCATCTATAGCTAAACCAGCACTGATTCCAAATGGCATCCAGTTATGTAAAGCCATACCATCAGCACATGAACGCTTCCAACTATCACGTATTTCTGTGACTTCTTTTATTATCTCTTCTTCTGTTTTAGTTCCCGACTCAATCTATGTTTTTATATACCACTAAATATATTCTTCATCAGAAGCTTCAAATGGGATATTACTCCCAAGTTCTTGATATAGTTTTTCTATGCATTGCAGTGGTGTTATACGATTCGGATCTTTGATTGTATATTCTCCTCCGACTTCATTTCCATTTATGGAAATTTCAGCTTTCTCTTTTTGATTAACCTATTTAAGTTTATTGACAACTTCAGTAGAAGATACGCTAAACTTAACATGATTGTCTCCAATTGAAATTAATTTTTCACTTAATGTTGATCCACTAGTCATCTTTAATGTTAGAATCAACTATTCCAAAGTCATCTCCGGTAAAACTTGTTCGCCAGATTTTATTTTAAACTTGCAATTTGCTAAATTTATTGATTCCATTTTCTTATTTCAACATAAATTACTTACAATATCTGTATATACCATCTTCTTTAACTCCTTGCAGTTTTTCAAGGTCATTTTTGCTTACATCATATATTTTATCCTTGTCGTCTTCAAGCATTTGTTGAATTTGTGAAATTAGTTCTGTTTTAAATCCACTAGTATCTGCCATCCCTCTAATTCCAAATCCTATACGTTTCCTGTCTTTTTCAAATCCATTAAGCAAACTTTTGAATATATTAAATTGACCGTTAGCTACATCAAATAGATTAAACGTCTCCCCAAATATATTATCTTTTTCTATAATTGTTTTCATAGATGCAAATATATCCGGAAAAGATATATTCTATTCTGATATGAATTTGGCAAAATCATCTGCAAATTCTTCTTCCAATATATACATGGCAATTTCAGCAGCATGTTCTTTTTCATTAAGACCTTGCTCTTCTATTTGTTTTTTATAAAACTCGTTAGTTGTTAACTTGCCTGATGTCAATACATCTTTTATGCTTAATTTATATTTTTCCTAACAATAAGCTTCTAAAAGCTAAGCATAAACATCCTGATTTCTATGTCTAACTAACGACAACAATATGTGTGTATACTCATGAAATGGAGACTAGAAAGATGCATATTTAGGATTAACATAAATTATTCCATTCTAAGTAAAACCACGGAGTTTTTCTTTGCTGTCTTGTCCGATAATACTTTTAACCTATTCATCGGTTAAGAGGACCATTTTTATACCATTTTCTTCAAAAATATGCTATATTGTTTGCCAGTCTACAATTCGTGTAATTCTTCCTTTCTTTATCTAAGCTGTTTCGGAAACTTTTTCTTCTTTGATTTGAAAATCTTCATCACTCATTTTTCTGAAACGAGTATAAAAAGATCTCGTTTCACTTCCAAAACTTTTATAGCCAATTGCAACTGTATCATCAACTGCAATATATGAATCTGTTTTTGCTTTTGATAACTCATCAAGTACTACTCTGATATTATTATCACTTACAGTTGATAAATTAAGTCCAAATCTAGAATAAAATAAAGCAACTTTTTCTACAGTGTTTAATTTTGATATAATATATGCACCAAGGTTTTTCGGAGCGGTTTTAAGAATTGACTCGAAATAGTCTTTAACTGTAAGATCTTGACGAACACTTTCTATATTTCCAAATTCTGCATCAAGTACTTCTACAATTTGTCCCTTTTTATACCATCTTGATTTTGGTGATTCCATGGGATCGTACTCGACTCTGCCTTTCTTTAGTGCTCTATTAATAAAGAAACCAGAAAAGACAGTAGATTTTAAAAACATTTCATAGGCGGCTTTTTGTGCTTCTGCTTTAGAGCTAAATAGTTTAATGTATTTGTCGTATCTACTCCATGGGTTTTGTGTTATGAAATATTTTCCGCCATAATTATAAACATAAAATCCATATGGCTTTAATACTTCACCAGTGTCGTCATCTGTTAATGGCGTTATATTGTATACCTCATTTAATTTCTTTATGATTATAGGCTCATCTTCATTAGTCCGTATTGCATCAACTGTTTTTGTCGACAATAATCCATATGTTGTTTTTGACTATCTCTTAAAATACATTCCAGAAGTAGACTTCCCAAAATTTGTCTCGTAAAATCCAACATCAGATTCCAGAAATAATTTTTGAACTTTCTGTCTAATCAAATTGATATTTTTAATATCATCTTTTTGAATTATTCCTGTTTCTACCATGTATTTACCCATTATATTATACGGGATAAATTTAGTATTCTGGGTTCCTTGTAATAGGTAGGTCAAAAAATTAACGAAATCAGATTCAGAAGTTCGTTTTGATTTGTATCCTGAGAGCTAAATTAAAATATCATTTATTCTAGCATCTACTTCGTAACTTTTTAATGCTAAGTTAGAAATATTGCTGTCTCCATTTATGATGCTATTTAGAAATACTTTAAGATTTTCCTCTTGACTTTTACTTTCATCTATTTTAGCTTCTGCTTGAGCATTTTCTACTATACTCTCAGCATTGCTTTCGCTTTCTTCTTGTACTATTAAGCCCTTTTTTATAAGATTTTCCTGAAGTTTATTTTCGATATTTTCAACAACCTACTATCGTGTTTCTTCATCTGCAGCAATAGCCTATAATCCAGGACGATTTGCAATAAATTCCTTAAATATTTTCAAAGAGTTATCCCTGCCCTTAATTGTTCTATATCCATATTTATCATAATCTGCCATTCTGTTTTCTAGAACCTTAACATATGTGCCTAAAGAAAGACAGTCATCTAAAAGTTTTTTTATTCTTTGTATTTTTAATATATCAGGCAAATCTTCAAATCCTGGCTCTTTCTCGAATTCATAAGCATATTGTTCAATCTATGTTATGTGTTCTTTAAGTGATTTATATGACTTAATAAATTCTTCCGCATTTGTATTATCTAAAAGATTTCTCAAGTCATGGTGTAGTGGTGAGATTCCAGTATGTTCATCTCTTTGTAAATAGTCAACAATATATTTTAATTCAGCATATCCTATTTTACTGACCTTAGAAACATAGTTCGGATCATCAACCCTTAAAAAAAATGGATCAACCTTACCATTTTCATCTTTACCAGATCTAAGCCACACGCTAATGGCATTATAATAATTTCGACTGAAATTTTTCTTATATCCATTTTTAGTACTAATAAATCTAAGTTCAGCAGAATCTAAGCTATCAATTAAAAATCGGATATCTGCACTTAAATTTCTTCCGGTTGAATCAGTCTATGTTGTTTTAAGCTATAGATTACTTGATTCAATGTATGTTCTCAAATCTTCTATATCTTCAATTATTTTCCTGTTTGCTTCGTCTTTTGATAAAGCAGCCAAATATGCAATATATGTGTTATATTCTTCCTCATTTAATACTGTCTTATAATCTTCTGGAGTTATATCTTTAAGCTTGGCTTCCGTCTATTCAATAAATATCTTCATTTTATAGATTTCGTCCTCAGTCAAAAATTTATATTCAGGAAGCTTTCTTGCAGCTTCCTGAATTCTGGTATATCTCGCAAAGTTTCTAAGTTCTGACGTTGGTATAACATATACTGCACTCTGTGTTCCATCAGCATTTAATTTTATTGCTTTAAATCCAAATGCATTTTTACTAACACCAGATGCAGCTGGCAATTCTTGAACCACTAAAACATTGCCAACATATTCTCCCCACTTTAAATCGGGGAAAGCACTTTTAATGCCTTCCTCTGTATAATTAGGAACATATCTAGCATCTTTACTAAATTCAGTAAATGAAGTTCCGGAAAAAAGACTATTGATTAATTGAGAAATTAATTGATCATTTGTACCGTTTCTATTGTTTTTCGCAATTATATCGGCGATTTTTTCCAACTAGTTTTCACCGTCTTTAATTTCACCAATAGTTATGTCTGTTTCTATGTCGGATCCATCATTACCTTTTGAAGCAATGGACAATATTATTTTACAATCCTTGATTTTAATACTAGCATTTTCCATATTACGAACATCTAATTTGTGCTTTAACTTTTTGTAATGTCATGAGATACTACAAAGCTTTCATAACATCTTCCATTCTGTCTGATCTCAGCTATACATTAAGGTTTTGTGAATTTCCAGCAGCTGGTATGAAAAATATTCCATCTTCAACGAAATTTCTTAATCGTTTCTATTTTGTTTTTTCATCTGTTCCTTCAAGGAATGGGTAGACACTCGACTATGTCACTTTTGCATCTTCATATTCTGAATTCCTGCCTCTATCATTTTTTCTTATTTTGAATTTCATGTTTCCGGCAGCGTCAACTTCTATATATGCAAGTTCATTATTATGTTTTTTAGATCCTTCTTTACGCTATTTTGCGAGTTGTAATCTAACGTCTGTGTCAGAATAACCATATCTCCTTTCAATATATTGCTTTAATCTTTCTTTTTTAAACTCGACTTCATCAGATGCACCGGCTCTTGTGTCTTTTTCATAGGAGAATCTCCTCATTTTTTCGTCTTCTTGTGCAATAAATTTAAAATAGCTGCTAAGAATAGAATCTCCTTGCGCAATATTATATGAAAATAAGGTAGTTAATCTATCTTTTCCTTGCTGGTTCTTATTAACAAGCAGATTATACAAAATAAAATAATCGGTAATTTTAACAGGCAGTCCTGAATTTCCAATATCTAGACGATTGAAATCATTAACCATTCTAGCGAATTTACTCATGGCTCGAGAATTGGAATCCACGTCTGTCATTATAAAATTCAGCTTCATGTAAATAAAGTTCTTATCCTTTGCATACATCAAACTGTTTATAAATTCATTATTCGCATCTGTAACTATAGACTAGCCATCAATTAAATAATCTTCAAAGCCAGAACGTAAAGCTGGAACTAATGACTTTTCCATCCATATTTTGAAGGTCTACAAATCAGCCAATGTTTTAATGGTTATTAACTGATCCTCTTCTGCCTTAACAAGGTTCATATATTTATCATACATATACTCACCTTTATGGATCTAGAAAACAAGAGGTCTTGATGATGTCTACTAATACTGTTGAATCCATTTAAATAACAAAAGTTCATTAGCATAATTCTATGCACGTGATATTTCGTAATTTTCAAATGGCGCATTTTGTTCTGTCACATAACCTTTAACAATATTTACAATTTGGTTTTTTACAGTAGCTATTGATGTTATACCATTTGCTGCATATAATCCACGTATCGCTTGCCAATAATGTGGTATTCGATGTATAACATCAAATATGTTATATTGACTTTTTATTATATCATAGAAATCAGTTGCAGCTTTTCTATATGCATTATCACTAACAAATTGCTCTAAATCAAACGATGATTTATAAGCTTTTTCTCCAGAATTCCACTTAATTATTTTATGCCTAATTGCTGTTTTTATTATTTCTTTTACTTTCTCTTTGGTATAATTAGGATGTGTTTCTAAGATTTTGTTAATACATGCATCTTCTCTTGCAGCATTTTTTAATGCATCTTCATCTGATTTCTCATCCATTAAATAAATTCCATAAGAAGGCTTTTCAGATTTTGACTTTTCATCAAGATAAGTATATGAAAAATAATTATGTTTGCGATTATATATTTTTTCTATTTTTGTTATTTGCTGCAATAAGTCAGAATATCTAGGATCAATACCTTTAGCGATACCCATCATAGTACCCAGGCTACTCATTTCATTTGCCTGAATATCAAGATTATAAAGTTCTTCTAAATCCGCTGCAAATTCACTATAATCACAATCGTTATTTTTTAACAATTGCAACATTTTGAAGCCTAAAATAACTTTAGATCTTATATACTCAGCCGCTTTGTAGTTTGCTGGCAATTTAGATAATAACAAATCTCGTATTTGCAATTTTTCAGACAAAGTCAAATCACTTGTCCTAATAAATTCTAGCAGTTTCGGTTCATGCGGATTTTTTGGATCTATACTATTTTGATATTTATTTATTTTGTCTTTCAAGTTTGAAATCGGCGACCCCTCTTTATTTAATTCCTCAGTAAGAGTTTTGAAATCTCCTTTATAAAACTCATCATTTTTCACAATATCATAAATATCTTTTATTCGAACATCATCTCCACTAAAAATATTGCTAGATGTCAGCATGTCTATAACAGTTATAGATTTACTTGACATAAATGCAACCGTGTCATCAATACTGTAACCAAGAATTAATAAGTGCAGATATATTTTAGCAAGAGCCTGACCTCCATTTATCTTTGTTAATATAAGCTCTTTAGCATTATCGGTTGCAGCGGTAAGCAGCATAGATATAGTAGCATCTGCCTATGTCCACAATTTGCCCTATTCTCCATAGTATTTTTTGATTTTTTCCTAAAGAGTCATTCCTGGTATAGATGGTTCCGCTTCTACTATTTTTATAACCTGATCCATTTGCAGCAGATCTCTTTGGAACTATTCAAAATTGTCGCCATATTTTTTTAAGGCTCTTGTGTAGTTGTTATCTGTCTTTTCTGTCCGAATACACAAATGAGGATTTCCATTCGCTCTTCCAGCAATACGATGAGAAGTATGGAAAAATTTCATATATCTATGATAGTCAGCGTCATCACTTACAAGTCCTTCGTTGAAATAATAGCTAAGTCCCATAAATACTTTTTCTCCGATTGCCGCGATACCAATCACTTGCTTACCGTCCATGTTTTGGTATTGCATGATCATTTTAGTCAATGGGTTCATGCTTGTCATCTAATCGCTACTTTTGGCTTTTGCTGTACCACTTGCTAATGCTTTTAATGGGTCAGCAGTTACGGGATCGTAAGCCATCTATATACTTTTTGGATCATTAACAATTTGCATAATACGACTGGCGACATAGTTCTTATTAGCCAATTCTAATTCCGTCATTGGAATTTCGTATTGCTCATGTTTATTAAGTTGAGATCTTACTTCATTTATTCCATCTTTATATTCTTGGAAATCATCTTCTGAAATATAAAAATCGAACGCACCGTTAGAATTATTTTCGCTTGCATTATTTAATATCTCTGCATATAATCTTATCCGGTTTGCTTTTAATCGACTTATATAACTATCCTGATTATATGAAATGACATTATCATTAAAATTAAGCTTGAAACCATAATTTTCAAGAAGTGCAGCTTCTGAATCAGAAATCGAAGACAACTATATAGTTTCAATTTTTTGCGTATTATCTGCTTGCTATGTCGATATTTTAAATTTAATCTTATCTGTTTTTGTGAGTGAATCCTGATTTTCCGATAATATACGTGGTAGTGCTTCATATATAAGCGACTTATCGTTTATATCAAGATACTAATCGCCGTTTATAGTAACTACAACATTTGCAACATCCTATTCAATTGTAAATGTCAAATTATTAATCTAGCATGTAATTTTAGGAATACCTTTTTCGTTATACGAAACTTCTGTTTCTGTAAGGATTTCGCCATTACTTAGCTATATCTTCTTTCCTTCTGATGCTTTTGATTGTTGTTTTATAATTGAATCTAATTCATCATTTATTTTTACGATTTCAATTATATTTTGACCCGTCTAATCTGTTTCGCTTCCCTCGTTTTGTCTGATCTAAATTCCTTCAGGCATTGGTAATTTCAAACTTTCACGGGCAGATTCTATTGATGAATAATCAAACAAAGGCGACCAATCAGCAAACGATCCGTCTTTGTTATATCCAAAAGACATCATATACGATTTATCGATATCATAGTCAGAACCCTATATCCAAGTTTGGAAATGGGAAACAAACGCCTGGTTCGTAGATACTGGAACATATCCTATGACTTGCATGTTCATATATGATTGTAAGTTTTGTGCGGGAATACGTGCTGCTACTATATATTTGCTAAGTGCAAATTGACCTTTTGCATAATATTTCCTTGCAGCCTATAATTGCTTTAGTTTGTCTCTATAATTTGGATGAGTGTTCTAGTCGAATAGTTTCACTTGTGCATCATCTCCATCGAATTCTGGTTCATTTAAATATGATATCGCAGATTCCAAACTAAGATTAAACGCTTCGGATTTAAATGAATTTTCTTTAGCATAATCAAGCATCATTTCGATATTTCCTTTTTGAGAAAAATCAAAATATCCATTTAACTGTAACCACTGCCAACCTTCTGTCTTTTGCAAAAGTTTGATAGTCTACCCAACATATTTATTATATGCCTTCTAGTTTCCTGAATTACCAATTATTGCACTCTTATCAAAATAAATAAAATATTCCTTCTTGTTATCTATTATTTTTGAAAGTTTCCGCATATAATATTTCTTTTCATAGATTTTGTTATCTATTAAAACGAAATCAGATTTAGGTAATTCCACACCATCTTCTGAGCCTTTAGCTTTCGTAAAGAATTGATCTCCAATTACTTGTACATCATTACGTAAAACAAGTGTTCCAATCTAATACTTGGGATTCCCATTTTTATCTATAGCGAAGATATCTCTTCCACCTTCTTCGTTTTCTATAATATCCTATGGTTGGTGTTCTTCTTCAAAGTCATCTTTCAAAACATCTCTGTGGAATTCTGTTTGTTCTTTTTCTCCTGTCTCGTCGTTAACATAACTATATTTTACATTAGTTGACTCTGGTGTATGGCACATTATATTTATGTGAGAATGCGGAGTGCATAATACCAGATCTGATTCAGTCACACAATATTCTTTGGAAATTTGATCTTTGAAATTTCTCTCTATATCCAACAATGTACGATCACCCTAATTGAACAAAGATTTATAGATATTTGAAATTACAGCTTCTGCCGCTTCGTTCTTGATGGAATTTTTATCAATCTCTATAGTTTGGCCATCAATAACAACATGATAATTATTTTCTCCTGTACCAGTTATATTTCTCATCTACTCCTAAATGGAGTCGTGCAAGGCTTTCTTCCTGCTTTCTGACTTCTCCACATACTTCCAAACAAAAGTTTTATTTGGTTTAGCAGACATCAAATACTTATCAACTACGGCATCAAGATCAAACATGTTATATCTTTTTGTTGTTCCTTTTTGCGTAAATGACAATCTCTATGGTCTCAAATTTTTCGGCTTAATAATATTATCTCTAAATCTAACATCCTTATGCCATGCCATTCTCAAATATTTGAAGAACTCTTTATATTTGCTGAATTTAGAATCGGCTATAATTTTGCTGTATGGCTTATAATCTGCTTGATCAATATCCAAATTGCCGAAATACATTTTAGCGTATTCTACAAAATGATTATCAATCTCATCTTGAATTTTCTGATATCCTTCTTTTGTATTTGGATCTCCTCCACATCGTTCTTGCGCTTTTTTAGAAACTTCGTCATAATGCGCATTTTTAAAAGCATATTTGAATTGATAATATGAAGATAAAGAATCTAATGACACAGTTTCTATATTACCATCAAAAATTACATCAACAATATCGGTTGGTATAAAATAGCCTATTTCATGATAGTATATATTCTTTTGCTATTCTAATTGTAAATAAGCCTCAACTACAGCATTCATTCTTTGATTTTGTGAATAAATACTACTAGTACAAGAGATACCATTTTCTGAATCGATTGTATAATCTGAGATTATTTTATTCTGCTTTAGAATTTCTAAAGCATCTTTTATGACCGTCTCGTTGCCATTTTTAATTATTATCTGCTTGTTGTGGCCTATATCGTCAATAGCTCCAATTAATAGATTCGTGAGCTTCTAAAAATTAATCGGCTTAATTCTGGAATCTTTAATTATGATTTCATATTTCCCATCTGTTTCACCAACTTGTATTGTTGCATCTCCTATTTTACTTTTAGAATCTTTATAAGTGCATTTTGTAGTAGGAGATATCTTTCCTGATTTTTTAACAAGTGCCTATTCTCCATTTAATGCTAATCTGTATATATCTGTATATGTTGCTCCAGATGTCATACCATCTAAATGGTACATTTGCATACTGTTAAAAGATGGTACAAGTACAGCAGGAAGACCATCATATTTACGTTTCAGAGCATTTTTGTTAATATCCGTTACGATTGATTTAATCAAATTACCAAACATATTTGGATCTGATAATGGAAGATACGTTTCCATATTAGCCTCTAAATCATGGCTATATATGCCTTGTTGATTGAAATCTTCTCTAGCAGTATCCATAATTGTTTTAGTAATATCTACAGTTGTGTCAATACCTTTTATAATCTTAAATATACTCCTGCCAAGAATATGATAAAGTTTACTAGAAATTTTTTTCTGTGTTGCTTTATCAGATGTTGATTCCTGTGATATTAATTCAATCTACATTTTCAACGCATTCGCAGCTAATCGTCCTAATGCTTCATAAGCCTGTTTAGCAAAAAGATGATTCTCTCCGCCAGCATCAAGAGAAGCAACAACCTGAGACATCTCAGACACTTTAGCTTCATCTGCCTCATGATCTGGATCTTGCTGTTTCCCGAGTCTTCTATTATCAAGTTCTATATAAGATAAATCAGTGTCATCATATAATGCTGATGTCGGATTCATGTTATACTGCATACGTTTAATAGCAGAACCATGAGCAAGATATCCTATGAATTGGCTTTTTAATGGTTGCTGATATCTTGTCTGAGTGTTCCCGTCAACAGAGAAATCAATTTTACCAACGACGTTATTGCAGAATGAAGCAACAGCATAGTTTGATGCTTCTGTTACAGTGTCATCTGAAAAACTAGTAGCATTGTTAATTCCTCCCATCACATAATGTAATTCGAAAATTGAATCGGCAACATGTAAATTAGAATTATTTTTTAATTCCGCTAATGCTTTTTCAATAACTTCCTGCGATGAATCAGCCCTAAGCTATATAGCGTTTGAATTTTCATCAAACAAAGTTATGCAATATGAACTTTTTTCATCTTTTCCATCTTTATATTTTTCAACAGAGTAATATAAATTTTGACCTCTTGGATCTCCTGCTAATGTGCCATTTACTAATTCAGAAAATTCAATATCATCCTTAGCATTTCTGAAATCGGTTATCTAATAAATTGTATCTTTACTTTTATAGAAAATCTTATTTCCTGGTACATGCATCAAAATATCTCTAGCAAAAGAAATATTAGTGTTTCGGTTAGTGTCTTTTTCACTAAGCAAAAACTTGCGTGATCCAGTAAGATTAAATCTGCCATTCCATCTTTTTTTGGTCATCTTATAGAAGATGTTATATAGCTTCTTTGTGCTACCTTGGCTTTCGCGCATCATAGCATTTGTCATTGTGAATGTTGCCCACTTAGCCAAAAATGCCTTGCCGGTTTCTCTATCCATACAATGCCAGATAGTTTTTGCTAATTCATATCCAGTTGACTGATCGCCAAGACTTCCATTTTCAAGAATCGCCTGAATACCCAATCTGTAAGCTGAACCATCACATGCATCAACACTTTTCCCATCTCCGTCTAGATTAAAAACAGATCCTTTTTCATCGTCAACAATAGCCATTTTAGTATACATACCTAAGCCATTCAGGCTATTGACGTTCATAGGAATCATTGTCGCGGGAATAATTACATTTCTTTTATATTGTGCATTTTCACAAGAATTAATAATTTTGTTTATTGCCTCATCATAAAGAAGTTGTAATTTAATATCGTTTTCTGATGTCAGCGGATTACTCTATAAATAAATTCCGATATCAGTTACACTATCAAAATTATTAATTATGTAATCGCGGAATCTAGGATTTGTTTTTTCAAATTCTTTAGCTATACTTTCTACTGATACGCCGGATGTTTTATCTGGGTCTGCAACTTCTGAACCTATCTAAGCCAATCTTAAATTAGAAGAAAGTAAATTCTCTAAATAAAACCAGCGTTCTATAATTGGGTTGACTTCAATTTTATCGAGTGTTGTATTTTTTAATTGAGAAATATCAATTACATCTTCCTATACTGATCCGGATTTTACTTTAGCTAAAATTAAATTTCCTGCTTTATCGACCCATTTATTCTTAAAATCCTCAGATTTCATTCCTCTCCTAAATTGGGAATATTCATCACCATCACCATTAATAATGTGATTAAGAGAGTTTCCTGACTCAACCCTAAAATCAACACCATTTTGCAATAGTGTTATGATTGTGTTTTTTAATTCGCGGTTAAATCTTCCATTAAGTGCAATAGGATCATGTAATTGTTCAGAATATGCAAAACCTAATTCATGTAATGACAACTTCCCGTTTCGTATACGATAATCTGCATCTACGGCAAGTTTCATATATTTATCTGATGGAATATTGTGTTTTTTGAGGATCTGCTCTTTTGCTGCCTTATCAGTTACTCCGTCTAACTCATCTCTTGCTGCCTCTACAGCGGCATTATATTTATCTATATATTTTTTTAATTGTTCTTTAGTTATTTTTTTTAATTTCTGCTAAATATAAATAGTTTTTCCTTTTTCGTCTGCATTATCATTGAAATAAATATCAATTAATTTAGATTCTTCAGGGAATGCTATATCATGAAATTTAAACAAATCCACAAATTTATTTAACGTGGCTCTATATGATCTCTTAAAATAATCACCGGTCGTTGCTCGATAAGCTTCTTTAAGTTGGTCTATAGAAGCATGTGCTAAATTAATCTAAAATTCTTTACCATCCAATTTATAATTAACAACTTTATCATATCCAATTTGATAAATTACAAATGATGTCCTATCAGAATAAACCGTTGGCTGTATATTGAAAAATCCATTTGAAACTAAACTGTCAAAGAAATTGTTCATTATAGAATGATATAACAATTCTCTTTGACTAAAATTTTTAACATCTTTTCCTTCATATCCAACTTCAACCTGGGAATCATATCCAATACTTTGCACGAGGTTATGTTCTCCTCTATTCATTACAAAGAGGTTATTATGTGCTGCAGAGTTAGGATCTGCTGCCAATGCAGCATGATCTTCATTCCATAGTGCTGCCAATGATTGATTTCGATAGTTGGCAACACGATTTCCCTATACTGTTACAGTTGTAGAAGGAAGACCTTTTCCATTTAATGTTGTATCAGCCATAAAGTAAGGTTCAATCCAACCTTCACTTGGTGGCAATGGATTAATTCTTACTTCCGTTCCGCCATATGATTTGACATTACCAAATGCAGCTGTTTGACAATTCTAAAAACTATTCCAGCCGAAAGTTTTGTCATAAAATTCTCTAAATGATAAAGTGCCTTTATTTTCTTCATTTTCAGCATATTCATCAGCTGCCTTATAATAGTCTGATGTTATTTTATCAACAAAAAGGGCCCTTAATGCACTTGTCATGATAGCTTTAACAGGATCGCCTTTTATTGATCTTGCTGCATAATTCAAATTTTCTAATCCTTCTTTTGTATTAAAAGGAAGACGTAATGTCTAACTGGCAATATAAAGAAAATCTCTCAATACTGTAAGTTCTTGGCCGCTTCCGTTTAACAACTATTGCTAGTTTCTGCTACCAATTGAACGTGAAAATTCATCTGAGACATCAGGCCGAAGTCTCTAAAGAACTCCATAAATATTTCCTTTTGAGTTATTTTCTTTTCTTGTTTCTTCGATTTCTTCGATTGCCTCATCAAGAATGATGTTTTTGTTGTTCTCTTCTAAATATGATCTTATTTTATTTATTATTAGATCTTGTAATTTTACATTATATATATTTTGAGAAATTACGTCATTTATACTTGTTTTAAAGTCTTCAAATTGCTATTCTTCCGCAAACTAGTCTTTAATACGTTCGAGTAACCCATCGATCTCTGCCTATATATTTTTTATTTTGCCCTCGTCTAGCGTTTCGAATATCGAAACTTTAGCAAATTTTTCAGTTATGTTTTGTTCTTCATTTGTGTTGCTAAGACCAAGTACGAGATATTCCGTATCTCTAATGGTTAAATAAAATCTATCTAGTCTTCTTTCGCTACTATCTCCAGCTTTACGATCATAAGCAACAGTTATATGATTTGTTCCATCTGTCAACGCCTACATTTCTGCCTGCGTCTCTCTGTAATAACTAGTTTCGAGATTTGTGAGATAATCGAATTTCATTTTCTCGATATCACTCTGCTTGGGAATATATCCGATAGTTGTTTCTCCGTTAAAAATTTTAGCTCTTAAATAATTTGCAGGAGACATTTGATACAGCAGATTGATTATAAGATTTTCTCTACTGAGAGTCTATATCCCAGGGAAATTAGACATCTCTACAATATCATTATCCTAGTTAAAATATGCACCTGTTATAGCACGTTCTTCGATATTACTAATTGTATTTTTTGATGTTTTTGTAAAAAATGTATCGTATATACTAAGCAGAACGTTATATGTTAAAGAATCGAGGCCGTTTTCAAAAAGTTGAGATCTCTATTTTTGATTGTTTCGAATAAAGTCTATATACCTTAAAACTATCTTAATATTCTTATTTGGGTCTAACGTGATTTCGCTAGCGGCCTTTTTTGCTGCGTCTAATCTATCACCACCAGATAAATTTTTTGTGGTTAATATATCTATTAACGTGTTCCATCCGAGACTTATAATTGAAATTTTGGTCTTATCACTAATCTTCTGATTGTTATCATCCCTAACTTCCAATAAGTCCAACATGATCTATGAAAGCTTAGAAATTTCAGCTATAGCATCACGATATTCTCCTTTGTTCCAGCTTCTTACAGCATTCTCTCTATCTTCACCAATAGTGTATTTATAAATAGGAGTAACTTGTTTATTTTCTCCCTCTCCTTTGACGATTGCACTATCGCACTCAACGTTCATTTGGGCTTCATCAAACACAATAGTTTTTTTCATTTCTTGCATTAAGAGAGAATCAAAAAATTTAACTTGCGTGTAAGCATTCACAACATCGAGTAGCGCATAGTTTTCCGGATTATCATGTTCATAATCTAGTTTTGCTAATGCCTACAGATTCAGCACATCTGTGATTGTTTGACCTGATGGAAGACTATTATTTTCACGCAAAAGCATAGTCTCAACTAATTTCAAGAAAAGTTTAGCTTTCTTTTTGTCAACTATGCCATCGCTATCTCTGAACTTATATAGCTTTTCTACACGCTTCTTTGATTCGTCATCTTCGGCAAATTTTAAATCTAGATATTTTTTAAGCGTTTCGAATAGTGTGTTTCTGTATTTCTATATAGCTCTATTTAATGTTACATCATTATACACTAATGTGTATGTGTTGCCTTCTTGATAAGAGAACAAACATCTAGTTACATTTTTTCGAAATTCATTATTTCGAATTGTCGTCAGAATACTATTTGAACCATAAAGCCAATTATCTGCAGCTTGCTGATCATATGTTAATGCTTCTAGATCTACCGGATTTTCGTCTGGTTTATCTAATTCTGCAGTTTTTATAGTGGGGGATGGTTCATCATCCCCCGTGTTTTCACTTACGCTAAATCTTGTTTCATCAGCTAATTGCTGTTCTGTTTTACCAGATAAATCAAAAAACTAACTAACAGAATCATAATTATCAGCCCACCATTCATAAATTGCAGCTTCTGGTTCAAGACATGTTTTTGACTCTTTAAAAAGCTTTTCTTTTAAACTGTCTAATGTTCGGTATATCCTTGATGCAGTATACCCAAAAGGCAGATTAATTCTGCTACATCCGTATTTCATATTTCATTTATTAATTAACTTTACAACTTCCGTCTTCATCTATCTGGGTTAGAATATCTTGAATTATCTAATTTGATTTTTCTGCTATATCATTATCATATTCACCCCACTCGTTAAAATCTTCAGGTAAATCATACCGCCATTCTTCAAGATTTTCAGAAAGATAACTTAATATATAAGATCTAATTTTATATTGTTTTATTTTTGTTATATCACTAATTCCTTTATCATTATCTAATTTTTCATTAATATGATCAAATTCATCATGAATTGTTTTAAATAATTCAGCATTTGAATTTTTAATAAATTCCTCATAATTATCTTTTAATAACTTTAACGTCTTAAATAGATCTTTTATATATTCGGCTTGCTCATCGTAATCTTCTTCATCTTGAGCAATATTTAAAAATTCTGCGATACGTTCATCTGCGTCAATTATTGAATCTATATTTTCTGGATCAATATCGTTTAGAATTTCAAAAAGATCATTCGTAAAGATTGGTTCTAATTGAGCCTTTTTTAATTCGAGAGTCTCAGAGTCAGTTTCAACAGTTTCTGTGTTAGTAGATTTAATAATTTTTTCTGCTTTTACCGTATCGTCAGAGGCAATAATTTTATAACTATCCCCGTTGAGCATCTTGACAATTATATTATTATCGCCCTATATAACCGTTGCATTATCGAAATTAAATACTTCATTGCCACTAGCCTATCTAAAAGCATTAAGTAATTCTAAGTACATCTAAGTCCTCTGATCGATTATATTTTTTATATTTTCAGTTTTATCGCTTAGCGTTGTCTCTTTGCTTGTCAATATATCATACAATGTTTCTCCTTTACCTTCTACGATTGCATGACTTGATTCTTCTTCTATTGTCTCCTCGGTTGATATATCTGCCGAATTCCAGTATATCCTCATTGCTGGGGAATCTATCTATGCTGTAACACCAAACAATATATCAGGTGTCGTAGTCGGTACAAAACGTGATGAAATTGTTGTTGAGTTATTCCTGTCGTTTCCTCTTGCACTCTGTGCTACAAATGGATCAGAAAACCAGCCATATCTAGCTTCTGAATCTGTAGCCTGAGGTATAGGCTGACCACTTAATTGTTTCTCGGTTTCTTCATCATACTTATGCTGTGTACTATTTAATCTAGCTTCTACAACATTTTCTGTAGACCCATGAAAACATAACTCAAGCATTGTTGCAACATTATATCCTTGCTCTACGATTGACCTAATAGTACGTCTTTGATTTTGTTTTTCCCGTTCAAGAAGAACATATTTTTCACCTTGCTTTTCGTACTGTGGAATAAATAAGAATCCCTACTGAGCCCATCTCCATTCAAGATCTCTTCCAAGTTTCTTTTTTCGTCCTTCGTATTCTTCATTAGTAGCTGGTAAAATAAGCTTCTTCTGTCCTTTTTCATCCGTAACCTCGACAACTTTCTCATAAGCCATAGCCCTAGACATCATTTTGACAATTACAGCAGGCAATGCTTTCAGCCTAATATGCGACATGTCTGTTGCAGCTGAATCTGGTCCGGAAATTCTAAATGGCTCATTACCGTTTTGGTTCCAGATAGCATTAATCACGCTTCCGTCAGCTCTTCTTCGTGTGTCTAGTCTCTTTGTCTTGCTGACTTCAACATACGAACCAGTTTTTCCATCTTTTTCTTTAGCTGTTATACCAAGGCCATCACGAATAAATCCGAAAATTTCATCTGTGATTTCGATATATTTATTCAAAAGCTGGGGCGTTAGATAAATGCCATAAATAGTTTCCCCTTTCCTTACTCTTTTTCCGTAGAATGGATCGTCTTCTTTGGCGTAAATTCTACGTATTTGCCATTCGTTCTATTCTTTACCCTCAATATTTCCGGTAACGTTACCTATACCAAATCTGAATCTACGGCACTGAGTATCAAGGCTATCGTTGAATTTAAAGATTGCGTTTGCAATAGATTTGATGTCTTCTTTCGTAAGCAATTTATGAGTATATTCAGGCTCGTATTTTCCCCTGAATTCTGCTTCTGATGCATTATCTCCAGCTTCCTCTTGATATTTCTGATATGCTTTATGCATATCATTTAATATATCTCTGAATACATCACTTTCTATAAGCTACTCATAATTTGTACATCCTATCTTTTTTAATGCATCAATATCAAATATTTCAGGATCTTTAAATGCCTCAACTATTTTATTTTTGAAAGAAATAATATCCGCTCTCCAGTTCCATAGCGAAGAAAACCATCTAACAGCCATTCTGTCGCTTACAAATGGAAATATATTATGGTCATTATTTTTTTCACTCTTAATATATTTTCCATAAACGAATTCACGACGAGCTTGCCGTTGACATAACTATGAAATAGTAACTCCAATATTATCAAGCTTTATTAATTTGACTCTTCCCGGTCCTTCGCCAGCCCAGACATTTAAGAGCTAGTCAGCGCTAAGCGTCGGATCTTTTGTAACGAATACACAAGCTTTGCCGGCTGACATTGGTATATCTTCCGATTCTGCCGATGGCGGTCTGTAAATATAAACTTGAGAAACTGTTAAATCCGGATATTTATTTTTAAATTCCGATAATTTTAAAGTAGGAACTGTGCCTTTATGATTTCTGATACTTGTTCGTACAATTGTGGATAAAATCTAATTTGGTTTTGTTCCAAGCTGTATAGATAAAGTTTTGCTGTTTTTATCGTATCCCTCTGTACTAACGCCAGAAGGGGCATTGTTATATGCTTGAGCAAAATTTTCCGCATACTTTTGAATCTGAGCTTTATATGATTCTATTGGATCTTTTGCTGGATCATAACTCTCTCCGTCTGTATTTATTCTTTTTCTGAATATTTCAGAGCGTGTTCTTGATTCTTCACTTAAATTTGGACGTTTTAAGTGTTTGGTTATCTTTTTGATAATCGTTTCACGGTTGCTTTCATATGTCTAAGGATTATTAAATAATCCAAGTGTTATTTTGTATGTCTTTGGTTTTTCCGCAGTACTACCTGGAGCATCCCATGATAAGACTAATTTAAATGTTAACTTCTTCTCTCCATCTATTGTCTTAACAGTTGCAATAGACATAGCGTCCTCAGAATCATTAAGATGGCTCAATCCAATAAAATGATCTCGTGTATCGTCATATTCGGAAATCTCTAATGCCATCCGCTTTGTTGGTTTATTTCCAATAAATTCCTCATATTGCTCTTTCGAAATTATTTTATCTAGTTGTTCACCAAAAAGATGATTAGCATTTTTCCAACTTAGTTTGTACATGAAGCAACGCTTCAACTGAATCAGTGGATCGAAAATGTTTTTATCATATTCAAAAGTATTCCCTGATGCTTTCCCATTTAATGCTGCGAAAATAGCACCATCGTACAAAGTGTCCGCATCTTCAAATGTATATGTACGATATGTTTTATCAAATTCTTTTCCTGATTTTGATGTCACCTTTTTTGTTTTAGTACTAATTGGCATTCCTGTAAGTGTTCCTTCCGTATACACCATAGCACTATCAAGATCAGGGCATGCTTTCAATTCATCATCTATAGTTGTTTCTGTACTTGCAACAGAAAAACGGGTCCATTCTCTCCAACTTTCAGTTGTTTCCACTCGCTTGCCGAGTTCCCTATTTAAATATGTTCCTCCAGTTGTTCTTTCATCTTCTTCAGATGCATATTCTGGAGACATTATATCATCATCCACTTCAGACTCCTCGCTTACCGAAACAGAAGCTCGACCAAACGCTCCTCGTTTTTTAGGTATTCTATAGGTGTATGGTTTAACCGGAGTCTTAACTGGTTTATCATATGTCTTTTCTGATGCTTTGATAGAAGTTAAAAAATCTATCATAGATTTATTTAGATTCTCTACAGCTTCAGTATTAAAGTTTGATTTATTGTTTTTAAACTTATCTTTAATGTTTTTTACAAAAGACATCTTTTTATTTGGATCTATAAAGATTGCCGCGTTTTTACCACGTGTAGACAAAGTATAAACTCTCTATAACCAAAGATAAAGCCAGTGAGCAGAGTCTGCATTACTTTCAGCCTTTGTAAGCGTAATATCTGTATCGATTATAATATTGCTAAACTCTTGACCTTGAATTTCTTGTTCGTTTACAAAATGCACAACATTGGCTTCTCCGAATTTTGCTTTTAGTCTCTTTAACGTGTCTTCATTTGTTCCAAGATATGCTATCTTCTCTTTTTTCTATACTGCGCCAATTGATGTGTTAGTGTCAATTTTCTCTAATATATCATCTGTTAACTCAGGTGTGATATAATCTCCATTTATCACATCTCCATTAAAATAATTCAAATGGAAATTTTCCATGAAGTTTTTGATAGCATTGCCATATAATATTTCAGCATTCGGATCTTTATGGTCTATATATAATAATCCATTCATATATTTAACCATATCGATTGTATTATTATATTTCTGAATATTGCAATCCCTCAAAGTAATACCAAGTCTTGAAGTACGTCCACAAAAAGCGATAGATGAATCTGATATGTTATTATAATCGTTGTTCTTATCAAGTATTCCCTACTGGAAATTATCGCCGACAAGAATAAGAGTTCCGCCAGTGTCCTTTGCCCATTTACTTAATATAGAGATGTCAAATAAAGGAATCCAAGTTGCCTCGTCTATTATTATTACCTTTGTTTTTGTATCTTTAAAATCAATCTTTTGAGCTGGATCTATTATCGGACTTCTTTCATTAACGATTCGTTTCCATTTTGATTTATCTGTTAGCTCTTCATGGAGAGATTTATTAACATCCGCTCCAATCAGACCATTTAATATTTCATCAATACTTTTAGTTTTACCGCCTTTTAAGCTGGATAAGTTATCTATTTGTGATTTTGTCGGTCCGGATAATACTATCTATTCATCAGTATATCCCATGACAATTTTAGCATAATCGATATTCTACTAAACACACACTGATGTTTTTCCTGCGCCTCCATTTCCAGTTAGGAACATTGCATACATGATAGAGCCTTTATTCACATCATCTACTGCATCATATAACCATTCAAGCATTTCTTGCCACTACTTGGGGTTTTGCATATACGCAATAGTCTGTCTAGATACATGCTGTTGTATATCAAGCGCTGCCTTATCCTTATGCTTCTCGCAAAAATCTGCCAAGAACTTGTTATAGTTATCAGAAGAAACATTAAGAATAGTCATTAAATACATGGCTTTATCCATAGAAGTAAGTTGCCCATACTCAACTTTATCTGTTAACTGAGATGTTGATTGTTCTTCCAGCTGATACTATGCAACCTTACCTTCAAATAAATTTTTTATTGACGTACGATTTAATATATCTTTTATAGTCCAATCTTTGTGCTGCGCCAATAATGTTTGCGTTGATTCATAAAAATTCTATTCAATAAGAGCTAACTTCTCCGCATCCGTATGTTCGCTGTGAACTATTGAATCATACTTCGGCAATAAGTTAAATTCTCCTTCAGTATCAGCAAACAAATCAGTGCCGTTTCTCATTAATGCAAAAATCTGTAATTTAGTTTTAATGTTTTGATTTCTTGCATTAACAAACATTTTGCTTTTATTATATTGGTTTTTTATATTCCACCACATTAATGTGTTTGCAAGATATTCGCCATTTTCATCTGGTTCGCCTATCATCTAGAGCAAATTATTGATTTGTTTTACATATACTTTAACAACATCAGGATCTAATACAGGGAATAGTTGTTTTGTTATTCCGTATTTTTCTGTTAGATTATTTAACAATTCATTATGTGGGAATGGATTACTAAGAGTTATTCCTTTGGATGCTGCAAATACAAATGACAAAGTCATATTTAATAATCTTTTTGCATCGTCTAATGCTTCTAATTCTGGATCTGATAATGTAAAAGATTGATAGCCGTTTTCCTCACGAGCGCGATCTATCTTTTCAAATAACTATTCAATATTCTGAACATTAGAATTAGTTGCGAGACCTAGTTTTTTTATAATATCTATTATAGGATTATCAATTACTCGCATCTTTTTCAATTCCTGAATATAATCATAAACTGGATCATGCTTTACTTCGTCTTTAAACATATTTATAAATTTACCTATATGTTTGACTGAAGCATTAAGAGCTGTTTTAAATTCATTTAATCCTTCTATTTTTGTGTCGTCAACATTCCAGTATAAAGCTGGTTGATCATATTCATCAGTAGTTAATGTTGCATCTCTAAGATTAATCCCGTTGACAAAGTTCAGATTATACATCAAATTTGATATATCCAAATATCCAGAACCATCAGGTTTTATTAAACGTTTAATATCATTTAATAAAAATTTATATCCAGGAGCTTCAAATAAGTTGTTGAAAAGGTTTACATAATATGAGTAATCAATACTACCATCACTTCTTGTTTTTAATTTTATTTTTTGATCAAATTCTCCTGTTGGCAACCTCTATACAAAATCGTAAGCAGAAATCTTAATTCGATCAATATCTAATTTAGTAGGTCCAAAAGGATCAGTCTGTATGACTAAATCTTTGATTTCATCAAAAGCAGGTTTCCCTTTAATACTTTCTAATTTAGCTAAAATGTAATTATATTGATAGTCTGTTAGATTTTTAAAATTAAGTATTGTCGCAGCATTATATCCAAGTGATTTTAATGAATCTGATACTTCCTTAATTTTACTTATTTCTAATGTGTTTATAGTATTTATTTTTTCGATATCTTCATCAGACCAGCCTTTTGCTTTTAAACTCTATTTTAATTTTTCTTTTTGATCTGCTGTAAGTGCTCTAACATTTGCTACTGGCAATCCGTCTGATAAGAAATCTAAAAGTTTCTTCTCGTCAAGTTCTCCATCCTCGATATAATCAGAAAAGAAACTTTTTATTTTTTCATTTTGCTCCTAATATAAATTGAACATTCCACGAATGTTTAACTCATCATGTAAAACCTCAGGAGCGGATTCATCTTTAATTTTCTATTCTGTACTGATTAAATAACCTCTAATACCACCAAATCGTCTAGCAATTGCTGCGTACATTTTACCGGCATTTGCGATTTTCTTTTTCGTATCAGATATTAAATCTGTTTTAACTTTATTTTGTATATCTATTAATATTTCATCAAAATTGCTAAGATCAGGTTTTATATCTTTTATTTTCTTTGCAATATACTAGCCAGTCAGTCTACTTGTATTAGCCCAGTTATATGAATCTCTAATATAATCAACTATTTCAGAATCAGAACTATACAATATAAGCTTTAACCTTCTCTTTGTTGGCGCATCAATAAGTCCGCCGCTAGTAGCTAAAATATCACGTGCCTTTTTTAATGCTGCTAACTAGGCTTCTTGAGATCTCTTTATGGCATATTGCTTTTGTAAAAGCTATATTCTCCTTTGTTTTCTTGCTTCAAAATCTTCATCACTCTCGCCATCAAACTTTTTATTCCTAAATTCATATATTTCAAGGGGTTCATTTCTAAGCTATGTGTCATAATCTATTTTAAACATTGGATCTTCTGCATCTAAAGAGAATTCTTTAGGCTTATATTCTTTAATATTCTTAGACATTAATGGACTTTTATCCTTGTCAAAAAGTTGTTCTACCTCCTCCATCTATTTAGAATATTCAACAAGCCTATCTTGAATATTTGCGAATTCTGGAGAAATAATATCTCTGATATATTTAAAAGCCTACCAGGCCTACTCTTGATCTGTCCCCTTATTGTTTGCTTTCCATTCCGTGTATTCTTTGTATAATGCATCTTGCTCTGCGCGGCTTAGTGCATCATACTATTTATCTGTTATTGGATTAAATACATATTCGCCACTTTGATTTACGTGTACTGAATTTAACCATGCTCTAAAATTTGGTATAGAAAATATTTTCTGAAAACGCTAGTCTATATTAAATAATACTTTTCCCATATAATCAACAGCGTTATCTCCAGAATACATCTCTTCCATGCGTTCTTTTAGAGTCTGCTCTCTTTCTTGTAATTGTTCGAGTATATTTTCCTTTTGTTTTCTTAATTCAATATTTGAATCCGCAGTCTATATTTCTTGTTGTATTTTTTGCTATTGAAGTTTAACCTTCGTATATGCAGTTGCAAGATCAGTATATCTAGATTGCAAGCCTCTCGAATAATCGCCTTCGAGCATGTCATTCATATGCATGAAACGAAAATCTCCAAGAGTCATGCTTTGCATTAAAGCATTGTCTGATTTTAACACAGCGCTATCATTGACAATAGAATCAATGCTATCTATCTCTTTTCTTAAAAGATCATATACTACATCATTTTGACTTCTTCCGTCATCAGCTTCTGCAGACAAGAAAACAGGTTGGTCACTTCCTTCCACAAATTCTGTTCTTGCTGATAATTTGGTACTTCCAAGTTTTCCGTTCTTGTGATAATTATCCAAGACTTTCATCACTTCGTTTTTGCCATATTGCCTAATATTATGGATAAGGTCATCGTTAGAAGTGTCTCGTTTCCAGTCTTTACGGGTAAATCGTTCTTTTGCATAGAATATACCACCACCCATAAAACCACCTAAGAAATTCATTCCATATCTCGCCAACATCTATTTAAGCCAATCCGGATTGTTGAATGCATCATCAAAAGCTCTGACATTTTCAGTTGTCAGATCTCCGAAAAGTTTATCAGTAACATCCCAACTTGCCGCTAATTCATATAGCTATTTTGACAAATCGGTTGTAACTTCTTCTGATACTTCCTCAAGACCCTCGCCGACAGCTTTTCCTAAAGCTCCAAGAGAATGGTTTTTTAAATTATCAAAGAAATCAGTGTAAACCTTATTAAAACTGTTTATAGATTTTCCGAGTATACGACGCATTCCCTTGGCGTCTTTACTTTCCATTTTAACACCTTCTGCCAAAGTTTTAGCCCACGTGGCTCTTTCTTTGTTTAATGTAGCACGAATAGATCTAATACCGTCATTTGTGAGATCATCGAAAAACATTTCTCCAAGGCCAAGGTATCTGTCAACACCAAACATAGCCAAAGTAGAGCCAAGCGTTACAAGTGCTGACTCTCTTTTTGTACAGCCATGCTCTTGCATTGTAGTGTATACATCTGGATTAGATACAAGAGCCATATAAACAAGCGACATATCTGCACCTAGACGGTTTATTTTATCAATCTAAGGTATGACATCTTGCATAGCCTTATTTAAAATAGACTATCCGAGATTACTCTATTTCCATTTTGCAGCAGTTCCATATAATGTCATTATATCTTTTTCGGATACTCCTTGATTTCTTGCTTCTGCAATAAGTTTAGGCTGTTCTATTTTCCACTTCTCAAAAGCAGATTTTTCTGCAGATTCGACAAGTTTTTTGCTGTTTCTTAATTTCTAAAAAGCATTAGCAACAACTTTTTGCTATCCCCATTGTAATGCTACGTCAGTTGCTAGTGTTGTAAGATTACCAAGAGACAATTGATGCTGTAGGCTATAGTCATCCTATGATGATGTGGCCGCCATCATCTTACCGGCTATATTATTTGCAAATTTTGAAAATGCAGTATCTGGAGTATTACCTGTAGCGATATGAGTCAAACCTTCAATAAAAGGAAGGACTTTTCCAAACTCTCGCAAAACCTAAACTACTGAATATGCAGTTCCAACAGGTCCCATAAACATGGGAGCTATTGCTGCTGCAGATTTCATAATAGTGCCGCCTATAGATTTCTCCTTATCATCAGAATCAAAAAAATCTATTTTGTTTAATGCAGTCCCATCTACTGTTAATGTATCAAAGCCAGACAAAACTTCTTTCCCGGCAAGAGAACGACCATTTAATGTTTCGTAATAATACTTTCCGTTTTCATCAAGCTTTCTGTCGCCTTTTGCGTGTTGCTTTATTTCTCCTGTTACAGGATCCTCATGCTCCCCATCTTCGTCCCATACAGCTAAAACTAACGGATCTTTAAATATATCTTTTGCCCATTCGATCGGGTTTTGTAGTAATGCATGATCATTTGGCGAATAGTCAACAAATTGCCCAGTCTCTGTATCATAGATACGATTTTTCTCAGCCAATTCTCTATAAGAAAAAGGAGACTCATTTATATCATTAATCCAGCCACCACCAATTGTTTGCTCGTCAGGATTTGAAACACGAACGATTTGTAATTCTGGATTTTTTACCTATGCATTATTTTCTTGGTAGCGTCTATAATCAAACATGTCATACTAGAATCCATCACCAATAGATGAGAAAGTCTAATATTTCTACAATGCGACATTATAGAAATCATCAAATTTAGACTGTTGAAAATCTCCTTGTTCATCCTAGAACATAGGATTGTTTTTGATATAATCACTTTGTAGATACTAATCCTTACTTAGCATCTATGTGTTATCCATATCCATGCCTGCAACTCGAAAATCACCAGCATTCATTTCTGGGTTATTAATGTTAGCAATAACCCAGTCGTTTTCTTTCATATTCATAAACCAAGTAAATTAGATGTTGTTGGATTCATATTTTGCCTAGTCTCTCCAGATTGATATGTTTCTTCCATATTATCAGCAGTAGACTGTTTAACACTTGTTCCAGCACCAATTTTAGCCTATAATACATTTTGTGTAATAGGAATAAAAATTGTTCCCTTAAATAATTTATCATACATTCCAAACCAATCAAATGGATTAAGTGTTGTGAATGTGTCAAAATCATATTTTTTATCTTTTCCGGAATTATGCTCTTTATCTAAATAAACGCTATTTTTAAATATGTCGATATATTTATCAAGCTTATCACCTTTTAATTCTGTAACGAAGTTATTATCTTTAATCTCCTAACTTGTAGCTAATCCGTTAACGATAAAATAAGGTTTAAATCGTTTTGTATCTGGCAATCCAGTGAACGGGTCAACGATATTAGCTTCTACAAGTTTTTTCTTAACTTCAGGATCTTCTAGATTTTTCTTTTTCTAAATAAGGTCTAGCAATTCTTTATTTTCTTCCATGAACTTCAAATCCGGAACCATCTTTCCACTACCCTTTGGGTCGACTGTAACCGGTATAATAACACGCATGGCGTTGCCGTCATTCATAAAAGCAACATTTTGATAATCGGATTTATCCAAAACCTAATCTCCAAATGTTATAGCTTCTCCGTTACCTTTCATGATACTTGAAAATTGATTATCAAAAAGCAACTAATCGAGCGAGCCGGTTGAAGCCACAGGTTTGCTTGGATCTCTCGTAAGACTAGGGAATGACATTCCATTTATCGTATACGTATTACCATCTTTATCTTGCATTGCGAATTTAGCATTTGTACCTCCTTCTCCTTGGACAATATTCTAAAACAAATCCTGATATGGCTCTGCTTCTTTAGATCCGCCAGTTCCACCTGTTTTTTTGCCTTTTAGATCTGTAAGCATCGTTTCTTTATGCTCATTTGTATCTGATACAGTAGATTGTACTTTATCAGTTATAACTTGTAACACATAATTAGTGGCATCTGTTTCACTACCTAGTTTTGCCTATAATAATGTTTTTGCATTATCTGGAAGCATCTAATAAATATATCGTATAGCATGTGCTGCTTGTTCTTTCTGCGTTTTAGTTAATTGGTCTATATCATAGATTCCACTAATTCCTTTGCTTGTTACATCTTTTCCTTCATCAGATAATTTAACTAATGCATCAATGCTATTAGCCATTCCTGAAAATTTTTTAGCAATAATCTGGCTTGAACTATTTGTAGATGTACCAAGTGATTCCATATACTAATGAATCAATTTGTCAATCTATGGCATACCTATGCCATTATTTACAATATTCAAAATTGTCTGATCATATGGTGCATATTGAGCCCTATAATTTAACAAGTTTGAATTAGTATATGGTGTATATTTACTTTTATCTTTTAGATATGTTGTTAAATGAATCTGTTTTGGTTTTCCATCCTTATCAGCAACTATAACATATCCTCCTTCTGAAACAGCTATCTCATTAAGTCCCTGTTGATTAATTATATTTTTCTTTGTATCATCAAACTAAGACTTATTAAATGTTGCAACTTTTAAAGCCTACATGGCTTTTAGATATTGCTGTGATAATGATGATGTGCTCATTCCTCCTAATTCTTTCATGTCATAGAATTGTTGCATCATCAAAAACACCTAGTTCATATCACTTGGCAAACCATCAATTTTTCCTAACATTTCCATCATATCCTTATCTCCTAGCTTATCATCTTTTTTGCTACTAGATGAGCTGCTACTGGATGATGTGTCAGAAGTGCTAGTTGCCCTGCCTGTATTTACAAATACTGGCTAGTAATATGTAAATGGGGGCATTGAGCCCCCACTTTGTATCTTTTGAATTTCATTAATCATTTTAAAAAACTTTTAATAGCCAACAGTTCGCTTCTTGATAATCTGTCAAGTGCTTTTTGATTATTTTTTATATTTTCTAAAATCTATTTTATGATTCTATCATTATCTTTTTCTTGTGCTTTTATCTCAGAGTCGTCTATTTTTCTTCCTCTTTTAGCAGATATAATATCTGGAATATAGTCATTATTATCTGATACATTTATTCTATCATGCAGTTTTTTGGACTTCGCCCATTCGTTTAAGTTGTTTATACTATGGGACAATGTAAAATTACGCTTATATTCGAGCAATGCGTTATATGCATTAGAATATGCATCTGTTCCTGGTGATGTAGATTTAAATGCATCATATAATCTTTTGTATTCTGGATCGTTTTCTAACTCTATAGACATTTCTATATCTTGCTTTTGAGTCATAAATGCATCTCTATATCTTTGTTTCTATATATCTTCTTCTCTCTTTCTCTTTTCAAGCTCTAATAAATATGTGTTAAGATTTGTCTGTTGAGAAGACAGTTCTCCTGTTTTATATCTCGTTAATTCATTATGAAGATTAGTTAATGCTGCTGTATTCTTATCTTTAACATTCAGGTTATATGCTGCAACTTGCCTATCAAGTGCTTGCTGTTCTTTAGCAGTAGTATACATAACATCAGCAGATTTAAGATTTCCTTGCTGGCGTAATGCTGCAGCTTTATCTGCTGCTTCTAATGCAACTGCATTATTAAGGCTAGCATTGCTAGTTTGAGCTTTTCCTGCCTAACTCTGATTTTGTGCAGCTTGTTGGTTTGCAGCCTATTCTAACGAGAACCCAGTTCTAACATACATATGCTAATTCATTGGACTTAATTGGCTCGCCCTTATTTTCATCATCTAATCAAGGATTCGCTTATTGTTCTTCTTGTTTGAAAGATAACGTCCAAGTGCCATGAAGTCAGGAGCATGTTCTGAAATCATACTTCCTACTGTCGAAATCCCTTTCTTGAATTTGTCTTTTGGAGTTCTATATAATCCGTAATTACTACCTTCTACTTCTCCGTCAAGACGTACTGGCTCTTCTTTTTTCTGTTGCTATGATGTTGTTGGTTCTGGAGTTTGTGCTACAACTTGCGATGGGTTCAAAATTGTAATATCTCCATTGGCTTTTTTGTACACATAACCAACTTCGCCATTTCCTAAAGTAATCTTAAATGTTCTAGCCTTCTTTTCTTCATCTGTCAGATTATCGCTCCATTCTTTTTCTCGTCTATCCATTCTGCGCATCCACGTGGAAGTCCCCATTATATCATCCATTTCATGGCCGTCTGCGGTTTTCCCGTCTTGGTATCCGATATTATAGACTGGTGTATTTGCTGCATTATTGCTTCTACTTGCGAACATTTTTCTGAAAAGCCGATTATGCTCTCCTAGCCCGTATTCTGTATTTGCAGAATGTGTAGTATTAGATAATGCGCCATCTTTACCTACTCCCCAAGTCCCGCGTATCTTAGCGGCATTTTCATTATATTGATTCACAAAATCCTCAAGAGAAGATTGTCCATAATCTGAATTATAAAAACCTTGTATATCACGTTCTGTTGCATCATGATCACTTGTATATGCTTGGTTTTTATACGCAGCCATAGCCAAATCAAAATTCTGATTATGATTATTACCACGTAAATTATCTCCTGCAAAATTATTGTGATCTTTTAATTCTGAATTTAATAATGCGGTCTACTTATAAAGTTTTTTATACCAATCATAATTAAAATCTTCTGGAACAATCAATCCCTCTTCCGCCTTCAAAACTTTTTTTTTAATTTCTCCACCGGTTCTTAAAAACATCATTTTATCAAGAATACCACCATTGCGGAATCCTGCTTTCTTTTGTGCAGCCTTTATTGTATCTATCCATTTTGATTCGTCTATTTCTCCGAACTTGATTTTCTTAAGTTCTGCTTTTGCTTTTTTAGGATCTTTGATAGTGATCCCAGCATTTCGTTCAATAAATGGAAGATCTGCTTTAGTCAAACGTTTTTGATTTTTCAATTTATCAATAACAACATTTGGGAGTCTCCGTCTATAAACGTTGATCTGTGCATCAAGATCTTTAATTTGTTGGTCAAAAGATCCACTATTTTCCATAGCATTTTTAAGAGCAGCAGATGATGTTTCATCATATCCAGCACGCCGTAATAATTCTATCCTTCTTTCTATCTAAATTGTCTTTCTTAAATTTGCTTCTGCATCAGGATCTCCAAGCATTAAACGTAAATGTGATTCATCAGCAGTATCCAAACCAATACGTTTGGCTGCTTTTGTTATTATGTCGAAGCCCTCTTTATCCGTTGCTCCCGCTGGAAGATCTCTTCTCATTTTGCTTAATAAAGTCTTGCTATCTCCAGATACAGAAATGCCTCTTAGATATTCTAACTTTGCATCTAAATCTCCTCTTTTTGCAAAGTTTTTAGCTAGCCAGTTATTATAATTTTCATGATCTCTTCTAGATAGTGCTCCTTCTAAAGTTGAAAGCTCGTTTAATTTATCTGTCATTTCCTATAATGCTGCAGTATATTTAGCATTTAGGTCGTTTTCAACGAGCTGCTTTTTATATGGATTTGCATCTAACTCTGAAAAGATTTCATTATCTGTTCCAGTTATTCCATTCCTATGTGCTGACTCAATGATATTTGCTCTTGCTTTTTCTCTGGTTATTCCCTATGTTGAAGATATATTATCAACCATAGCCTCACCATTCAATCCTATATTACGTTTGTTAATTTCGGTGAACAGTTCATTTTGCTTAGCAAGATTTTTAAGGTTATCAGCTGCTTCTGTTGGATTTTCCGCAACCCATTTATCATGAGCTGTTTTAAATTCATCTAACAAATCCGTGGTTAAAGATGATTTTTTTGCATTAAGCTCAGCCTCAGCATGCAACGCAACATCTCCCTATATTTTATTTTGGACATTATCTAATGCGTCTGAATCAGATAATATTCTTATTGTTATTTCTATTGGATCGCTATCTGCTATACTTACGCCTTTTCTTGCAGCTTCTGATTTTAATTCATCAAAAACATCAATAGCATATTTTGATTTTAATTCCGATGGAGATATTTCCGCACCTGTCAGTGGATCTTTAACTTTTACAGAGTGAAGTATTCCGCTTTCGTTAATGTTTCTAATTTGGAAATCATCAATGAAATCAGACAAACCCACAGGAATCCTGCCAGCAGCTGATTCTTCTACAACATATTGCCGATACATACCATCAAGTAAATTTTGGCTTTCGGCATATGAAAGTTTACTTCCATTAGGTAATGCGTGACGGAAACGGCCAGTTAATTGTTCAAGCTAATCGGCATTATATTTTTTTAAAGAACTATCTTTATCAAAGCCTTTTCTAATTAAATCATTAACGACTGATCGTTTGGTTTTTTTAATATAAATTGGTTCTGATATATCAAAATATCCAGTCTCTGGATCGATATCAAAAGTTACACCGTCATCAAAGGAATCTTTTAAATATTGCTGTTCTTTGAGATATGTCTCAATTGCATATGCTTTTTCTGTATCAGAAAGATGTATCTTAGCTTTATCTTGATCTGTCAATGTTTCACCGTGGCTTGCCGCTTCTGCTTCCATTGATTTTATTTTCCTGTTGAGTGCTTGTTCAAAAGCCTCTTTCATCCATGGGTTTGCCTATTCTTTGAGTTGTCGCTATCTTAATTGCTCTTTTTCATTCAATACTTTTGACATTTTTCTTGCAGCAGATCTACCGCCAAACACGCCAAGACCGCTGAACATTTCATTATTAGTATTAAATCCAGCAGCAAGCAACATAGAACCAAGTGGACCGGCTGCAGTTTCATCAATACGTCTAGCTCTTATTCTTGCAAGTGCATTCTATTTTCCTATTGGTGTGTTTATATCATATGCGCCTTGTTGTGTAATAAGGTCAGGATGATCAATATCGGAAAAATGTGTGCTTATCTTCGAATCATTAAATTTAGTTAACCCAGTCTTTGCGTCAGATTCTGCAATCTAAACTGCATCTGGATTAACCTATCCATCAATGGTTTTTGATTTCGCAACTTCAAATGTTTCATATTTATCCCTAGCTGCCTTTAATCCAATTTCTGCCATTCTAGAATCGAAATCAGATTTCTAGTCTGGTGTTAACTTGTTATATTCAACAGCTGAATATTTTTTAGTATTATCACCAGTAATTTCTTGCATGGCTTTATTCTTGACATCATCAGTGTGCGAACCATTATATGCCTTTATCAATTCTTTCTATTGAGCCTCAGTAAATGCTAATTCGACATCGTTTCCATCTGCGCCTCTTACAGTTATTTTAAGCTCTCCAGTAACATCATCGGGAGATGTTACTTTCAACCATTCATTTTTGTTAAATGATTCACTATCCCATTTGATACCTGGCTATGTTGTTTTATCTTTACTATACCATGCCCCGTTTTCGCCACTTTTAGCCCATGCTTCACCAAGACGTTTGTTAATTACATCTACATCAGTTACCTTTTCTTTCTATAACTGCTATAATGTATTTAACATATTCTTTTTCTGAGAAGCTGTTATTTCAATTTGTTTTCCGTCCGGATTTATCCAATATGTCTTTTTGCCTTCGCCCTTGGTAACTTCAGTATTTGCTACAGTTAATGGCTTTGTCAAATTTGTAAATGATTTCCTAGCGTTCTTATTATACAAAGATTTAATAGCGAGTAATGGATCAGATGCTAATGCTGCTGCATTACCGAAGAAATTATTTCCAAGTGCTTTGGCACCTTGTCCAGCAAGACCTTTAACACCGACAACTGTTCCTGCTGCTATAGAATACATATAATCTAACTCTTTCCTTTCTTCTGCAGACAGCGTTCCAGCTTCTTCTTTCTGTCTTAATTTCTTTATTCTATCAAAATTATTAGCGGTGTTAAAAGCGCCATAGCCGACCATTGCTGTTTGAAGTGCGCCCTTTCCGAGTTTAACAGCCTTTGCAATTTTGCCGGCTCCACCACCAGGGATAAGCATCAAAGCAGTAAGTCCAAGATTGACAGCTAAATTAGTTGCAACTTCGTTCCTTGTAACAGTCGGATCAAGCATATCAGCAACCATATGCATACCAGTTGCACCTAATCCCATGATAGGGGCCACAACATTACCAACGACTGGAACAAACGAAACCCCAGCACTTGCGATATCAGTCCATGTTCCTGCAGATCTAAGATTATGAGCCAGAGATGTATCATTAGCAGCATTACCCTTACCGGCCATTACTCTTTCAGCCGATATGTTTTTCTGCTGTGCTTCCTGCTCATACTGCTGATGCCTGATGTAATCATTAGCTTGATTTTGCTGCTGTCCAATAGCCTGCAATTCTGCGCCTGTCAAGGCTTTTAAAATTAATTTAGCACCATCTTTTGCCCATCTTGTTTTGTCGCTAGTTGAACGCTGCGGATGTATTTTAAGATATTGGCTTTTTAATATTCCATAAAGGACAGGTGTATCTGTACGATGAACATGTACTAATGAAAAAGCGCCACTCTTTGCATTATATTTTAGAGCAGTTCCTTTTTCGTAATTAATACTATCGTTAAGATACATTTCCTCTTGATTTATAGGAGTCACTTTGTCACTTTGTGAAGATAAAGTAGCCAATACTCCGCGAACAATATCTGAATTTGTCAATCTGTCAAAACCACCGTTGAGATCTATCATTCTTCCAGCATAAAGCTGATTCATTAAATTTGCGGCATATTGCGCATTTGTCGCACTACTTAACCATGATTTTGTTTTATCAGCCTCAGATGTTCCAGGATTACCATTCCAAATTAATAATTTTGAATCATCAAGAGCACCAGGACCAAGACTTCCGATCTATTGATTTGTTTCTCCAGTCCAAGCCCAGTTTGTATTTGCCCAATTCTGATAATCACGATCCCATTGTAAATCTCCGTATTTTGAATATTTATAATCATCAGCAAACTCCTTTAGCTTCTGGTTTGCCTCATCTGGTGTTAATATTCCTGCTTTTACATCAGCGTCTAATTCTTTTTTCTTTGCAGCTAATAACGCCTCATAAGAGCCTTCAACAGGAGCATCGTCCAACTTCTTACCGTTACCAAAAAGATACTCTCTTAACTGTGCTCCAATTCCGATAGTGTCAAGCTTTGCAGCAATATTATTGTCGTATACTCCATTCCTTAAAGATACTGCAACATCACGAAGCTTTTTCTGATAATCTTCTTTATTTAAATATGCACTATTTGACCAGTTATAATTTGAACCTTCAAAACTGTCTGCATAACTATCAAGCATGTCGGCAAACGCTGTCAGCCTATTGAAACTTCCACGGTTTCCATTCTCGTCAACAGTGTCCCTATCAAGCCAAGATTGCAAATCTGGAGTGCTTTGTCCGCCGAAAAACTTTTTATAAAAATATTTTTTCAACAAAGCAGGGTCAAAATCAGCTTGGGTTTTTGCCTGACTTGCAGCTTCTTGCACATTTTTTGTTTTTTGTGCGATAACTTTATCTAACAATCCAAGGGCATATGATTGCATTGGGTTGTTATCACCTATAATACTTCCGGTATAAATCAGACCTTCGCCGCGTGAAAAAGTTCCATCCATTATGCCTTTCTGGATATTTGCAGCTTCAGTTATATATTCGTCATATTTCTTTGATCCTGGCTTTAATCCTAAGTGTTTTGCATATGCGAGAATATTGTGTTCGTAATCAGCTGCAAGTTGTCTGGCGTCATAATCAGCAGTAGCAGTTTTGAACTTCGGATCTTCAGTCTCCTATGTCTCTACCGTTCCGCCTGTTTGTAATTTTTTAATATATTGACTCATATTTTGCATTTAAACTAAAAAAGGAGGTATAAATTATTATATACCTCCTCCGTCCTTAAACCATTAATTTCTATTTATTATCTACGGGTGTAGCCTACGAGTTTACCACCTCTGCGATACACGGGCTCGCCCCGAGGAGCTTCCTGCTGTGGTGCGCCTCCACCCTGCTGCATCATCTGGATAAACTGCACAATGCCATCGCAAGCCTGCATAGCAGCGTTGCAGTCCTGACTCTGTAAAGCCTGAGCTGCCATCTGTCCAATCTGCATCAACATTTCCATTGGATCACCGCCACCCTGAGGTACTTCACCCTCCTGGGGCTGCTCTGCGGGTTCCTCTTCCATGGGAGCCTCAGCAGGAGCTCCACCTTCAGCTGGTGCGTCTACAGGACCGCCCTGCTGGAACTTCTTAACGCCCACAACGGGCACATTACGAAATCGAATATTCATATTTTATTGTGTTTAATTAAACGTTTCGAATTAACAACGCAACAATTATAGTATTAAATTATCACATTATATAAATTGTTTTTATGGACACGAAAAACTTAGTATATATACTAAACACGAAAAGACCGCTATGGTTGACATAAAAAAAATGTTTAAGTTACACTGTCCAAGTCTTTAAGCGTATACTGTCCAAGTTTAAATGTATACTGGACATACCCTTTTTACTTATATACTGGACATACCTTTAAGCGTACACTTGGACACACATCAATCAATAGTGAACTATCGCTAAACTAAAATCTTATCTGTTTTTAAATACAATTTTATATAACACACTTTTTATGACGAAGTTTTACATACTAACGGGAAAAAATATGTTATTTGTCTTTTGCCACTAATTATTTCGCGCTTCTTTACATATTCTGGGAAAAATGTTTTAATTGAACTTTTTTTGTGCCACTCTAAATAATGTTCTTTAAATAAAGGTGGAAAAACATCTTCTATTTCTGAATACGTCCAGGTTGCCTTCTTTGACTCACATATTATTTTGTTAATCCACTCTAAACCCTTTTTGTCGGATTTAAATATTTCTGATCGGGAATATCCACAAGCATTAAAATCTTGTTTTTTATATTCCGTTAAAACGCTAATCGTGCTGTTGTAAATTTCAGAGATTAATTCATAATTATAAATATCTATCTTTTTTAAATTTTCATCAAAAAAGAATCTTGTGTCATATTGATTTATATAAATTGACATATAATTCATAGGCGTGGCTTTAAACCATAGAAGGTCAGTTGTTAACTGTTCATCTGTTTCATGGTTTATAACCTCCATCCTGCTTAATCCTCTTTTTTCATTTAAATTAACTTTGTCAAAAAACGTTTGTTGAGAGCAACCTAAATATCTATGTGTCTTTGTATTTAAAATAACTATGCATTCATCTTTATATTTTGAATTCCTAATTCTTCCGCAAATCTGCCGAATTTTTGTTGATATATCTAGAACTGTAGAAGCAATTTTTGTGTCACATAAAATAACACACATTCCATTTTCATCATTAATGTCTACTCCTTCAAATGAACATGACGTGTAAAAGTTTAGTTTGCAAATAGGAGATGTTATTTCTCTCTTATTTTTTACTCTTGTAGTTTGATTTGTAGAACAAATAACGCGGAAATCAGATATGCTAAGTTTATTAACAATGTATTTTATTGTTCCAACACTATTCAAAAAAATATGAATATTTCTTGTCGGGTATGAATTAATAACATTTATTATTTCACGCTGTATATATGGTGTGTTTCTAATTGTAATGTTTACTTTTGTTGCATCTTCCCATTTAAATTCAATTCTATCTATACCTTCTAATTCTTTTAAAATACATTTGTCATTTAATGGAGTAGCTGTTAAAAAACACCAATTAGTGAACCGCCTAAAATTATTTAATATTCCAAGAATTGCGGAAGACCTAAAAGAGTAATCATTAAAAAGTAAATGATACTCGTCAATTAACAGAAACCAATTCGTACATTCTGGAATAGCATCCATTATTTTTCCCAGAGAGTCATATGTACCAATTATTTTTTTAAATTCTATTTGGCAATTAGCGTATTCTCTTATTTGTTGTTTTGTTATATCTCCAACAACTCCAAAATAATTTTTAGAATTTAAGCATTTTGAAATTACCAGGTTTTTTGTTGGGACTAAAATCACACTATTTCTCTTGCATGTTAGTTCGAGAGTTGTGCCTCCACATCCTGTGATTCCTTTATTTATCAGACAATGAGATGGAAGGAATTCAATAACCTCGCTTAAATACTTCTTACCGCTTTCAATTGAAATTGTTTTTATAGACATATATCATTATTGTTTTTATTGCCACGAATTTTTATTTATATAGACTAGCCACGAATCGATCGATATGGTTGGCACGAATCTAAATAATAATATTTTTATCCAAAACCAAATTCCTTTTAAGCGTATATTTTCAAATTATTTCTCCCCTCTTTTTGTTCCTCCTTGGATAAGCTTTCCGTTTAAGTTTAGCCAATTCTCCGGGTTCTCTCTAGTTTGGAAATATCTAATATATTCCTCATCTGTATATTGTGTTCCGTCTTTCTTCTTATGATCTTTTGGTGGTGTATAGATCCACCTGTCCCCGTCTTGTTTCCATGCGTCTTTATTTACTCCTGGCCATGTGATATGAGGCTCGAGTTTATAGTCTCCGTTCATATGCGGCCAGTTCCAGAATTTATTTTTTGGTGCTTCTTTAGCTGCTTCTCGATCTTTCTTTTGCCACTCGTCGTATTCATTTTCGAAAAACGTGTGATAATCGTACGTTCCATCATCAACATCAATACCTCTATCTCTTAACATATCAAGGAAAGCCTCATATTGTTCATTCGTCTTTTTTCCGGGAAATGGATAAGCGGCTCGTACTTTTCCGCGGTATTTCTCATCATCTCCGAATATGAAGTCAATGCTAGCAGGCAACCACTCGGTGGCTTTTATATAGTCCTCTTTTGTGTATGGCTTACCGTTCTCGTCAACTTGTCCCTCTGTTGGCCTTATAAACCAACCGCCGTTGAATATAAGGTTCGGGTACCAATCATCAGGCCCCTTTTATCCGATGTATCTAACATCGTGAGGATTAGAAGCGTAATCTTTCAACTCATCAGCGATATATGAGTTTTGCGCGTTTCTGTAATTCTTAAACACTTCTGGCTCGTGTTTTTCTTCAATCTGTCCGCCCTATTGGTGTTTTGTGATCTCTTCCTTATCTTCTGGTTTATCAAAGTCCTTCATCTTTATAACAAAACGGCCATCAACTTCACGATTGCGCATTTTCTGATACGCCTCATCTATAGCTTCTGCTGTGGGCTCTATCTCTTCAACAATAGGGAAGATGTTGGCTTTAATAGAGAAATCAACACATAGCTGTGTCTCGCTTATTCCTCCGATCAGACTTCCGAAAAGCTCAACACCTGGAAACTCATATATCAAGTCTTTAATAGAGATATCTGGACATTCATCATATGGAGGAATGCCTACTATCGCAAGTTTCCCGCCACAATGCAAAAGTCTCATGTATTTTTTGAGGTCGTAATTATATGGTATTGTTATAATTCCAAAATCAAACTTTTTCTCAAAAGACTCATCAATCTCTCCGTCCTCCTCTATCTTTGCAAACTTTACATCTACTGCACGTGCTAATTCTTCCCTATCTTCTATATCAAATGCTACAACCTGGCAGTTTATAGCTTTGAGATACTGTGCCGCCATATGGCCAAGACCACCAAAGCCTGCAACAAAAACAGTTGAACCTTCCTCTACGTTAGCCTGCCTGATAGGTGAGAATGTAGTGATACCAGCACACATGAGAGAAGGAATCTTTGGGAGATCTTCTTCTTTGCAGTCTACCTTTATTGCAAAGTCTTGCTTTACAACATAACATGTAGAATATCCGCCTTGTGTTATCTCATCGTTATCATCCCAGTTTTTAGCGTTGTAAGTGAGAACCATTTTCTTGCATTCCTATTCTCTGCCATGATCGCATGCGCAACACTCACCGCATGAGTTAATCATACAACCTATGCCTGCATAATCTCCAGCCTTGAATTTCTTGACATCCTTTCCACAACGGATAACTTTTCCAACTATCTCATGACCAGGCACAAGTGGAAAGTTGGCTTCTCCCCAATGGTTTTCTACAGTGTGGAGATCACTATGACAAATACCGGCATATAAAATTTCAATAAGTATATCATCATCACCAATAGCGGGACGTGTAAATTCTATCTTTTGGAAATTTTGATGTGGGCCTTGAAGACCAAAACCCACACATTTTATTCGTTCAATATCCATCACTTTTTGTCTTTGTCAAGCTGTACGTATTCTGCATCTCTTCCATCCTGCGCGTCTAATTCTTTGAAGACATAACGCCCAAGAATTGCGCAATATTTCTCATATTCCGGACGTTTCCGATTTTTCCACGCCCTCTTTGCTTTTGTTATTATTACTTTTGTTGATTTTCTTGACATGATACGCTGGCCGGATTTGAGCTGGTACTAAATCTCCCCATCACTTCCCAAAACTTCCATAACGTATTCATCATCATCTCCTGGAAAGTCAAGCTCATCTCCTGGTTTTACATCAGCGTCTGAGCTAAGCTCTACCACAAACTGCACATCGTCTTCGTGGATAAGGTTTTCAGATAATGGTGTGCCTTCTTTAACAGAGATGCATTCAAAATCCTCATTGAAAAAGCAGATTTTGAGGGGTATCTCTGTGTCTTTCATCCAATAGTCAACACTACACGGTTTGTCGTAGTAGAAGATCATACCCTGATCTTTTCCAAGATAGCTGACATTTTGCAAACCTTCGGCTTTTTCCTCTTCGGTCTTAGCTTCCCAGAGGTGGTAGGTATTGTTCCCTATCTTTGCTTCTACTGTTGGCTTCTCGGGCTGTTTCTGTTCTGGCTGCTGTCTTGGCTCTTCTTGTTTTGCTCCTTGCTGTTCTTTCTGGATATTACCGCCAGTTTTGAATAACTGCATGCCGTTGAATGCACGCAATACATGGTCATCATCCATAAGAGCTAAAAGTTTCTTCATAGATGAGCCGTGCTTTTTCTTGTTTTCTCTTATCTCTTTAATATCTTCGACTGTGTATTTCTTGTCAGATTTAACTGATCCGATCACATCTTTCAGCATATCAGAGAACCCGTCGGTCTCGTACGCTATATCAGGGCCTCCCATAGTTATGATGATCTCACTATTACCTCCAAGGATCTTTTCAAGTCGTGAAGGTTTGTAATCATCAAGGCCGTTTGTAAGCCCAAGAGCTTTTAATACAGAACAGATAAGGCAGTCGAGGTTATCGCTATCATTCAGAACTGCCTGAGGTTTCAGCTCCTCCTTTATTTCTTCCTCCTTCTTCGGCTCTTTCTCCTGTGGCATTGTCTCCTCCACAAGATCCTTGAATGTCTTTTTCATAATATGATGCAAGATAAAAATATTTTTTCTTTATATAATCACCATTTAATTCTCGCCTGGCTTGTGCGAACATTTCATAGTAGTTTGGAATTTCCACCATATCCTGCAACTCTTCGAGTTCCATTTCTCGTATGGCTTCCATTTCCACATTCTCGAGTTGTTCTTTTGTAAGCTATGCGTCGTGATATTTGGATCTCATATCAAACGCTGGGGCATTCTCTTTTATGAATTGTTTGTATTTATACATCACGATCATCATTTCGATAGAGATCCCAAGCGCAGACTCAAACCCATAATACATATAACACGGAAGATCCACATAGTGGAACTGTACGGGGTCCCTCCAGATGAAAAACTTTTTTTTTAGATTGACCCCGTATTTTATGCTTCTTTTCATACCTTGATCTGTTTGATCAATCCGACACGATCGTCGGTGTTCTCCATCATTTCTTCGGCGATAAGTTTACCGGCTTCAATAGCAAACTCTTGTTTCTCCTGTGCGTCATCGCTCTCGTTATACTTATCGCGCAGTTTCTCCACTTTCTCTGTGAGATCAGCGGAAAGGATCCATTCAGAATGTTCTATCTCTGCCACCTATTCCACTTGCTGCCCATCTTTTGCTATCGTCACGACAGGGATGCCTTTGTGTGTTATCTCGCCTTTGAGGTCATCCCTAACTTCTTCGATATGGTGCTTGTCTTTATGGAGTGCACCCTCTGGCAAAAGAGACATCTGTCCGCCATTCTGGAACATATCGATCGTGTCAATGACTGGCACGTATTCTATCGGTTCCTGTTTCTTCCTGTGGTTATATGCCACACGGTGAGCTATCTAATACTAAGATGGTAATATTCCGCCTTTCTTAGCACTCATCGGCATAGCCGACCAATCCGTACCATTCATCATATTTTGATATTGCTGGTTGTTCATATCTTGCTGATTGGCTAATGCATCCATCAGCATTTTGTTTTGGTTCATTATAGATGCCATGTTGTTTTGTAGTCTTCCAGCTGCTGCTATCTCATCATTTGCTCGGCCTAATGCTTTCCTACTAAACAGACCATATTTCTTTCCTGATTTCTCCGCCGCATCCATGACGTCATCGGCAGCTCCTGAATAAGAATTGCCACCAAGCGCCAAGGTCTAGGTGTCAGCTTCCATAGTGTCGGATTTCTTAGCTCCTAAGGCATTGATAAGTCCGAAAGGAGTAAGAGCCATAAATGGCGAATCCATGAATGCATCAGTGCGAGTCATCCCACTGGTTCCGACTCCAATAGAATGCAAGGCTTTGGTTCCCAATGCTCCGAGCTTCATAATGCCGCCTGCTATTGGGTTAATCTAACCGACAGCATCAGCAACGCCATTGTATCCTGCATCTAGTCCTGCGGACAGATTACCATATCTTCCTTGGTAGTTATCAGATTCGGGGAACAAACCACCTAGTGCATTTGCAGTATTGCCTACTGTTCCCCAGATGGCACCAGGAGAAGCTGCTGTTTGTTTTAGTCCATCGCTTCCTTTGCCGGTACTTACGATCCTACCGCTTACTGCGTTGTTTTCTGTACTCATGATGCGCTTTTATTGTATAATGTCAAGACACCACCAACCACTGCCAGCTCATCGCCTGTATAACGGATGCGGATCTTGATATATTTATCCTTTAGTTTCATCTCTTTCCTATCGCTCCATTTCTCGAAGCTTACATCTTCTGTGTTGTATGTTGTGCCAAATTTATTATTCAGTATATCCAAATCAAAATCGGTAGCCTTAGCATCATCAGGGATCGGGTTATTCCCGAGGTTAATGATAGGCTTACCAGTAAATGGACGGTCAACATATTCATTTTTCTGCATGTATGTTATCGATGGAATCTGAACGTACCAGCAATCCTCTTTGTAGTGCATATTTCCACGTATTCGGCCCTCTTTCTTCATATCGACACCTTTAACATGGCACCATATCCTGAACTCGTTAAGGAGTTCGTTATACACAATTTCAGATCCTGAGAGGTTCTAATAATCAAACCCTGTTTTCTTCATCAGCTAGTAGTAGCTCTCAACATCATTTGCATCGTGAATCCTTCGATAGTATAATGGGAACATTGTAGATTTGGATATATTCGCGCCTACATTAAGTGCAAGCTTTGGCGTTATATGTGTAAAGTCTGGGTTGTATTTGATGCGTGAACCAAGGCACAGGTTATATAGCGCTTTTGTTATCTCTTGCCTATAGTACATGTTGGGTTTATCATTGCCGAGATCATAACATTCACCGATCACTTCATAATGGAATGATTCAGGCGCCGCTTTATTGCTTAGTATTCTCAGATCGTTGAAGATTTTGTGAACACTTGCATCTTTACGTACTACAAACTCAAATTCGAATGGATGCTGTGTGCCATACCAGAACGTGGGTTTGATAGTTTCCTCTGTCATAACAGCGTCGGACTGCCCATGTTTCCATAAGAAATGTGTAGCTCCTCCATCGTGTATATTAGAATGATCTAATCCCAAGATATGCCTGTTGACTTGATGGTCTAATGTTATCATGCAGTTTCCGATGTTCCCGGATATTGCAGGAAGCCAAGAATAGAACGTCTGCCATCCTCCGCCTTTCGTTGCTCCGTGCAAATTATAGCATAAGCTCCACATGGTATCATCACAATAAGCGGTAAAGATCACGTCGCCTTTAAACATGTTATAGTGGGATTTGATATTTACTTTGCCGATGTCTGGATTCATTCCATCCATTGGCAGCGCATCATTAAGGAATGACTGGATCCTAAAATCTGAGATCATCTAAACGGTTGATCCATCACATGCCCAGATCTTCTTGGCGTTCGAATCCACACCAAAGACTCCGTAAGGTGTAGATATAACACTCTCAGGCCATGTAGATCCGAAATCTTCAGATAATATTTTCGGAGTTTCCGGCAACACGTTTGAAGTGTTGATATATACGAATCCACCGGCTCCCTCTCCTGCAAGTGCTCGCTCATTGACTGGTACCAACATGATACCATGCTCGCATACTACCAAGAGATAACTTGCCAATGATACGATTTTTGTAATTGCTCCGTATTGATCGGTGTAATCTCTATAATGATTGGCAAGGAAAACACGGTTTCCATTTTCAAAGTTTCCGTTTACAAGGATGTTTGAATATTGGATTCTGTTCTTGTAGTAGTTATTCTCCCAGATATAGTTGTTTTGATTGAAGTGTAGCCTATCACCTCCTGACTTACTAAATCCCTCGTTGTAGTTATCGGATTCTCTTAACTTATAAGATCCGGATGGGTCTATACTGTGCAATGGGTAGAATGACCTAGCATTTCCACTATGTGCCTTTTCATCTGTCCATGCTTCATTTGTGCTTCTTATGCATATATTCCTCGATGATCTACACGGGAAAGTAACCCATGAGCCCATCTGCACAGCATTCATATCGCCAAGGTTTACATCAAGGGCAACGTCTGGGTTCTTAGTCAAATCAAAGCTTCTGTATTCAATCGAGAATAGTTTATTCAAAGCATTTGTGAAACACATTCCCTAAAGGATCGTGTCATTATATGGAGCGGACGAGTCATTGAAGTTTCTATTTACTCTGTGAGTATACCATCCAATGAAACAATCGCCACGATAGCAATCAAGCTATCTTGTGCTTATATCCTGACTGTCTGATATTCTATAATACTGGCGTCTGTCGTTGAAGCGGGTAGTGAAATATCCGCCCATATTATCTTCGCTGTATCCTGGAATATATAAGTTAACGATCTTATTAGCTATATCTTGACCTTTAGATTTACCGTTTTCTTCTATATATGGATAAAGTCCGACATATGAACCATATAATCCTCTCATCAGGTTATAGGGTTTTTGCATCGAGAGCCTACCCATCTTGTCGGTCGGAGTGTATGATAAATCAGGCCTTACCTATGCGAGGAATTTGGCACCAGCAAAACTAAATGTCTTAGTCGTCACATCTCCGGCTTTAGCAGAGAAGAACACATTGTCGTCGTGTCTTATAGAGTTCTCTTTTACTATTGCCTTTTTATGTAAGATTGTACCGAGAGACATTCCCTCTTCAATACTCAAACCGAAAGATTTGAAGAATTTAGATGTGTTAATATGCGTGTTGTTATATTGATATAATCTTTGAACGTTGCTTTGCAAATAAGTGCTAGATGTTATTGCCTTTGCTACTAGCTCCTAACCTGTGAAAATGTTATTGTAATATGGCATATTGAGTTCATAATCCGGGCAGAACATAGCAAAGCTGTTGTTCTCCATCGGGTTATAGATATAGGCCATATTGCCATAGTTTCCATTTTCCTTTTTCTTAGGATAGTCATATTTTCCGTTGTATGTGCTGATATCGAACTTGTAACCACTCATGGTTCCATCTGTAACCAAAGCGCCAGCCTGAGATCTTGCATTGACTACTCTATCGCGTATTCTTTCAGCATAACTATTTTTGGCTGAGTCAATATTTTCAATATCATCAGCACCTATCGCATAGTCTTGGAACTCGTACCATATACCGTCCAGTTTGACCAGTAGATTCTGATATGGTGTGGCTGGTATAGTTCCGTCTGTATACACCTAACCGTTTACGTGGAAAGTGGCGGTCTTGTATTCGTCATTTTGTCCAACATCTGAATATGCGCAGGCTGTCTATGCTTCAACATTATAACCTCTGCCATCTGTGGATATTCCATAAATGGAAACGCTGAGGCTATACTTGCTTTTTGTTATAGATGCCGATATGGTAGAACCTTCTGCGTACTGGTAGATGATATCCCCATTTTTATAAGTGGTAGGATTCAAGAGTGTCATATCGCTTTCGCTGTATATCTACTCTACAAATTCGAGATTTTCCTAAGTGTACGAGTCTGTAAATCCAGCCTATCCATATTCAAGTCCTTTGAGCCTGTATTTATTGTATCTTGCGTCTCCGATTCCTATGCTCCATGTGTTATTCACGCCATACTTCATAGGTTCATCACACGCTATAGTGCAGAGCTCCTTGCCGTTCGAGTCGTCGAAAATCTTAAACTCTCCCTTCTTGTCATACTGAATTCTTATTGGTGTCATAGAATCCTTTATGATCACATCAGTTGCCAAGCACTGGGCCAACGCGTAGTACCACTCATAAGCCGGCAAATTATTGCCACCTATGTTTTTTATGGTTCTCTTGCTATCGTAGAAGTGCTGAAAATATGAAGTGTAGATGTTCTGCTGTTTTACATCTTTCGCCCAATTGAAAGTGTTATGGTCAGATGTTGTAGATGGAAATATGGGGATATCTGTTGTATTTCCTAAGTGGATTATCTAATCCTATAGTTTGTGTTCGTCTATTTCTTTTTCAGCCAAGAAAACACCACCAAGTCTGCACTCATTATTTCCTGCTGTGCTTCTACCGTTTAAGGTTATCATGCAGTATTGCTAGCCTGCGGAATTTTGATATCTGTAATTAAAGACTGCCAGTTTCCTTTTTTCCCAACCGTCATAGATGCAGTTTCCCATCATCGAGATATCCTGATTGAGTTCTTGCTGCCACATGACCGTCATAGCTCGGCTACTGTCGCTGTCTAACTTATCAAAGAATGCGAGGACTTTATCAGGTAATGAAAACAATCTCTGATAGTATCCATTGAGAAGTACGCCCTGGCTTCCTATTTTCTGAGGGTAAAAATTGGGGTAGTCTTCGCGCCACTATGCATCCATAAACTGGAACCCTGCGCTGCAAAATGACTCGTACATATGATACGGCTTTTTGACTTTTATATTCACCCCTCCAACATTTACATCCACCTCTTGCTCAACATTTATACTTGGAAGGAAAGACTCCTCGCATATATTCGTCGCGTATCCCTAAGCAATAAGTGTAGGAATTCGTTTCTACCTTACGAAAAAGTACCCTTTGTAATTTTCCGCGTCTGGCATTTTCTGTGTGAAAGAGAAATGAACACCAACAACTTGCATAAGATCAGAGATGACCGATTCATTAATACGACAGACACCTTTGATATTGTAAGGGTATTCTTCACTGTATTTATCGCTGAAACTTCCGCCAGATGTACAGTATGGCTTGCTTTCTTCAAGTTCAACATTCTCAAAGTTAATAGTTGAAGGTTCACACTTTGTTTTCATGTCGTTCACTCCGAGCACATCGAAAACAGAAGTGAAAGAGTTGTTTTTTCTTATATATACAATGCCAAAACGGTAGATCTCGCCAGGATGGTATCCTGTGAACTTGTACGTGAAATCACTGTTGTAATATGAATTATTTTCTCCTTCGTATGAGTAATCACTAGCCATATTGACTTTTTTATCCACTACTGCATACGGAATAATAGAGAGGCTGTAATTCTTCAGTTTCTCGTATTCTTTATTTTCCTGATTTTCCTATGTAAGGTTAGCCTAAAACAAGATATTGCTAACAATAGCCTGAGATTTTACTTTATCAGCGTTGAAATACTAGACGTTGATATCGTTGGTTGTTATCTATTGCGTGTTTTCGAAGCCAGTGATAAAAATATCGGTCTTGTCATCTTCGACGTAAAACACATCGTCTATTTTATATGCTGACGTTATAAGGTTCTCATTATTTGCAGAGCTTGCCCTAGTGTAACATATCTTGATATATTTAATGTTGTCAGTACCAATAAGTCGAAGCTTGACAGATTTATCAGTTCGCATATTCTCCGATCCTCCATTTATACTGAAAGGATCGCCATCCGTTCCAATAAAGACAGGAACAACTCCGGACTCAGCTATTATATCTGACTCGTTGCCGTCTTTATCACAAGCGATAGCATAGAAAACATAATTTCCTACCATCAGCTTACCATCTGTACCAAGTCCAAGGTATTTAAAATTGACAATCTTATCCGTGTCATTATACAAAGAGGTGCTGATATCAAAAGCTGTTTCGTCATATAATGGGTACCTGTTTGTGTTATTCTTGCCGAAACGGTCGATAATGTGATAAGTTCCGTCTTCCTATACAGCAAAGCCTGTGTTTATTATTCTCGGCTTATTCTTATTATCTGTAAGTATCAAGTTGATACTTCCGTCGTAGCTATTGTCAACGTTAATCTCTACGGGATGCTATAAATCAAAACGGAGGTATTCAGTACGGAGAGGATAGCCTGTCTCATCTCCGTTTTTGTCAATCTTTCCAACGTAAAGAGGTTGGTATTTATTGACGAGTTTATTTTTTGGAGCACTCCGGCCATAAAGCATGCTGTCATAATCAGGGGATGGGAAAGATCCAATCTCTCCTATCCCGTCTTTCGTAACGCTTACAATATACATAATGCGCCCGAAAGTCTTAGCTCCAATAGGTATAGCTCCATCAGGGAGCTTTGCATACTAGACGTTGTTGTCCTCGTCTCTGTATGTGATCTTGGCATTACCCATATCATTTTGGAGCAGCTGCTCGTTGCCGTTGAATGTCGACATTGTGGCATTCAAAGCATCAATGAGGATATTATCGGGAACCGTTACGACGTTGTAGTCCATAACGATCCCACCCTCGAATGTGTTCTGGGCGTATTCCATATTTTATTCTTTAAAAATGTTTGTGTCTCAAACCAAAACGTACGCATAGATTACGGTATTCGATAACCATGCGCCGCCTGGTTGTTCTTGGTCTGTACAATATCAACTGAAAACGTGAGATATGAAGTTTAAAATTCCACCATACGATCCTATGCTGAGTGAAGCACTTAGGCATTTCTACACGAAAAATTCGTTTTGACTGGTGCGTGCTTATGATACATTCCTCAAGTATTCTATACAATGTGATCTTTCCAAAATCAAACTGTGTCCTGAGATGGCACCTTCGTTGGTTCATATATTTCTTGTACTTTGTAGTTCCCAAAGCAAAATAATAGTAGCATGGCTCGTTGTCATCCTGTTTTTTAGCGTATCGATAATATAAAGTTCTGATCTTTTTTATCAATTTCTGCCTGTAATATGACTCATATGCTTTTTCTGTCTGTTGTACTGGACCTATTACTATAGGATGATTGTATGCCTTCTCCTACACTATCACATCGTGCCCTTTTGATATTGTCCTTGCTATCGCAGACATACCAAACGATAATATATTCATCAGGTCTCTTTCTGATAGCAGTTTGTTTTTCCTTCTTACTCTTTTGACTGTATTATATACTTGCCTGTATTTCATGATCATAAGTCATTCCTTCGTTCAACAATTCTGCCAAAAGCTTATCGGTATCGTCGTCGAGTGTTATAATCTTCTCGAATGTCCTTGTTCCTGATTCAACATAAAAAAATGGGTAGTATGCAGTCATGGCACATTGCGCAATATCTACATCTTTGAAATATCCTTTTCGCGCCATTTCGTTAAACTGCTCGCCTTTGAATCGTTTCATGTATATTGTGATCTTGTAAGATCCAAAACGTCCGACGAACATATTCCCAGTCATCATCACCTCTTTGACTATGTTATAGAACATATTTTGAAAAAGATTTCTGACATATCCTCCCGGATCATTAATTCCTGCAAGCTTGAGTCCAACACCTCCTAGGATTGTTTTATCTTCCCATTTCTTAGCTATCTCATCAAGATCGAAAGCATAACCGTAAGCGTTCCTGTTATGGCAAGCTTTCCCGTGGTTCTTCATAAATTTATTTGCAGGGAACAAATAAGTTCTTGGTTTATGATGCACCCTGCACTCGTTTTTCAATTATTAATGTTTTTCTTGCATCTATTAATCGTATATGTTTACAGCTAACAGAGCCGTTGTTGATTTTTGTTCCATCTAATCTTCTTATATCAAAGAAACCACTACTTCTTCTTCCAAATATATAATATAACTCTTTTTGGTATTCAACTAAGTCAAACAACCTATATCCTTTCACTAAGAAAGGTGCTTGATTAAGTTTCTTTTTTCCGCCTTTCAATATTTTTGCTTTATGTATTTGCCTGTTCTGACATCGTACTTTCTTTTGATAGAAATAATATTCAAGCGGTTTTGCTTGTGAATTACCACTTATACATCTTGCATCAACATAATGTTCTTTTGGAAGATTACTCAATATGCGTGTGTTCTTTGTTATGTAGCCAAATGTCATAGAAACATTCGGATACATACTCTTTAATCTATCATAAAATGTCCAGCGCATAATTCCCATAAATGCTGCATCTCTAAATGTTTTTCCGCGCTTTAATTTTAATTGAATTTCTCCTTTGTGGTATTTTTTGTGACATGTTTCACAAAGAGTTATCAAATTATTTGGTGCATTTCCTCCTGTTTTTCTACTTTCAATATGATGCACATTTAATACATTGTCTTTACTCTTTCCTTTGCAGTATTGACAAGTGTGTTTATCTCTAAATAGCACATACTCGCGTACATTAAAGAAATCAAACTGTTCGCCTTGTTGATATTCTTTACTTGATATACTTGGATTTTTAATTTTTTGTATATCAAATGAAGCGGTTTCTACTACCATGTTAGCTATTGGTAAAAACTTGTGTATTTTTTCTATAACAGTTAAGTGGGTTTGAATTTTATTTTCAATAGATGGTGCTAGCCAACCTTTGCGCTTTGAAGATATCCTATTATTGAAACGAGCCTTGCGATAACGCAATCTATATCTACGAGTTCTTCTTTGTTCTCTACGAGTCGACAGTTTTTCTACAATGTCGTTTCTTAGTTCTACATCTGCTGCATACAATTCTTTTTTATTTGTTGTTGCTGATATACCGATATATTTACTACCAGCATCTACGCCTAAACTTATGGACTGAACAAAATTAGTTGTTTCATAATCCAATTGAATTGTGAATGGAATACGGCAAACAACATGAGCGAGACCATTTTTCAATAACCTTCTCACCTTACCAAACCTTTCGGTTGGCATGAGTGCTTGTCCTTTTTATTTATTACATATACCATTCGTTTTTTACTTTTTAAACTATAAGTCGGATTTTTCCGTTAAATGTTCATCGTCAATGTTATGAAAAGGTTTTCATTAGCAACACTATCCCTACCTCACAGGATTGTTTAATCACTAACCGCAGAGCAACAGACTTGAACAAACATCCGTTGGTGCCTATATATTCTTTTCTAACGTAGCACCCGAAGTGCTTAGACTAATAAGCTTTGGCTTTTTCAAGTCAACAGGTTTTATCCTGTGGGCAGCGATTATTTCGTTGTTGGTTTATACGATTTACCGTATAGCTTACGGTTCCAGTTTGTCTTTGCGTCAAGGATCGTATCCATCATGTTCTGGTCTATCTGCTGCGGTACTCGTGCATGGTCGCATTTAATTAGCCACACCTGCCTTAACTGATTTGCAATCTCTAGTAGGTTTGCGTTCATAGTCGTTATGCCTTCTTTGTATTTAGTGACATATGAGACATAAACAGCCAAAGCGTCGACCTCATTATCCGTAAGGTATGGCAAACCGTCATCGTCGAGTTCCTAGCCTTCGTATAAGATATCAACTTCAGGATAGGGAAATTCAAAATATAACTTTTCACCGATCCGTGTATAATGTATTAGCTTACCTTTTGCATATGTTGGATCATGAAATATTTTCATAGCTTCAGTGTACGATTCCGTGAACATACTAGCAACATCTCCGTTGCTGTTTATTCCGTCGACGTTCTTATAGTCTTCCATCGGGATCGTTACAGCTTCTATATTCTCAACATTGCATGGCAATTCTACACTGTTATCTTCTTTGTTAACAGGCAAAACGATATGATAATATCTAACGTTTTGGTTGCCTATGTCATGGTAGCCAATAAGTGCGAGCTCTTCAAACTCGCTCTCGTCTGTAAATTCTACGCCATACAACAGGTGCGCCTGATACATGGCTTCTTTAAAATTTCTCATTATCCTTCAGCGTATGCCTGATTGTTCGGTAAAATCTAGGTCTTCATTTGTCTATAGATGTTGACCTTCTACTGAACAATTCGTTTTTGTATTTCTTCATCTATCCAAGAGTACTGATTGGCCAGGTCTTCATTGCAACATCCAAGTTCTTCCACCTGTCTCAAATCTTTGAACATCGCGACCATCGTGATCGTCTTCATAAGTGGAGCATTGAAAACGTAGCAGTCATACATGCCGTTTTCGTTTGGTGTTGTATCAATGAAGATATACGGCTTGTTTTTTCCTCTTCTCTTGTATTTATGGTACAGACTCCACTATGCGATACTTGTGTAAACCTCAAATGGATTCTGTCTGTCAGGGCTTCCAACATAAGCTATCGACTTGATCCCAAAATCAGTGATGATTTGCGGAATCTCGAAATGCATGATAAGTTCGCCCTGTTTCTTATTGCTGCAAATAGGGCATCGTTCGATGTCCTTACAGTCGATGTTGATACAGTTAATAGACAATAATAAATCACGACTAGGTAATACTCCGTTCATCTGGTATTCTTTAATCACCTTTAATCTTGTCTAGACTATCTCATCCTCTATCTATTCAATAGTCAAAGACATATTAGCGTGAGCACCGCGAAGTCCTGAGATTATGTCGTTCTGTATCCTTGATGCTAGCTTGTCGTATATCATGATATAAAAATAAAAAAGCGGAAGGCGTTGTTGCGCCCTCCGCCTAAAACTTAAATTTTACGTTTATTAGAGAATCAATCCTTCTTCTTTGCTTTCACTACGGGCTCATGTACATAGTCAGCGGTAGTATAAGCTACTACGTTTCCATCTTCCTTCTTAGCAAGAGCTACCTCAAAGTTGCTGGCCCCATCGGCACCAACAAAAGCCTTGATGAACTTCTCTTCTGCTACGTCTGCGGGAACCCAGAATACGTGGGTTGTCTCGCTGGTTACCTGCTGACCAACAGCACCCATACCTCCAACATGACCGCGGTGCACGGTGTAGTGGATAGTGATCTGATCGTACAGAACACCGGGACGTGGCATCTCGTCTGCCTGAGGACGCTTCCAGCGAAGGTTGGCAGCAGTCGGAAGGCGATAATCCTTCTCGAGATTCTCGAAGGTACCAAAGCCCTCAGCGCCAGTGTAAACGCCAGACTCCTTGAGGTCAGAGATTACATCCCAGCCGCCATTCTCGTTCTCCTGCTCCAGAACAGCCTTGGTGATACGCATGTACTCATTAGCACATACAATAGCGGTAGCCTTAGCAGCGTCAGCTGTGGGCTCTGCATCAGCAGCTGTTACGTTGCTCTTCAAACCATCGTCTGTCAACTTGGCAGTAAGATCTGCAGCTGTAGGAATCAGGATCTGATGATCGAAAGTAACGTTCAGGTACTTGTTCAGGTTCTTAATAAGTGTAGCCTTTGCATCATCACCAGCCTGGTCAGACTGGAATTCTACAAATACGGGACGGCCCTTGTGAACCAAATCATTGGCAAACATGGGGTCGGCATTACCGATAGATGTGATGTAAAGAGCAAGACGGTAGTTCTCAGTTCCCAGCTGGGGGAGAGACTTCAAGCTCAGAACATCAAGGTAGCCCTCGTGGCCCTTAGACCAGTAAAGGCAGATGTGATGGTTAGCATCGTTGCGATATACACCCTGACGGTAAATCTCAACCTGCTTGTTAGCCTTGTCAGCGACAATCTTCTTGTAAAGGTCGCCATTCCAAAGAGTGGTACTAGTAAATTCGTACATAGTTGTTGTGTTTTGTGGTTGTCTCTACAACCGTTAAAAATGTGATCTGAGAATTAATAATCTTATGACTACGTAGCGGCAGGACTAGCTATACTCTACGAAACAGCCGCATGAGTTTGCAATCGCTGGTCACTAGCATTTTCCATTATCAGATGCACGATCTCGTTAACTATCTCATTACATCCGTAATCCGGAAATTCCAAAACTTGCGATGTATCGATCTAGCTGTCGAGCTCGTCCTGTGTTAATCTTATAGTTTGTGGTGTCTTTAAATAATCGACAACCACAGAATCCAGTTTGTATATTCGATCGTCGCCATATCGGATTTCCATCCGTGGCTTGCTGGCATTACCAAAACGATAGCCTGCTTGACGGTCAACCGTACTTGCGGAATCTGATCCGTACTGGACAGTACGGGGAAAAGAAACAATCTATCCCATACGGCAACAATTATAGTATTTTTTTTATTAAATTAAATCAAATTTCCCATTTTCTGGAATTGTGTTTTGTGCTACTGAGTCTTTACTCAACATTTCATATGTTGACATTTCTGAAACATCAAATGTTTCCCAGAAAACTCCATGATACATAGAATCCTGATATGTCCCAAAGCTATTATTTGTTTTGCTATCTATCAATAGCTTCTAATCATAAGAATCAAAAACATGAGCACGTGCCCTAAAATCAAAAGATATTGAGCTCTATTCGCTAGTTCCATGATTTGTTGCTAAATAATTAAGCGAGAAATGATCCATATCTAATCTCTACGTTGGGACACAAACTACCTAGTTGTTTATTGTGCTTCCATATGTTGAAAGTTCAACATATTTGTTTATGGAATTCATTTTTATAGTTGTTAGAGTACTATCCTATAGTCCGATACCTTCCTATAGTGATGATTTAATCATATCATCATATGAAATTTGCGGAAGTTTAGATGGTGCATATCCATATATTTGAGATCCAGACATATTTAACCCAATACTTAAACATCCACGCATTTTTATGTCGTACGTATTGCCAAAACCAATTCCGCGAACTCTTATTTCTGTCGATTTAAATTTATCAACATATTTTATATATTTTTTAATATCGTCTTCAGTTGACAACCCGCGCAACTTGAATGCATAGATTTCTGTGATTGTATTATTTCCTGTAAATGCATAAGCTGGTAAATCAATCAAAAGTTGCACATCTTCTATCCCCGTTTTATTTGTCAGAACAATATTTGATCCATAATTTCCAAAATCAAAATATAATGACCTAATACTTCCGTCGTATTGCTATGGGAGTTGTGAAAAATCCACATATGTCTCGCTCGTACTAGTAGCTAACCCGTTAATCTTGGAATCAACACCACTGCAAACAACGCGGCCATCGGCATATACTTTGAATGTTGCGTTTTTACCAACTACATCATTCGCATCTCCACCGACTCCTATTTTCTAACCGTCTTTGATCTTTGAGTCTCCGGCCCATATCACGAGGTCTTTTTCTTTCGTCACTTGACCAGTGAATGTTTCAGATTGACTATCACACATGCCGCCGATATATCCATTTCGAACATCCCCGTCATACTTGAGCAATATCTCACGTGCAGATATACCGTTTGCATCTATAGCGTTTGCTATCATTGTCTCGGTAATAAGTGCGCCAAACTGATCGGCTTGTTGCCAATATCTACCACTAGTTTTCGGGTTCTCTCCAATACTATTCTCCTTTGCCTGATAGTACTTTTTCTCATACGTTACAACGTCTATATACTTCAAACCTGTAGTGTTCCAGCCGTTCGCCTCATGACCGTCGATTGTATATTCCCATTTCTTTTTCGCTTCATTCCACGTTTCGACTCCATTATACTGTGATTGATAGCAGTATCTCTTGGTAGCGTTCCATTCACCCAAAAAACGGATCTATGAACCAGGCAGCCCAGGACTTCCATTATTGCCGTCTTTTCCAGGTTTACCATCGTCTCCTTTATCTCCCTTGTCGCCTTTCTAGCCAGGTAAAATAGCCGTAATTGTTTTAGTAGCAACAAGTGTAGACTTGCCATTTACTAAACAATAAACGGAAAGATTAAAGCCTTTATTTACAAGAGAAACAGCACCATCTGATCCTGTTGTTATATTCTGACTGCCGAAGATCTTATATTTATTTTTGTATACATTATAGCTAAACGTCAGCTTGTCTTCAGAAATTGCAAGAGTGCCGTTTGCTGATGCATCATTTGTTGAGTAGTCCTTGAAGTCTGTCCCGCAGGTAATAGGTGCACCGTACGAGTAATATCCAAAATAAAAATCATAGTCGTGATTATCAAGATTGGCGTATCCCGTCAGTGTCCTGTTAGGTGATGCTCCTTTTAACTACGTCGCTTTTCCTGCGTAAAGCCTGGTGAGCGAAACCTGTAAAGGCTCTTGTGTAGGCAACATACGGCCTAGACTATCAACAGGGAAAGAATCATAGTTTAAATTAAGGACATACTGCGAGCCGTCTTTTGGGTTTACATACATCCCAACATTTCCGTAGTCGTGAATCTGTCCATCTATCCAAAGGCAGAACTAAAGGCTGTAATTGGTAAACTTAGACTCGTCAATATCAAACGTAAGTATGAGCTCTTTATTATCATTCCCAAGTGCAAGCTTCATGTTCTATATACCAGAACCTACAATAGCGTTGGATGTGATAGCATCCAAGAACTAAACATGAACTCCAGAACTCAAACCTATCGTCATGTCCTTACTGTAAACAGTCGTGTCATTAGTAAAGGCTACCTGTTCAATCTTACCGTTAATATTTTTATTTACGTAGAACTTCACAGAATACGTGCTGGTCTCATTCTCGTCATTCTTATCAACGCCTAGCGCTGTTGTAGAACAAAGTAAATCATAAGTCTCACCGTTTACACTCTTGACACTTGTAATAATTTGCTAAACGTTCCCGCTATACTCTTTGCCGTCCATCTAGAAAGATACCGAGACATTAACGGCATCATCACTGATGAGTTCCTGAAATCTATATCCTATAATCTTATAGCTACCATTTTTAGCATCTGTAAATGGCATATCATCCTATCCTTCAACAATAGCCAAGAGGCTGGAATCATTAATGCATGCAATATTTGTAATGCGTATATTTGAAACATTACCAACACCTCGTACGTCTGGATAGGTCGCAGTGCTCATTTTGATGTTGTTTTTAATGACTTCATCTTTACCTGTTCCAAACCACATCTCCGGAATAGTTATGTATTCATTCGTAAGACTTATATCGTACTGATTAAATCCAGGACCTACAACAGCTGATTCGCGGACGATACGGATTTCCTGAGACTTCACGTCGATATTGTTATCTGACACTACAACACGGATAACTTCGCCAGTCTTGAAATATTTTTCATTGTATGCTACGTCATTATATACTGCCTGCAGTGTATAATTAGCGCCATCCAGTGTTATTTCACTCTGAGGCCCGAATTTATAGAGTCCTTTATCACTTCCCTATTCTGTAAGCGTTATGGGTGATTTAACGTACTTATCATTTTCTACGTGAGAATAGTAAGCTCTAACCCTTGCAGTTGCTGGTATGTCATGCTTTTCGTCATTATACGGATCAATAGCATCAACATCTATAAACAACTCAGGTATTACTCCGCTCGATGGAATGTACAGACTCTCGGGTGATACCTGTATCATATAGGCAAGGCTTGACTTGCTCGACTATATGCTTATCGGTAATAATCCACCCGTTGATTCGTAGCTGTACGTTATGGTAAGTGCAGCATCAACGACTGTATGCATACCGGCGCCTTCGTTGAATTCTAAAAAGGCAATATAGCAACCTCTCGCAACATCGTAGCCATACGTTAATTTATAAGTGTTGCCGTCTTGTAATAGCTGCAACTGGAAAGCATCGCCCGGATCTTGTTCTAACTGTTTCCCTTTATAGATAACAGAGATAGATGTTCTTGTCGCACGCTTCAATACCTCATTATCACATTCTCCGTTTACATTTGTCGGAACAGAAAAAAAGTTATTCGAAGCGTAGACCTAAGTGGCTAACTATACGGGAACATCTGAACCACCACTGCTTTCTGTAATCTTCTGAGTCCAACCCATAGAGAAGTCGCCATTCTTGTACCACCAGTACTCCTTAGGACATCCTGCTTCTTTTTCAACTGCAATAGTCAAACCCGCTGGAATCTATGACTCTGCAACGCCCAACTCCTTTGTGATCTCCTTGACAATAGTGCCATTGGTGAATGCCTCATAACTCCAAGGGCCATAGAAAGAGTTCACGTTTGGACGCAGAACACCGTCTGCCATAGACATAAACCCATAGTCAAATTGTTTTGATTCCATAGTTATGATTTTTTGAAAGTGAAAATATAGTGATTGTTCATGTATGGGATTGATGTTTTGAAATAGATATCTCTAATATGTCCAGCATTTTTATCAACGCCTTCTACGAATAGGCTTTTCACAGACTGCCCTAAGATATCAATAACTTCAAACAAGGTATAGCCAGATGGTACTTTTATACCAAATGAGCGCTTTTTGGTAGTGTCTACGATAACCTGGACACTATCACGTGTTGCGGGGATTAGTTCAGCGTTATCGTAATCGTTGTCATTTACCAGCTTCTTCTGCTCTTCTAATATGACAAGCTTGAAATTCTTTTCTACAGGTGCAACAAACCCGGCCTGCTGAACAGCAATCATAGTCGTTTTGTCTGAGTTGTATTGCCAGAATTTCACGTATACAGTTTTTGCTGCGTCAGTATTAGCTGACACTTTTAATTTAAAAGAAACCTCTGTCTTGTTCATTATCTCCCAACCTTCCGGTAAGGTGCTAGATAAACTAAAACCTACAGCTTGCCCGTTCTTATCCAGACTGTCAACGGTAAAACTCAACACTCCACCCTCTGCCGGAATATTAGCGATGTCTGGTGTAATAGTAAAACGTGAAAGGTCAGCATCTGACATGTAGGAATCGGTACCTTCGATAAGGTTTCCGTCCTCATCGTATTTAAACGGATTAGTAGGCATAGATGCCGAACTATTCACATTGTGTATATAATAGTAAGGGTGACGATACTATGGCCTAGTGTATGCGTTCCTGCTGATAGTAGGGAACATGTCAGCAGTTAACCTTGTAGCACCATATTCAACATAACGTCCGGCTTCGTCACACCTATTGTTCTTGTCTGTTTTAAAAATACAGGTGCAATTCAAAATGTGTAGGTAATCATCAGGAAGGTTTACCTGATAAGTTCCACGTCTGAATGGGCTATTCACGTATTTATCGCACTTTTCAGGCTTTAATATAGCTGTACTTTTCAACACTCGCAAGTCGTCCGAGGTCTGCTGGTCCATCTCGTACGGTGTGTAGCGCTTGTTGATATACTACTATATACCCTTATTGCTTAGATAGTTAAAATCTGACAGCAGCAACGTCCCTGCGTTAACCTTATTGAGCTCTGTCAGCACATGCTCGTACAATTGCTTCGATGTCATTTTTCTCTCTTTAAACAAAAAGCCACATACACTATTCGAAAGTATATGTGGCTTTTCAAAATTGATTACTCGTTTTTGTATATTTCAGGATATGTATCCTTTCGAATTAGCTCCAAAATCGCCTTGTTAGCAGGTACCTTCATCCAGTTCAGAACAGCATCATCAGTAGCTCCAAGAACAATGTTGTCGCCGTAGGTGTACAGCTTGTTCTTGTAAATGATGACATTCTTATCTTTTGCCTCAATAAACAACAAACGAAGTGAGATGTCGTCTCCTGTGTAGATCTCGATGATCTTCTCGGGATTCTTCCTCGCCTGTTCAAGCAGAAATTCCGTAACGTCTGCGTCCGGGAAGTTCTGCATGTTCTTACCAAGAAGGCGAGCCTTCAAAACTCGACCGTCATAACCGCGCTCATCCTCATAAATGAAGTTAAGAGCATCGCGCAAAGTGGACATCTTGCGAACCTTGTTTGCAGCTTCAAGACCTGGACGATCAACATAAAGCTCAGCGGTACCATAACGTGGGCGCTTGTTCTGCCAACCCATAGTGCCATCGATGAGATAGTTGCCGTTCTGATCCTTAGCCCAACGCTCGGGTGCAATCATGGGGTTATACTGTATAGCTTCCCACGTCGCCTTGTCCCTAGGCTTGTTAAGGTCGAAAGTCTGGCCGTCAGTAATTGTAAAGACCGCATTCTCCTTAATATAAATATTGCCACTGTTCTTTTCCTTGTCTGTAAGAATCATATCACCCTTTGAGTCAACAGGCTTGACGCACTCAGGATATTCACCAGTTGCGGGATTCTTACAAGGATTCATAAAGTACTTGCCAACCTTGCCGTATACACTTCTCAAAACGACAATGTTTGCCATAATGTCGCCGTTTTTAATAGAAGCGACAGCAGATTCTTTCTTAGCCATAATTCATTTTTTCATTTTAAAAGTAGCCACGCCGGGGACTATCCCCCCGGCTGGCCTATCTATGTAATGGTATAATAATCTTGAAAATCAAAAACAATAATAGTATTTATTTATTTGTTTTTGCGATACATTAGAGCTCTCTCAAGATAAAGCTGCGATAAGGATTAAACACAGCTACACCAGAGTATCCCCATGCGATCCTTTGCCTTATATCATAATCGCTAGTTATGACGTGCTTATAGTTGCCTATAAGAAGAGACTATCTCTTCAACTCGTTTGAGCTGTTCTTTTTTTCTGTACCACTTGGTACTTATGCCATATTTGGCTAGTCGTTGAACGGTAAACGGAACACTGCCATTTACTCGCTGCTGATTATCCACATGGGACTTTCCAGCAATTTAAAGAAATTTAAATCTACCATCACTGGTAAATACGCCAATTTTTTATTTTAGCTTGCTAGCGGCTACGGGGCTGCTTACTGCGCCGCCCTGGAGACCAGTCTTGCCGCCTACGCCCAGGATTTCGTTCTGGATGTAATCTCCACCCTTCCAATTTGTTATCATGCGCTTCTTTATTCGCATCTCTGCAACTTCCGCTGCAGTTCAGACTATATCATCACTCTCGTGTCGGACACTCGTGTCTGGATTATTGCTTGCACTACTCACCAGTTAGTCGTTAGCGGTTCCATGTACTCATGTGCTTCCATGGCTTCCGACGGGATTTTCTATTTAAGGCGTTCCCCGTATTCATCCAATTTTTCCATTTTGCTGACATTTTGTCAGCAAAAGGCACCTCTAAGGTTGTTTCGAAGTGTAAACATTGCCGATTTTCTGACATTTTGTCAGGTAAATCTTTTAGATTATCTCTTTAATTATCCATATATTTCCACATATAACCACCAGCGCGTTTTCTATCTCCTGATAAAACAAGAGGAACACCTGATGCTACTTTCTTTGCTTCTCTTACTGAGTCGTAAACTTTAATAAGTTCGCCGTCGCTGCCATATTGTCCAACCTTTCTGGCTTCTCTCACAACGTAATCTCTAACTTTCTTGTCATCATTCAAGAACTCCTGATTCCATGTGCATTTGTATCTCTTATATATTGCTCTTGAATAAATAATTCCGCGCTTTACTGTCGTGACATAGCACCCTATCATATTCGCTGCTTCAGTCAAAGAGATATGAATCTTTTTCTCTCCGGTCAGCAGATCAACAACATCGACAAACTTTTTATTTTTCTCTATAAAATAGTCGTCAGGATTCACCCGGTCTGATAATTCAAAAGGCCACAAGTACCCGCAACTTTGGTGTTTGTTAGCTGCCGCTCTTGATATATTTTGCCCAGATACGCCGAAAGAATTACCAGCTTCTGCTAGAGATTCCCATGTTGTAATATACTCACCAGTTGCTGCATATTGATATATCGGAACTGGTGGCTACAAGCTCCGCCGATCGCTACATTATATGTATCGTCTCGTGATATCCATTCAATATTTACCAGCTCGTGTTCTTTCTCGTATGCTTCATCTCTATTTTCAAAAACGAAAAGTGTTTCTCTTCTGAAGCTCTCAGCTCCATATTTCAACACTGCTTTCCGGAATGGTGTGTCTGGATTTTTGATTCTATGCGCTGCATAAATCCCGCAGCCTAGATATCCATCGAATGTTTTCGGATCATCTGTTTGATGTACGCCGATGTACTTTTTACTGTTTACTAAATTTGTCGTAAGATATACTATGTGTTTCATATGATAATCATTCCCCGTTTCTTTACAATACGTCATATTGACTAATCGTTGAACCTATCTCTTCATTTAAAGATCTTGGCTGCTGATTGTTCAAACACAAGAATTGTAACGCTTTGGTATCTTATGCTTTGCGAAGTTCCCAGCAATTAAAGGAATATTTGTTTTAGATTTTTCAATCAAGTCTCCTACCGCATGTTCCAATAGGAGGCTGTGTGCTGCTCTTGTCTGCTGTCAAATCAAGACAGAGAGCATAGCCTTTCTCATCATTTGTGTTAGCTATATATCACTATATAGATCAGACTATATCTTGACCTTATCAAAGGCCGTTCCCATTTCGATTTCTCTAAGTTTTTCACTAGTCGTTAGACATTACCGCATAATTACGCAGTAATAGCTCCAGATTGTCTTTTTAGACTTTCCTGGATTTAAGGAACAGATCAATGCAGCTCACACTGCAAGGGGTCTAAGAATTAAACCATATTCACGGCTGAAGGTACGATCAACAGCAAATGTGAGGCTGTTGCCACCAAACTCATACGTATCGAAAGTTGCTCCCACCTTCACGTAGTCATTGGCCTGCTTAGACCAAAGAAAAGTGTTATCAGCGTGGAAGTGAGCCAAGAAGTCAAACAACTCGGCCTGGACTGAATGCCAGAATCTTTCGTTACAGATAAATACGTATTTGTTGCCTGTCATTTGTGTTAGCTATGCATTTCTGCATAGATCAGATCATATCATCGGTTTTCACCGCTCCCCGTTTCAATATTACGTCATTGACTGATCGTTGAACCTTTTTCGTTGGCTGCTGATTACCTTGAATGGTTCCCAGCAATTAGAGGAGTTTTCGAAGCCCTACAGTTAAGGCTTCTGCGCCTTCTCTCCCATCATAGACAGAACAGTACGGAGTACCTCCATACTGAGCTTGTTGTATGCATACTTGGAAGCGAAACGCTCAACCTGAGGAATAATCAAAAATATTATCACATGTTGTTTATACATGTTTCTCACACTTCTTATTTGTGTGAGTTTAGACTATATCTTCATCCTTCGCGGATGGGTGCTGTTCGTGGGTTTCCCTAGTCGTTACACTTATCGCTCGGTATTCTCATCTCAGAGTTCACCGATTTAAGCACCTTTTCATTAATTTATCACTAAATTACGGGGCATTACTCTACCCTCACCTATATAAATCAAACTGTTATCTCTACGTCTCCATAGAGTTCAGACTATACCTTTAACTCATTTTCTTATACTTTAAAATATATGGATCACTTACCATTGGTTTTCTCAATATGCGTATCTGTTCCTCTGTTAATTCTTTCGTGGAACTATACAACTTAACGAGATTTCCCTTTAGGTCATATTGCTCAACTTTACGAGCAACCGGCGCGTTTGTTGCGATCCATTTATTCATTTTATCATAAGACCATTTATAGCCTCTACATGCGCGGTTCATCTTTATCGCGCGAATAATCTTTCCTGTGCTGATGTTTGGCGTTCCCTTAGCTGCTTCTTTAATAGAATCAAAAGCTGCATCAAACTCACCTCTCAATGTGTACCGATAAACAGGCACTGTAGTTGTCAACTCTATTGCTGACTTCTTGCCAAGTACCTTCCGTATATCCTCAGATATACGCATGAACCGGTATCCGCTACATGTTGCACGCATTGATACAGCACGAGCTACGGCATCTTTTGGTATATCAAGCTGAGCAGCAGCAGATGGGATATCACGGTATGTATTGATAAGTACGCCATCCCTATTGTACTGTGCAATAGCACCACGTGGCATATTGGAATAAAGATCAACATCTATTGACTCATCAAAAGAGAGGTAGACATCCTTACAGTTTGTGCGTGTATTGATACATATGATCACGTGTTCTTTCGATACGTGCAAATCATCAGCTGCTTCATCAACACTATCCCACTTGCCAACATGACCACCAGAGAACGTGAACGCGTTGACTCTTTGTCTCCTGCAAATGCTTGGAGATGCAATCGAGTTGTAGTTGTCGGTTCTCTTTATAAAGTCCTCGTTGACAATCAACATATAGAAATCAGCTGCATCATTGATATTGTTAAATTCTTTTAACGTTATCCTCTTGAAAGCATTGATTCCATGACGCTGCACCGCACTCTGAAGTTGCGTCTTGCTCTTGTTGTATGATTCCGGTAGATGTATATCTACACCATCGCCAAGATAACCATCAAACACTTCTGGATCATTCACCTTGTGAATACCTACGTAAATCTTGCCATTGTCAAGATTAATTGTTTCAAATACTATAAATTTCATGAGTTATTCCCCGTTTCCGCTTTCGCGTATTATAAAATTATCAGTCGTTGAACTAATACAAATCTTTATTTGTATTTAGCTGCTGGTTGTCCGTTAGAGTTTCCAGCAATTAAAGGAATCTATTTTTACTAATCTCACAATTAGCCGACCCATTTATATATAGGTCTGTTTGTGTCGGGATCGAAAATGGTAGGCTTACCATTGACCACAATAAAAGTAGACTATATCATTAGTTTTCACTATTTCCCGTTTCCGTCAAACTTATCCTGTATTAGGTAGTCGTTGAACGAATCAAAAGAAAACTTTTAATTTCGCTGCTGATTAGCTTGCCGCTTTCCAGCAATTAGAGAAATTTTTCGTGGACGTCAATCCATCCACGTTGCACTTGTTAAAGAGAAGCAATAATTCAATATGTTGCCATATTGTTTAGACTATATTTTGAGATCTTGATATCTCTGCGCTCTTTCACTCCTTACTCTAAAAATAGATAGTCGTTGAACGTCTCGCGATATATTTCGCGATTTCGCTTCTGATTGACCACTTTCGGCTTCCCAGAAATTAAGCGCATTTTATAATGGCATCTCCTTTTAAAAAACTTCGCGGGTCATACCATTATTACGAACATACATAAAAGACTCCATAAGGGCCTTCTCCTTCTTGTCTAATCTGTAAATTGTTTCTGACAACTTTCCGTTATCCTTACCCTGTCCGATAGAAATGAAAGTATCCTCATGTGCAGCATAGAGACTAGAGAACGAATCATCACAACGGTGTGTGGTGATGTAGTTCCGCATCTTGCTGATATTCGACTGATACTTTACATATCCCTCTTCCAATATGTTAATCAACACGTTTCCGTATTGTTCAGACTATATCATTAACTTTTTGAAAAGTTATTTCTCATTTTAGCTGATTATCAGTTTACGCTTTTAAGCTAGTCGTTGAACCTACACATTATATATATAATATGCGGCTACTGATCAACATGCAATTTTAAATTGTTTAGTCTCCCAGTAATTAAAGAAATTTAAATGAATAACCCTTTCGGGATATACTGCACGAATTTCATGCATTTCGGGCATTGCATTGCTCAAGAACCTGGTAGTCATACCAAGCTGGCAACCTGACTTGTCGAGAACCGAACTGTAGTCGTTATCGACCAAGCGAACGATCACCTTCCAGTAGTTATCACTAACGCGAACAGGACGTGCTACAACGAAGCACTGCTGACCTGTAGCGTCAATCTGGAAGATATCATACTTTTCATAGTAGCGCTCTTTGAATGCCATGGTGATCTCGCTACCGTTTGCGCCATCCTCAACGGGAACATCAGCGAACTCAATGCGCTTGATGTCATTGGTGCTAACCTCCCACTCAAACAATTATGTTATCTTTATGTTGCCATAAAGTTCAGACTATATCATTTGCTATATTTAGCAATTCGATTTTTCAGCTATTCCTAGCTTACGGCCTAACTGCCTAGTCGTTGAACACTCCAGCCATCGCTGGCATGCTGCTGATTGTCCTTTTAGGATTTTCCAGCAATTTAAAGAATTTATTCATGTCATATCACTACGACCGTGTACTTAATTATTAAATACATTGAGTTGATGCTCTGATACTTATTCCCGGACTTGTTATCCTAGTAGAAAATGTTTCTCAGAGACTCGGTGAGGTAGGCTGCGGTGCAGTCCTCATACATACGGCTCACTACGCCGAAGAGCTCCGGCTTTGTACCAAGAATCTTGCTAAAAGACTCATAGGTTCTTGTACTGCCCATTTCAGGGTTCAGATTTCTAAAAGTTGCAACTTGCATAATTTTACTGATCAAAAAGGTTATCGCACCTTATCGATCATACATCTAAATCGTCGATCGACAAGGCTTTGTCTGTATTCTTTGCCTTGGGCTTGACCACGACTTTGCTTTCAGTTGACTTTTTAGTTCCCTTTGATATCCCCTGCTCATACCCAGCTCTGTGGGCCTGTGCAATTTGCGACTTGTAATAATCACTGATGCTATTGATGACATCCTCGCCACGAAGAGCGAACCATGCCATACGAACCAATGTATCTGGATCATTCAATGCTTTTGACATATAATTGACTCCTGCTTGGTCGTGTCCAGTGATAAATGTGTACAACTCGTTCATATCGTCTTCGGACATTGCGACGTCCAAATCTCCGATACTTGTAAAATCTTGAATTGAATTGGCGATACCTCCAGCGAACTGTCTGTACATCTCCTGTTGCTGTTGGGCCTCCAAAGCTGCATCTTGGCGATTACGGTCATCTTCAAGTTTCTTGTACTCATCCCTGATTCCTGCGATCTCTTTCGCGAAAAGATCGGGATCGGATGTTGCCCTATCTAAGGCAGTCGCGAGTTCGTCTTCCGTGATGTCCTTGACACGCGCCTGCATATCCAACACGTAGAGTTCCTCATCAGTCAGATCGTCCACTGTATAATGCGGCTGCTGTGATTGCATGATCTTATCAGTAGCAGCACGCTCTCCCTGATTATGCAACATTGCTGCATAATCTGCGGGACTCATACCAGAAAGGCGTAATCTGTTTATTAAATCGATCTCATCATCATCAAGATCATCTTCATCGCGTTCTGTCTCACGAGGTCCATCTTTAAGGATTGCGAACTGCTCCTCACGGCTCAGATCGTTCCAGTCTACCTCCTCAATCTCACCATCATCATTTGCGATCTTAATCTTGCTGGGATCATCAATTCCCTTGCTCTTCAGGACATCTGTAATAACGTCCCCATCATCTGAACCTTCGCCATCATTATCTGGGTCTGGTTCACTTGTCCAACCCGGGGGAGTGGTCTGTTCTCCTCCGTTCTGCTGGTTATCTTCTCCTCCGTTGTCAAGATCACTGAGATCAACAACGTCCAAATCATCAATTGTTGCTGCCATATTATTTTATCATTAGTTCATTAATTCATCAAACAAAAAAGGCCCCTCGGAATAGAATCCGAAAGGCCCCAAAAATATATATAAAATGAAAACAAGAATCCTGTCTCACCCGTTCTTTATAATACATTAATCTATTATACCCGCTACGTCGCCGACGGTACACCTACCTTCCACATTCGAACGAGTTTTACATATTGCCTTTTCATCATTCTGTCGCAATTATACTATTTTTTTTATTTGTTTTACATCATCTCCTCCCAATCAATAGGAACGCCCTTTTTCACGGTGTCTATATAGAATCTGCTGAATGGCATCCCGTCATATGCATCCTCATCATCTATATAGTCCTTGATATACCTGGCAAGCTATATGTCATTTTGTATTGATGACCCATAAAAATCCGAATAGGCCATGTTGGCGACGTAGACATAATCATATAACTTGTTGTGTTCAAGGGTTATATTCGCATTTTGGAGGTAGTTGTCGACGCTTGACTTATCCAGCGGGTTGATGGTAGAACCTCCCTTCTACATCATCTATACGGCGAACTCGCACATCTTTCGCGTGAAATGCCAACCATAGTATGAAAGGTACCTCTTCATTCCCGCCGGACGATCATCATATTGGTCAAGAGTCATATCTTGAATCATAACGGGAGCGTCTTCTTGTTGGCTGATATTCCTCTCTCTCATCTTCGAGCATTTCTTTCACAGCCTTTGCTTTCTTCTCTATGCACGAGATAAACTCCATGAGTCTCTCGTAGTTGTCGCTTGTGTACTCCATGATTATCATTTTATTTTGTGGTTATCAAAGTCAATATTTTATCAATCTTTCCAGCTACACCATCGAACCGTTCTTCGAGACTCATGAGCCTTTCATCTCTCTCTTTATCTCTCGCGAACTATGGGTTCAGAGTTTTCAGTATCTCCTCACACTGTCCGATGTTGTTTTTATATCTATCAATATTTTCCAATGCTTGTTTTGAGTTATGAAGTATAGCCTCCACGTCTTGCTATAGTCCCTGCTTTGTTTCGCTTATGACAATATTGCCGTTGCCATATGAGACAATAGTGTTTGAGAACGGGATGCTATTGTAGTCGATAGTGTTTCCGTCTACATTAACCCTAAGATCCAAGCATTGCTAATTTGGCATACCTCCTATCATGGGCTTTGGTGCGCTTGTATAGATTACCTCTCCTGTTTTCAGGCGTACGCCGTCGGTCTTGTCTAATATATACACAACCCCGCCCTGTCTTAAAGATCCAAACATTACACAAACAAGATTATCCGGTTCGTTGTTTTATTAAAAGACAACAGATGAGTACCAGCTGTAAGAGTGGTAAGTGCTGCGTCTGCATTATTAGTAAGAGGCAGGGTTTGGTTGTTAACCTATAACTCAACACCTGTAACAGTTGTTGCCGAAGATGTCGGGATGTTCACAACTATAAGCCCAGCCTAACCAAGGAATCTGAACACATGATTTGGCAATATGTAGATAGCATTGGTGCTAACCGATCCTGCATCCGATAGGGTCGCTGCAACATAAGGAATCCCTCCCCTGTTACCAATATATCCAGTTACTGCCATATCAAGTCCAGAATGTAGTGGTTCCGCTGTTGTAATACTGAGAAGCTGGAACAGCCACCAGATTGGGATATTGCACAGTAGTAGTGCTTGGCTGGTTCTGCTTGATTTCTGCAAGTTCTTTCTGCAACGGTGCTATCATAGCTGCCATTGCCTGGTTCTGCTGCTCTTGGCTTATCTAACTCTGGAGCCGTGTCTTTGTCTCCTGCAACTCATTGATTCGATCCTGTAAAGCTGAGTTCTGCATCTGATCAAGCTTTGCAAGAATAGAGTTTGTATTTATAGTTGCTGTATCTTTAATACTCTGAACAGAACTTGAAATGTTGTTGTTTATTGCGCAAGTCTGAGCTTGTGTCTCGTAAGCGTTAGCACTGAATCCCTGATCCATTCCTGTCCTTAATGTTCCAATCTGGTTGCTGAGAGCATTGACAGAGTTAATGGTTGCTATCTGATTCTGATAGTTGCTGTTTGTGATAGCCTCGCGTATATTGCAGCAGCACTGGCTCATCTGCTGAGCGATAGACATGTTGCCCTACTATACACTGTTGATAACTTGCTGACCAGTCATTCCGACTTGGCTGCCTACCTGTGTTATAGCATTCTATACCTGGTTAATTGCGGTCTGAATACTGTTGACGTCACAGTTCAGAGTAGTTGCCAACTAACCTATGGAGTTTGCGTTTCCGTGAATGGCGCTCATCAAGAGATCACGCTCTGCTGTGCTTGCTATTGTCTCGGTTATATTGCCACGGTTGTTTCCAAACCATCCATTTCCACCTATACCATAAAGGAAGAAAAGGAAGATGACCCAAATCCAATTTCCACCACCGAAACCATTTCCGTTTCCCATCATCGACAATAAGAGATTGGGATCTACCTGGCTGCCACTCCCGGCATCAGGTAACATATAAACTTTGCTGTCTGACATAATTGTTAAATTTTAAAAAGTTATACTTCGTCGCGACTATACAATGATAAGACCGGAAACTTCCAAAAGCACAACGATGCCAGAAAAAACAAATGGGACCGCATGAATAATGCGATCCCATCGTTTAATTCGTTGCCAAAATATCTTTTGACTTTTCCAGGACTACGATATCCTGGAATTTATCTATATCCTATATATCTGATGTGTAATCTTTCTTTGGTATGAATACATCATTTTTTTTGATATATCATACGGTCCAATTGATACGATCTTTTGACCATCGCCAAAAAAAATGTTTAATTTATATATATTCCAAGGGTGCAAAACACCAATCCGAGCATAAGATATAGACAGTGCAGTTTTCAGAAAATCCTAACAATTATAAAAAACAGGAATATCGTATTCTCTTAATATCTCTTGTGTTCCGTCTGTGCTATTATCACATACTATAACATGCTGATCTTTCAGGGAATCCAAACATTACCTGATAGTGCCTTTGTTGTTCTGCGTATAAAGCAAAACCTCTATCTGGTGCCCACATTTAAAATCCGCGTGGTGTTCTGTGTACTCGTTGGGGTTTATTTCATAATTATATAATAAGAACTGGCCATAAGGTAGAATATCTAGACCTGTTGCACAATACTTCTTGAGGTTTGTGATTATGAACTAATTTGTCATGTCTCTTGGAATCTTTCCGTCTCGAATGATTGGATGATGATTGTAATAATCCAAAACAAGCAATGGGAAAAGATGTCCTTTTTTAAATCCCATGATAGCAGTTCCTATACATTCTGCGTTTCCAGCTATAAACTCACGCTCCAAAAGTTCTGATCTATCAAGTAAGTCATCGAGTGGCCTAAAACATTCAACATCAGTGTCGCAATAAATTCCACCATAATCTCGAAGAATTGCAAAACGATAGTAGTCACTAAGGTATGCGTAGTTTTTCATCAGCAAGGCATCCTATACGAATTGAGGTCCTGCTGAAAAATTAAAATCTTTGTCTGTCCATATTTTAATTTTAAAGGAAGGATTGAACCTTTTAAAAGACTCAATCCTCTCTTTTTGTATATCATCAAGTTGTTTTCCACCAAAATTGATAAAGTGAAATATTTTCTAAATTGCCATATGCTTAGCCGCCGGTTCCTGATATGTCGTTTAGTCCAACGATGTCATCAATATCTCTATCATACAAGAATAAACGCCAACCATTAAAGTTTGTTAAAAAGTTCGTCGTAAGAAGGAGGGAATCCTTATGAAGATAAAGATCGCCACGTGGTGCAAGACTTGTCATTTTATCTTTCGGTGGTACATACATACCTCTTGGAATAAATAACATAGTCAGCTTTGAACCTCCAAACAAATCAACTGGGAAAGTACTCGTAAGGGACAATAGCAGAAAACGATGATCTCCTTTCCATGATGGGATGTCATTCATTATCGTATCGTAATACCTCGAGTCTGGGTTTGGTGTCATTTTCCCGCCATCTTGTGTTCTATATCTGATGACACTATATGCACAGCACATAAGAACAGGATTCCCTGCGTCATATTTATAAAACAGAGAAATACCCTATCTGTAGCCAGCGCTATCAGGATAGTATATTTCCTTGATCTTTTGAATAAACGGAACATATGACTTTTGTGATGTACTAAGCATTACACGCACAGATGTCTTTTTTGTTGGGTTGATCGTCACCCTTATATATTTCATGTCAGCAGTTTTTTTGAAATATGTCCATGATAACATCGATGCGCTCAATGACTTAACAAGCTAAGATGAGGAGTTTAAAATAGAGCACGACTGCGGATTGTCTCCGTAATCTGGAAAACATGTGAACCAATACGTCTTGCCATTTTCAAGGTCAGAAATATCAGCTGTGAATGTTGCAGTGGTTCCTTCGTAGCAGTGAATCTCACTTCCTCCTACGACACTTGAATTTCCTGTTTTTGTTTTAAAGAAAATGAGGTTGTCAGTGTTCTATCTTATCCAAAACTTGCTGAAAATTAGTCTTTCTTCTACTGCCATAATTATAAAATATGCGCACCAGCCATGATGTCATATTTATCAAGTATGCCTTGGATGCGTTCAATCTTCTTGTTCATATCACAAGATAGCTGTTTGCCTCCGACATATATATCGTGTTTTTCAACATTGATAAATAGAACGTTTGCATAGTGCTTGTTAAAAATTAATTTAAGATACAAATCATCGTCAAGTGCGAAATCTTTAATCATATCGTAGTCGATAGCGTCCTCTAGAATATACGGAGGGATAAATGTCCCACCGCATCCAGTAGGAAGTAAAGAGCGAGTAGCTATACCTTGCGCACCATGAAATACTGGCCACTCTCCGTATGGTTTGATACTTCCGTCAACATCCATATAAATCCAGCGGCAACGACCAGAGATAACACACCCTGGATTCCGTTGCCACCAGGTAAACATTCGCTGGATCATCGTGTTTTCGTATTCAACATCATCGTCTACTAACAAGATACAGCGATCGTAGTATTCAGTGGCTGCATAGATCCATTTGTTATGTGGTCCCATATCATCAATGACAGGGTGGACTTCTATATCTCCAGCTTTAACAAGATCAAGCAACTCCTGAGACATGTTTTTCACATCATCAACTGGAATATTCAAAATGAATTTTTCCGGTCTCATCGTCTGCCTTAAAATGCTTAAAATAGCAGTCATGGAGTTATTCATCCTTTCGCCATACGTTGCCATAGATACAACAACACCCGGCAGTCTCTCCTGCAGCTTCTCCCTATACTGCGGGAAATGTGCAGCGAGTATGTTATGGATCTCTGTGTATTTCTCCTTGTTGACATCTGTCAGGCAATCCTCTTGGTTTGTCTGGATGTCATACCTACAGATACCGTTTTCATAAAGTGATCGGTAGCGTCTACCAGATAACACGCAAAACAAAAACTGCCACGTCTCATCCGATGTAGGAGAAAGTGCCATGAATTTCTCCCTGTCAAAGAATAAAGGAGAGGTGAAAGTGTGAGCTGGGTATAAAGTGCCAGCTGCACCATTTGCCGGTTTCTGGTTTATTGTCGCAACGCCTCTGAGGTATGTATTGTCAAAATTTCTAATTTCTCGCAAGCTTCCGTCGCGTTCGGTTACTACTACACTCGAAGTTTGCCCGTAAATAATATCCTCCGGGTACTTCTTATGCATCTCTATAAATTCATGTAGCCATCCTGGCCTCATTGTCATATCATCATCAACTACAAGTATGGCGTTATCTGGATATCGTTCGAGAGTTGGGATGAGTTTCTTGTGGCTTCTTATATTGCCTTTATCCCATATTATTTCCACGCCGAAATCCTCGCGCAAATCCTTTGGCAAATCAAGTTCCAGATTCGGGAACTCATCCTCGGACAATACAAGGACGAAATGCACATCATCTTCTTTCTGTCCGAGGATTATATTGTAAATATCCCGAGTGGTGCCTATTCGCTTTGGGTATGATGTCATACTTACGATTAGTGTATCATTGTTCATTCTTCTAAAACAAAATAAAAAATACCAGCTGTTGGTGCTGTTGAATAAAATTCGGATTCTGTAACTACTTTAAACTTATCGCCCCAAGGTATGTCCGAAGTGGTAAGCTTTCTAAATGTTGCCGTTCCGGTTTCTGTCGTAGGTGCTGCAAGAACTGTATTTTGTGCTCTGTTGATATTCTTTTCATAAGCTGGAACGTTTACGAAAAGACGACCTGATCCATCACTCTCTACACCTCTGTAATCGGAAGCTCCGCTAGTTATGGGCTAAAGAGTAGGAGGTGTTGTCCCGTGGGCATACCCATGAATATCATCTCTATTTATGGATCCTGTGTAATCTTTACAAGTTCGAACAATCCCAGACGTTCCACCTCCTGCAGTTGGAAGGGGACTCCACCTACCTGTACCGTTATCTCCACCATTAAGCCATCGAGATGCGTTAGAACTATCATTTGTTGTTCCTGGAACAATACCGGCTACGCCTATGGCCAATCTAGGAATATTAGCAGCATCTCCCTTTGCGCCCTTTATATTACAAACAAGTACCCAGTCAAAAGATGCCTGCACTGCATTTGCAGCTTTAAATACATCGCATGTATGAGTGTTGAGATACATGTCGCCAACCTTTGCATTTGTAACTGCATACACTCCAGCATTTGGAACAGCAGTCCCAGTGTGCCATGTGATAGTCGCACCAGTTTCTCCCTTCTAACCTTTCAGATTATTGAATGTAAATGTTGTGGTTGCACCACTTGTTGTTGCCGAAACCGTAGGGGTTCCTACGCTGTTAATATTGCTACCTGCAGCTGCTTTAATAGTTGGAGTTGTTCCATTCGCTCCCTTGATATTGCAAATACCGGTCCACTTATTGGTTTCTGTTGATTTATACACGTTGTAGGTCTTCGTGTTCAGATACATATCACCGGTTTTTGCACCAGCAACAGTTGCTGCCGTACCAGTCACAGCTGTACCCGTATGCCATGTTACAGTAGCACCAGTGTCTCCTTTCTATCCCTTTAGATTGTTAAACGTGAAAGTGGTAGTAGTTCCGCTTGTGTTTGCTGTAACACTTGGAGTTCCGACAGCTCCAATATTACCACCAGCTGCCGCCTTTATGGTCGGGGTTGTTCCATTATTTCCTGGCGTTCCTTGTGGTCCCTTGATATTGCAAAGATAAACCCACTAGTTAGCAGCGGTTGCCTTATATACATTACTTGTTCCAGTATTGAGGTACATATCCCCAGCCTTAGAACCAGAAACTGTAAATGTTTTAGCAGTGGTAGAGGTGCCCGTAACAGCATCGCCAGAGAACCATGTAGCAGCAGCTCCTGTTGATCCTTTTGATCCATTCTTTACTGTTATTGTTGAGCCATCTTTGAAAGTGTAGACATTACTGCCGCCATCTGCTGTTGAAGTTGTAGTTTGCTTTCCGCCTTTCTATAGATAGTTTGAGAGGTCAACGGTTCCGCTGAGATTGTCCCATTTATTGCCATCCCATACAACATTATCGCCAGCTTTGATTCCATTAGTTGCGTCTGCATTGGTTATATTCCAAACATCACCGATAGTATTGCCAGAAGTTGTGAGTTCAGAATAATTGGTTTTTGTGCCTTTATATTTATAGACTTTACTGATTTCGTCTTTTTTAGCGTAGTTTTTGAGGTAATCAAGTACTGCATTGGTTGTTGGTAAGCCATAAAAGTTATTAGTATCGTACCCTTTTATGCTATTAACGTATTCGAATTGAAAATATCTATGATTTTGTACATCATACTAACCTTGCATTATTAATGACCTATTTGTTCCGTCATCAAAAATACAATTTGATATTGCGACAATCGAATTTTGGTCTAATTGATCTATTCCAAAATCAGGTATATTCTCAGGTATGCACTAAACATTTGAGCATGAATCAATATGAGTACAAATTACACCAGATAGAAATATATCATTTGAAGTTTTAATATTAATTGCTATATTCTAAATAATAATAAACGTACTATTTGTAATAAATGATGTCCCAAAATCGCCAACGCTTGTTAACTACCCTTTTATACGTATACAAGAAGAATTGGAAATCAATGCAATCGTTTTATTATTAGGAGAAAGCGTTGGCATAGTAATGTAAATTTCATCACTTAATACATGGCTATAATATATGTTATCTGCCACAAACATTATACACGAAATGCTTATTTTTGCAGAATCAGATAACTAACAATCATATATATAAAAAACAGCGTCTTCACTGCTAATAGTTCCATTTCCTCCAATCGTTCCATTCTTAATCGTCAATGTACCTGTCAACTATGTCGTACCGCTCAATGTCAACGTGTACCCATTCAAATCCAAAACACCGGTAGTAATAGGCAGACATGACAAATCGCCTGACGCTATAAAATCAGCCTTTGCTTTTGGATTCTTTCCATTGAGTGCTTCGGTGATTACTTTATTCGATACTGCATTTTCTGATGTAGCGCTGAGTTTTGTGTCAACAGTCATGCCTGTCGGTATCTCACGGCTACAAGCCTTGACCTATCCGCTGCTATCTACATACACAGGTTTTGTAGTCGAACCAATCTGAGCATTTACCGCCAACTTATCCGACACCCTAGCATGTAGTGTATACTGGTTACCCCCAGTTTGTATTTTTCTAATATCAGACATATTTTTTTTTATTTAAAATAAAAAGAGGCGGTATTACGCCGCCTCTCGTATGTTAATCTAATGTGAATTACTGAACAGTAACAGTGTGGGTGTGACTTCCAGCATCGGTAGTCGAAATTGTGCTGGGTGTGCCAGCGGCCAACTCGGGAGTACCAGATACGGAAATCGTACCCTCGGTGCCGGTGAATGCAGCCTTGAGGCCAGTAGTAGCAGTGAATGTAGGAGCAGTTGCAGTTGCGCTAGAACAAAGAGCTGTTGCAACAGTTGCGCCAGTGCCATCTGCGGCAACCTGACCAGTTGCGTATGTAAAGTCTGCTGCACCCTGAGCAAATACTGCTGTACCAACCTCTACACCTCCAGCAGTAAATGTTGCGTCAGTCAGAGCATCAGCAGTAGCCAGGCTATGAGTTACACCAGTAACAAACTTATTAGCACACGATGCGCCAGTCAAGAATGTGCCAGTAGGTGCAGATGTATTAATCTGAGACTTACCCATAGAAAGTACTAAACATTCGCCATCAGCCTGGTACGTTGCACTCTTCACAACATTTTCAGCCATAGAAGCTGATACACTCGTAACTGCAGCGCCAGTAGTCTTGTCGATAGTAATATTACCAGTAGGAGCGGAAACAGTTCCGCCTGTTACGAATTTACCTTTGGTTACTGTATGTGTGGGTGCTGTATATTCAACACTTGTTATAGCCTTTCCTGTACCAGTTACACCCTTTGCTGTTGCAGTCTTCAACTTTGAAGTAGAACCACCAGAAAGCGTGATAGTAGGAGCACTTACAGTTCCTGAAGTCTTAACTCCATCAGCAGCAGCTGTAAGAGTAACAGTGCCAGCGGGCGTATACTTACCAGAGAAATTTGAAGCTGCGCCAGTATAAGTTGGAACAATTACGCTATGCTTATGTACACCATCACTTGAAGTTGTACCGCTTGCGCTATCCTTGCTTGCCAACTTACCGTATGCATTAAGAGCATCGAGCAGGCACCACTGCTTGGTTGATGTCTCGCCTGACTTCTTTTCAATCCATACATACTCGGCCTTGCCATATACAACCAAATCACCAACACGAATGTCAGCAGCTGTTGCCTTAGCACCGTAGATGTCAGTTGGTACCTGTGTGCCCTCATTTGTAAGGGCTACGGTTGTTATACCTTTAAATTTAAGAGTATTTACAATCGCGTCGCGAGCGACTGAGTCCTTGATGTTATAGACGGTTCCACCAAGGTTAATTTTACTAATATCTGCCATAGTAAATTTTAATTTTTATTATTTTGAATCAGAAATGATTGTGAATACGCTATCATCACTTACTGTGAATGTATCATCCAGCAGTGTTTGTAATCTTCTATATTTTCCTTTAAACAAAATATAGATATCTCCGTTGTCCATAACCTCAAACAGATTTTTCCTGTCGGTATCAGAAGTGCCACCTCCTATTGAGTACACGGTATGCGCTGTGCCTATTGTACCATCAGCGTGGTCATCTGTGAACTTATCGGCATTGTTATGCGATACGTTAAACTTTCCGCTTGCATGTTCTGCATCATGTAGTGTTTGCGTTCCGATACCTTCTGCAAAAGACGAGGCGCCTTTTGCAGAGTTGCCAGAGTTGGCTTTTAAACTTGCAACACCTGTTCCTTTTTCAATAGGAAGATCACAAGATATTTTGACGCCTTTTTCATCAGCCGACAAAGCTACGCCATTACCAGAGATGAAATTTAAATTCGCAGCACCAGATACTGAGACGTACGGAACTTTGCCATCAACGGAATATGACGAAATCCTAGGAACGCCTCCTATCATGCTTATGCCATGCGTGAGGATATCACGCTGTGATGCGTCTGGATCTGTTATGAATACTATGGACTAATTGGAAATAGCATTTCCCGCGCCAGCTTTAAAAGTGTTATATGCGGCTCTTGTGTGGAAATTTACAAACCGATTTGTCAAAGTTGTGTTTTCCATAGTATTGAGTGGTTAAATTATGCCTGTGATACCTCGGTCCACTGGAGAGTATCTGTGAGAGTCTTGAGCTGATTAGCAACAGATACACCTGTTGTGTACTCAATCCTTGTTGCGTCAAGTACTACGGTTGCAATCTAGAGATCTTTTTCAGCCCCCTCTGTTCCATGTGCCTTTGTGCAAGATACACCGTTAACTTTAACGATGTCGATTTTGCTATCAAGATTTGTTGTAATTTCATAAACACTATCATGCAACTCATTCAAGCCTTTGACAACCTGCTCGTTCGTGTTGTTTACAGTAGATGCCAAAGTTGCACTGTCAACATACTTGTCAGCTTCACCAACAAGCGGGTTGTTATATACTGCATACTTGCCCTGACTTGTTAGATGTGAGTCAACGCTCAAAGTAGGCGCATTAGTAACTGCAAGCTTATCGACTGCAATATTATTATTTTCTATTGAAATACCAGCACCAGCTGTAAGTTTAGCATTCTCAAGTGCTGTAATCTTTACCTAGAGGTCAGCCTTAGTAGTATTAATAGTGCCGTTGATCTCCTCGGCCTTTGCGTTGATTGCCTAATTGGTTGCGTCCTTTGTGAGGTAAGTGTTAGCGTCAGCCTCGGCCATTGATCCATGGGGAACACTCACCGTGGTGCCTTTAACATCCAAGGTAAGCATTCCAGTGCCAGCTTTGACATCTCCAGCCTGAAGTGCAGAGGTTGCAGCTGTTACAGCAGTTGCGAGTGCATCGGTAGATGCAACAGTGATAGTAGCAACACCAGCATCATTTGTTACAGCGCTAGCTGTTACATAACCAGTACCTGAAGCTGTAACACTCTTAACACCATGAGCTGCTACGTCTGTTTTGATCTTAGCGATCTCTGCATTTGCAGCATCAAGTGCGGACTGAGGAGCTGCAGCGTCGGCCTTATCCAAACTTCCCTGAACAGCAGTCGCGAGGTCTGTCTTAGCGATAGAGCCTGGCTTGATAGTTGCCGATATCTCATTTGTGCCGCTGATTGCAAGCTGAACCTGTGCCGCGTTAGCCTGTGCGGTGTAAACGTCAACGAGATCCTTGACGGCTATATAAATTGGTGATTCGTCCTGGTTTGCAATTGTGAGCTTGATATACTTATCACCTTTAACGAGGTCGGTTTCAGTTGTTGCTGTGATAACCTCACCAGACTTTACCACAAGATCCTTGGGTATATCAATGTCAATAGGTGTACCGTTGGGGCCGGTGAAAGTGTAAGATTTCAGATAACCAGCGTTTGCGGTTTCCTTGGCAGCTACGCCGATCTTGTTAACTTTTGTCTCTAAGGCGCTAAGACCGGGAACTTCTGAAGCAGTCAACACTTTGCCCTCTGTCACGAGACCCTTGGCGTCATACTTTACAACACTAAAATCAGTAGCAGCTGTGATAGCGCCATTTGCAACAACTGCCTTGTCTGCGGTTGCTTTAACGGCTGCAATAGCATTTTTATTTTCGGTGTTTGCAGTCTCAAGTTTTGTAATCTTATCGGCCAGATTGCCAACCTAAACCTGAGTGTCACCACCCTAGACTTTCCAGTTCCCGGCTGGGATCTTACCGTCAACAAGTGAATCAGCAAAACCAGCATCACCAGCAGGACCAGTATAAGTATAAAGTGTACCGCCAGAAGTTGCAACAGTTAAGCCAGTATAAAGTGTACATTTATCAACACCGCCCCAAGTCGCGGGATCATAGATGTCTGTAGCCTGATCAACAACCAAACGGTCATCAAGAGGACGCGCGGTTGTAAATTTAAAAGAAACGCCAAATTCGGCCTTACTTGCATATAATTTTGCCATATTATGTCCTCCTTAATTACTTATTATAAATTACACGGAATAAGCTATCTGCAGTTGGGGTTGCATTTATATTGAACTGCTTGTATGCTATTTTGGTTGTACCATCTCCAATTGCAAGCTATACCTCACTCTCTGTTGCAGCTTCTGCAAACCACTGACCCAAACCGTACTTTTCAATTGTCACACTACCAAACACAGCGGGTACTGCGATGAGAGCAACGCCAGCCTTCAATGTCAGTTCGCGTGTCTGTGTATCCTGGATAGGCTGCTTTGTCAGCTTACCAGCTTCAGCTGTACTTGCATAGATTGAATACACAAACTTGATACCCTTGGACTGCGTCTTTGTGATAGGCTTAATATGAAAAGTGTCATCAACCTGAGAGTGAGGTGTAGCATTAACTAAAAGAGTCGTAGAGCTACCAGTTACTGCCTTATTCGTTGCTGTTCCCTTATTAGTCTTCACTGTGTCAGTACTTCCAGCATATGCACGCGTAGCGGTAACAGTCACAGTTGTGGGTTCAAGAATCTGACCGCTCCAGCTGTTACTACCATTGAGCGAGAACGTATTAGTTGCCTCTCCACCAGTTGTGGTATATTTGCCGCTTACAGTCTTTGCAGGGCTACCAGTAGCAGCAGAAGCTTTGGGCTATGCAGGGCAAGTCTTGCCAACCTCAACAGGAGAGTCAAAAGTAGAGTTGAAGCTGATAGTTGCATCTGTAAAATTGGGGGCATACTCAGGATAGAGCAGCATATCCAAAACTTCGTTGATACTCTTGCCATTCAAAGATTCGGCAGTAGTGCCGGCTGCGATGCCACCAATAGCAGCGGTTGAAGCCGTAGTGTCTGCGGGTGCATACTTGCCAGTTCCGAGCTCTATTTCCTTTTTCTAAATAGCACCAGTTGTGTCAATATAGGAAGCCATAAGCTTGCCATCCTTAAACTCCACATCAGTGATGCCGCTATAGCTCTTGCCATTCAACAACAGGCATCCTGCATCCGATGCAAAATAGATGCCATCAGCGTGGGTGACCTGATTGTATGCTGCCAGATTACCACGATAAAATTTGACTGATTTATTAGCCATATAGGTTTAATTTTTTAAAGTGTTACTTCATTCCAAATCTAATCCCCAGGTGTTGTTTCCTTGAGGACCTTGATTTCTGCTTTATTTTCTTTGACGGTCTTGACAAGCTTGCCCATGTTGACAACCTCTTTATTCCCGTCTATGGTCACGATCACATCGTTTAGCTCGCCCGAGATCTGACCACTACCGTTTTCTTTTTGAATCTTCAGTTTGTTGACTTCGCGCTGGAGATCAGAAACGATAGGATTCCTGTCATATCTCTCGATGCCTAGATTGATTGATCCAATATTTACTTTTTCCATATCTGCTCGATTTTGTATGTGAAATTTTCCAGGTCAATCTTTTCCTTTATGCTCACATGCTTAACATCACAGGTAGCCATAAGAGAAAGGCTTTGAAGATGACAGCATGACATGTATGCCGGGATACAGGTTTAACTCAGTCAAAACATCGCCAGCCTTGATATTGTCAGCCTTTACCCAGTCTGCATCCTCGTCTACTCGTACGAAAACAGAAATGGTAGAGGTGGCATCAGTCTGCAAGATGTTCGTGCCTGTGCTCTTGAAAGTTGGCGAATCGTATACGCCACTTGCATTTTTCTCTACGTTAGTCATATTTTATATGTTTATTTTGGTGAATTTATGCTATACTTATTTTGTAGGTACGAGTTGATCACCAAGTACTAAATCGCGAATATATAAACAAAACCGCATGAGCTAATCTCTAACATGTTAAAGATATTATCCTATGCAGGAGTTTTGTTTGTTTTTATAATTATCCAAATCTCCCTTGTACCACACGAGTTCCTTAAATCCTAACCTCTTCTATCCTTTCGGAATCAATCCATCCCTTACCAACTTATCAAACGAGCTCCTGCTTATTTCTAGGTACATGTAAGCCTAGGCCTTACTATATGGCTAGTGTGAAATAGCTGACAATAGGTCGCCGGCTTGTTGCGCGGTCATTTCACATGATCCGTTGTCGATTCTGTCGGCTATTTTCCGCAACTCGCGTGGGATAAGTTTTCGTAGAGTTTCTACTATGGGTCTTTAATTATTATGTTTGACAATAAAGCCAAACCCGAAACAGGTAAAATTATACGCACCAATGTCAACATAACACCAAGGCCAAACATTCTGTTGTACATTATGAAGCACTGGATAATAAAAGAATGAAAAATCAACCATCTGAAGTTGTTGCAAAATCCCAATAGATAGGTTGATAAGATTAAGACAATAAAAGCGCACAAGCTCTAGCCAAAGATGAACTCAAACACACAAAGATGTAAACCGCACAGCGCAGCTATACAGTGAATAGACATAAAAAGATCGCCGGATACGACGAAAATTTTAATAAGTTCTCTTATACTTTTTAAGCTTAAAGCTTTCATTTTTCCTCGCGTTTTTACAATAATAATATTTAACAATGAAAAAACCAGAGATTACCCTGGCTTTTTTATTAAATTACTCCTCCCACAATGTGAGCGTCTTGGATTCACCAAGAGCATCCCACATTTCAGCCTCAGAATCTATTTTGTAATATCTAATCGTTTCGGTTGTTTCTACGTAGTTGTTGTCATTCAATATGTGATCCAAAACGACATAAGTCTTTTTGTCGCTGGGGTCATTAAAGTAAGCATACAGCAGATAATGGCCAGTACTATCAGTTGTTGCAGCAAAAGTACACTGCCTATCTGTCGGCGGAAGGCCAACATACAACATTTTCTACTGCGGCGTTTCATCACATGTTTTTGCAAATTCAAAAATATTATATCCGTCAGTTCTATTATGCTCAGAGTCGATTATATACTGAGCAGGACCGACAAATGCATAGTTCATACCTGTAGTTTTCAAATTATAAACATCACCGACACGGCTTCCCTTACTCTTACCAGATAATTCTGTAAGAGAATTAACGAAACCCTTATAACGGTAAACATTCACAATTCCAAATTCAAGACTAGAAATCTTACCACTGAGAGTGTTAACAGTCTAGTTTAATTTTGTAATGTTTGAATTAGAAGCACCTATTGTACTTGCCAGCGTCTCGTTAATCTCACGCTGTGTAAACTGCGCACCAGTTGCTGAGGTATTACTTCCACTATGTGTATTATCGTATAACTGGCAGATCTTATCGTTTTGGGCCGCTGTGTGCCACTGATCCTCTGCATAGATTACAGGGTACTCGTTAGGATTAGCGCTGGTGAATGTTATAGCAAAAGCCGACTGTGACGACTGTGTAGTATTATTTTTCATAATCAGATATTAATTTTAAGTTCAACCTTCTCTGCGCTACCATTCGATGCGATAGTCTTATTTGTTGCGTACATTGTATACCCTGGCATAGTCTAACCATTAGAAACAACAGAAATGCCAGTGGTTACTGTGCTAAGAATAGAAATGCCTGCCTGCTTTGCTGTGGCGTTGCCGTGTGTCAAGATGATACCATAGGCAGAGTTTGGCAAACTATTTGTCCATGTAAAATCCGACTGATTGACAGACGTAGTAGTTCTTGTTGCAGTCTTGATAAACTCAGAGATAATGCTCTTATCCTTGGATACACTCATACCATACCAAGCAGGATATGATACGTACATCTGGACAGCAGCAGCTGTAATTGTCAACTTCAAACCCTTGTAGTCACCATCGGGTACAGTATAGGTGATAGTAGCAGAACCTGTTGAATCTTTAACATTCTCCAATGTCTTCGTGTACTTACCAGTTGTAGACTGCGACCAAGTAGCAGGTACAGTGTCAGCATTCACAGCCTTACCGTCAAAAGTAATACTAAGGGTAGCAGTCTGAGAAGCGGGCAGGTCGTCAGCTACACAGCTTGAATTGGAAAGGCTAATGGTAGCCTTCAACTTGCTCTTTGCTGTACTCAACAGCTAATTGTCCAGGTAATTCTTATAAGCCTCGGGCAGATTATCAGCACCGTAAACAGTAACGCCTGCGGTATCTTTAAGGTAGATCTTGCCATCCTTGGCAAAGATAATAGAACCATCAGCAACAACAACACCATTAGAGTTCTTGCCCTGTGCTGCATTCTCCTTAGAAACGTTTTTGTAAAATTTAACTTGCATTATGACCAATTTAAATTGTTGTCTAATTCGTGCCAACGCACAAAATGTGTTTCAGTATATACTGCGACGTGTATTTTATCATTGCACAAATACACGTCGCCAATTTCTACATTATCAATAGGTAAAATATCTATCTCTCCCTTGAAGCGCATGGCGCCAGAGAGGCCCAGGTTTTCAATAGCAATAGCTCGCTTTTGGTCTGTGTCAAATTCAGAAAGGAGATTGTCCTTTTTAAGATATTCTCCTTTTTCATTTATTATACAATGCGCGTTGCCACTATGAATGTCTGGAACATACACACAATCATGCGTGTGATGAAGTTGGTTTTTATTTTGTATCATGGCTTCAAACATTCATAAAAAACATTGATGGAATTGAACATGTCGACATTCTGAATGAACGCGATCCTGTTCAGTATGCATTGATAGTTCTCCGGCTGGTGACCATTGTGTAACTGTTCGATGAGATCCTGGAAATCATCGATGACTGCGTGTTTCAAATCAAGCACGGCATCCGCAACTGTCACTACCATATTTGCTGTTGTCTTTACAGAATCCAGTGCAACCGATCAACTCACGCATGATGTTCAACGCTTCAAAGTACCGATCCTCATCAAGTAGGTAATCGATGACATTGATTGCCATCCACAAAAGATCACGCTTGTACACTAGATCTTTATGTTTCTATGTGTTACACCTGTTAGCTCCGCAGAACTTACCAAGTATCTCACGGTTGATATTAAAGAAGCACTCTTTGAGTCCGCACATGCTGAACATATAATCCTGAGAGAGTGCAACCGTGAAGTTATTGCTTATATTCAGAGAAATGAAATCATTAATCTGCACGATATCCCACTATCCGTTCCAGTACTTGACAATATGCTCACCATCATAAGCAAAAACGAATTTCTTTTTTGCTAACTCATCGATATATTCCAGACTGTCCTTTTTAGGCAGGATGTAATGCGACACCATGTAAAGGCCATCCTCTTCGATATGAAAATCGCTCACGTCATCCGAACTGTGGTCATTGATACCGTACGTGTACAGGTCGTATTTTTCCTCTTTCTCTTCTGTTATGTCAACGCTATGGATAACGTTGACGGAAACCGTCCCATCATATGTAAAGATCCCATCGTAAGTATTACAGGGACGTTCCATTCCGGCTATCGTAACATGACAGCCGGATGTATGCTGTAATTGAAATATTGCCTACATTATCCAAAATTAACGTCGTCATTATATGGATTGCCGTCGTGTAATTGTTTAAGCTCTATGTCAACCTTTTTGTTATCAACGGCGATATTATCTTCTTTGTATTTCTTGTCTGCCCTCGCGTTGTACCACCTGATATCACTATCAATACGGAGACGCTCTTTTTCAAGCTGCATCTTTTCTTGGTCGTACTTCTCGATTTGCTTCTGGGCTTGCTACAACTGCTTTTGCATCTGCTGTAGCTGCTGCTGTGATTCTTGCAGCTTCTGTTGTAATTGTTGGATTTGGTTATTTTCCGCCTTCTGCTTCTCCATAGCCTGCTTTACTTTGATCTTTAAATCCGTCAAGCTCTTACTCGTCAACGCTTCAAAAATAATATCTGGAGCTAGGGTCTATGATTGGATGAAGTTCGGAATTACTTGCATCAGCTTCGCCATATCTTGCATGACATCTGTGCTGCTGCTTATATGTATATCGTAATCGCTAAGTGTGAAATGTTCAGGGAGAGCAGTGAATACTTTCTAGAATTTATCACCTAGAATAATTGTTCCAGTTAGTCCGTTCTTGTATACTATCTTTGCCTCATTCAAAGCATCTAGCAACATTTCGCAAGTCACGAGATCCATTTGCTGATAGTACTGTTTGGTTATAGTGAACGAATTGTTTGCACTTAGTTTTACATTACTCACTGCGTCCTTCTACTCGATACCGTTCAGTCGCTCCTGGAATACTCCGGTGATACTGGACGCTGTCTCTTCTATGGACTACAAAGCAACCTAGATAGCTTGAATAGCCCCAACTTTTACGGTATCATCAAATCCATTGAAAATTGTATTGATAGGTGCCTAACCAGCAGCTGCTCGTCCTTCCTGTGAGGTGTCGATCAAGCCAAGGCCTCCCTTCTTATATGCTAGCCATTTCTATATTCTCTCCGGCCAGTTAACGCCAAGGTTGGTAGGGATAAGGCTTTCATCTATCCAATCACCAACTGTTCCACTGTTGGCAATGATGTTATCTCTGTAATAATGTAAAAGATTATATCGATCTTGTAAAGGAACACAAGCCAGAACCAGAGAGTACGGCTGACTCCCTCGATTGGTGAAATAGATCCCGTTGACTGTCAAACCACAATAGCTCGGGTTGTCAATAGAACGCACAGCAGAATCATCTTTGCCTGTTAGGATATAGATGTCGTCATTGATTCTAACGGTGCGGTATCTGTTCATCACGAAATTCTTATCTGTCTCTATCCATTCAACCTCATAAACAGGGAGCAATTTGTTGTATCTGTTGTTTTGCTCATCTGTTGGATAGCCTGGTATGATAGCCTCCTCTCCTGCTCTCAATCCTTGAGTAGCGGGAATTCCGTTGTGCTCAAAGGTCCTAATGTAAGAGTACGAATAATCAGACGCTGCATTTTCCCATTCCTTTTCTATCTTCTCAACATCTTCACGCGATAAATCCTGACCGTATTGCATCAAGATCTGTGATTTGGAAAGCCATTTCCTGACAACTACACGGTACGAATCCTTGACATATGGAGATTCCGGATTTCGATCTATAAATGTGTTTAGAGGATTCAATACTTCTATCTATACATTATTCCTGTTTACGCTCGGCTTTACCCTGTAAAAGCAATAGCCAGTGATCAATATATCTAGCAATAACTCGCGGAGCTTTCTCATGATGTCGGTACTTCTCGACTGCATTAAATATTCGATGACATTCTACGCCGCTATCTCGTACTGGCTGGTGAAGTTTGTCTTCACGTCCTATATGATCTTCTGAAGCGCAGCCTCTATATTATGGTCGACAGTATCCTTGCCGTCTATAAATGAGAGGATATCATTCTTGAGTTTTTTCTGCATGAACTTGTAGACCTACTCGTGAATCTGAATCTATTTCTCCCTTTCCATCGCGCTGATAGTCTTGGAATCCTTGCAGGAAACCTTCGGCAATACCGGAGTACCAAGATACTCTCCGATCAATACGTCCACGTGTTTCTTAATAAGCGGTATGAATTCAACGGAAGTAGGGCTTCCTATTCCGAAGTTCTCCTCAAGGTATCTGTACTATTCGGAGTTCATCTTTCCGTTATAGTAGTTATACGCCTTTTGCAAGTCTGTTTTCTCATATACCAGCTCCGTGATGGCATTGTCCGTACATTCCTGCAAGCGTTCCTGCTCTTTTGTCATTATTATAAACTTTTAATATTTATGTCCTACTCTACAACCATCCGTATTTTAGAATGGTAAGCATTAGGAAATTTCTTTCGTCTCACAAGATCCCACAAGTATTCACTGATAAAGCCTTCCAGACGACGCTGCCATTTGATATCTCCTTTGAACCAGTTGCCTTTTTTGAATTGTTCATTCATGAAATCCTCAACCTGTTTGTTTCCATCTATTCCAAAATAAAAATCAAACCGTTTGAGAACATCAAAAACAAAATGGGCACCTTCCAGAAAACCATTGTGTTTCATAATGAACATATTGCAATATGAGCATTGCGCATCTTCCAGAAAATCATCATAAACCGGCAAGTATGACCTGTCCGCTTCTCTTATCGCATACCTTAAAGGATTAATGAAAATCGAGTTATGATAAACAGAGATATTGACCTTGTTCATAAGCCAGGAGGACCAGGTTCTCGTATACACTGCGCCGTGCTTGTCAACTATATCACGTGCTTTTCCTAGGTCTTCCATAAAGTCATCAAAAAACCTTCTATAATGGCAAAAGCCGATATATTCAGGTATTAACTCCTCGTGCTCCATGACGTGTTTGATCTGGCAAGCTTCACCATAGCATATATTGTGCTTTTTCGTGAACTCATCATTCATATATATAACAGGAGACAAATCATCAAAAACATTCTCATTTTGCGCAGTGATAAAATAGCCATCACTGTGTGGGTGGTCTCCTGTTATTGTATTATGCGCGCATATGTACATCCTCAAATCATCCATTGCTTACTAGGTCTTTCTGTCCTATATGGTGTGTGCTGTGGTCTATTGGGCATGGCATATGACGCTCGAACATATCGGTCTTGTATCCAGTGTAAAATTTCGTATCAGTCAACCGGCGACCATGAAGCTCTTTTTCTAGATATTCGAGAAACTTATCATCGTCTAACTGCGCGCATATATGAAGAGGGTGCTCCGGATCATTCAATCCAAGCACAAGATCAATAGCTCCACCTGGTAATCTGTGAATATTCAAAAGGCCAACATAACACTTGCCGTATACTTTAAAAATAGTTTCTAGGATCGCTTGAGCGAACTTGTCCGTAGCTGTAGTCATTGGTTTGCAAATACATGTTAAAATTAGCCGTCATCTAGTTATTCTTTTTGATAGGTCCGAAATGTTTGATTCCTCGTTCGTCATAATAATATCCAAAATCCACAAACTCATCGTCTGCTTTTTTCTATGCCTATGGCGTGATTCCGGACAGCTCTTCATCTGCAAGCTCACATTCTCCCATAGCAGCCACGATATCAAACTTACGTTTGTTTTCGTCAGAGTATCTTGATAACTCATCAAGCATTTCCTCAAACCATATATCGTAGCCATAATCAAGGACGAAATCCTTAATCAGGTCTGTCTAATGATCGATGACAGCAGGAGATGCTGGGGATCCGTATTGCTACGTTTTACGTCTTGCTATATCTGGATATGTTGCAGATGGGCGTTTCATGAAGTAATTCAAAAGATGCCTATCACGTGCCCATGTCACCATGGACATCCTTGTTGCCTCGATGTTAATCTGGCAGTTGTAATACATAGCAAGACCTATAGCTATCTCATAAGCTTCTCGTATATCATCCGGTCTATCTTTATATATGGCAACGTATCTAGGCGTGCGATTGCCAAACGTGCGACGCTTGACAACCATACAGAAATCAGATGGATCTTTGTATGTTGATGATGTCTGCAACATACCGATATCAATTCCGTCAATACCGGCGACATATAGGTTGTTTGTTTTCTCTATCAGACCTTGAGACTCGCCGTCTCGCTCTTTATCTTCTACCCATAGCGGATGCTCTAAAATCTTGATCTTGCCATCTTTGCAAGCGTTCCATATAACGCTCTAGACATGGTCCCTATCAACCTTGCGCTCTGTATTCTTATACTGGAAACGTATGGTGCCAATATCAATAGGCGGACATTCATGCATTGCACGGATGCGCGTGAGCTACTCGGCAATAGTTGCCCTGTTGAATTTATTCTGAACTCCAGAAGAAAAAGCCTCTGTATCATTGAACGGATACTCTGCACAGTGATCAATGAGTGCAGTAGGATCAGAAGCCATAGCTGCACGAATCTCATTTTGCCATTCTACAACAGCGTCAGGATCAACAAATCCCCTATGCGAAAGAAACCGCTTTCTATCTTTTGGTATCTTTGTGCAAGGTATGAAAAAAGAAGTCAACACCTCTGCACCGTTTTGTGTGTATCTGTGCCGATGTGGTAGAATACCGTAAACCTCAGGATGGTAAAACATACGCTGTAATCCATCGAGTGATTCCTTGGTGTCTCCAGATGTCCCACCGCACACACGTATCCCCCATGACGCATTCATGGGACCAACAAGCGCCGTTGCCTGGATATATGCCTTGGCAAAATTCTTCCATGAACCTACCTCGTCCATGGCAAGAATATCCAAACGGAATCCACGCAACTTGCTTGGGTTGTCTGCGACAATGCCGATAATCTAAGACATCCATCCTACCTCGATTTTCTGTCCGTTGATTATCTTATAATGAGAGGATCTTTTCCAATCAGTGGAATCTTTCACCTATCGTAATTTGAAAAATCCGCCATCAGTGTTGTCGTTTAAAAAAGCCAAACAGTTCCAGACCTTACCGATAGTATTGTCTAAATAGTCAGATCTATGAGTGGCTAACATGTTTATGGAATTTTTGATGCAATTATAGCTGTTGGCTAGAATTGCTGAAAGCATCTCAGAATAACCTCAAAATATTAACTCACAGACTTTTTATTCTGTGATTCTTATCGTTTCCGATAAGTTTAGCATACATTTTCACTATTTAGTGTTCGCGAGCTCGTGGGAGCTGTTCTCCTATGCGTTACAAAGAATAAATTATTCCTCTCGGTATTATGCATTCGCATTTTCACCGATACATCGCGAAAACGGCAGTAAATCCTACCTCTCGTGCTTTCATTATCACGGCATTTCTTCTGAGTCTTTTACACATCTCATAATAATGAAAAAACTCATATTGCCCAGCATAAAAAGCCGGAAAAATAAAAAGACGACCACCACCTGACTTTTCCGTGTTGTCAAGGTCCATAAGCTGGAAATAATTCAAGAAAAAATAATTGTCACCAGTTATGGTGTAGCCGTTCACGGTCATCCCGTGCTTGCATCGCTTGTATTCCTCAAGCCAAAAATCCTGGAATGCTTTCGTCCCTTTATGGAACTATGTATAGTGCCCAGTTCGCAAGAAAGAATCCCTCGCCTCAGTGAACCAGTCAGGATCGAAATCTAGCCCAGATGTTTTGTTTATCGGAATGTATCCAGTAAGCTCATAAGATAGATCAGTATCAAAAAATACGATCTCTTGATCAATAGGTATATCCCACTAGCCTTTGTGCTCGCTTTTTACCTATTCAACAATTGCATCTTCATCATGAATATCCTTGAGCATTACCTCGTCAACAATTTTCTGTATCTCCTCAGGATATTGTACATTTTTCATAAATCAAAAATCACCTTCGGGCATAAACCCGTCTTCTGCTCCTCCTCGTATGGTCGAACGTTCCGCTAGCTCCTTCTTTACCTGACTCTCTAATGTTGTCAGAGAATCATGAAGCTTGTTCAATGAGTTGATCTCCTGAATCAAATTCTTCACCTAAAACATCGGCTTTCCTGTCAGTTCATCGCGCTCCTCAGGATCTATATTGACAAAATAGTTTGCTATCTTGTCAATCGCAAAACGCGCTGACTCTAAGAGTCTAATGCTCCGATCCTAGTTCTGCATCTCCTAAAACTTACGACATGCTTCCCTAAACACCGGGTCATTAAACTCTTCATCCGTCAGTTGCGAATCTTTGAGCGCCGCCTCATGGCGTTCTCCCTGAGATATGTCGCTATACAAAGAATGCCAATGTAAAGCAAGGTAAATATAAGTAAGCTCGCGAAACATACGTAGTCCATATTCACCAGTTGGATCTTCCTTGCACTTATTCCGCTCTGGATCAGCAAGATCAGCAAACTCCTTGATCAATAAGATCTCAGGGCGGTTGATCTCAATACGATTGTGAGCAGAATCATATACAAAGAAATTGTTCATAAATTATTTAAATTCTTTTAAAGATACGAACTCGTAAGGAGTTCTAAATAACATTAGAAAATTTTCATAATTAGATTCTCCGTTATCTCCGTTCTCTATTCGCTAAAATCTCTTATTTGAAGGATATCGAGTTCTCAATGAATCTCTATTTTGTTTGCTATTTTGGTATTTTTTTATATTAAATTTTTCTTTACCTGTTAAATTATCCACAAGATTCTTTTTAAACTCTGCGTTCTGATAACCAAGGACATGAGAATTTTCAATATAGGTATCTCTTGGTCTAATAGGATTTGACGGATAATATACATCGAGGTCATTAAGAGTGTGATAAACTGGCGTGTATTGAACACGTGTACCATATTGATTAGTAGGAGACTCAAGTGTATAAATCGTATCATTTAAAGCTGGAAGCAGTCCAGGAATAACAGTTATCCTATCACGGCTTGGAATTATATTATCCGTACCGTATATAATGTCTTCTCGTATCTAATCTTTGTTATTAGCGACTCCACCATTACCTCTTTCATTTTGCCTATCTACAACGATCGAAGCTATACGTGTCGCATCGTTTTTCTCTACATACTCCTTTCTTTGCACAGGCGGTTTTTTACCTCCGTTTTTAAAACGAGTTATTAAACGTTTCATATTTACTCAGTATAAGAAAAACCTCTATATCTGTCAGCGTTGTTGTTTGTGAAAGGAATATTCTTTATGTTTATAATCCTTGCCTTACCAAACTTATTTTTCAGATTCCGATAATTTTTATCCTCTGTTCTAAGTTCTCCGTCCCAATGATATACACCAGCTGGCTCAAATCCATAGCCACCAGAACCTTCTACATGCTTACCGTTTTCGTCAACTAGTCCAGGATAATATACGCGTTCACTATATATAGTGTCGTTGTTTACTGGATCAATGGCAGGGATTATTGTTCGCTTCATCATCGTACCATCCGGAGTCTTGGCTGTCTTTACCTGTATGTTCTGAGAAGGCTTCTTTTTTGCGGTTCCTCCATTCTGAAACATCTCTGTACGAATACCGTTCATAGCTTTGCTAATTGCTCCCTTCTTCATCTTCTTACCACACTTTGCAGACTGAACCTTTTCGCGCTACTCCTGCTTCTTAACGCAAGCCTAGCAAATGGTACCGCCAGCTTTATAGTATCTTGTCTCATATCCTGCAGGACATATTCCCTTCAATTTCATAAGATAGTTAAGCTTTGCCCCACGACGTGCAAACTGGACGTTTGACTGTTCTATCTGCTTTGTGATTATCTCTTTCAAAACTCCAGGCTGAGCAATCTACTGCAAAATCTGAGGATTTTCATTTTCAACCTTCTCCTGTCCTACCTTTATCAACTGCTCGTTAGTCGCAAGCTTCTGGAGAGTTTCCTGATCCTACACTGCAATATTTGCAACCTGTGCGATTGCATCTTCTACAGAGACGTCCTGTTTCTGACTTTCTGCATAGCCAATATATCCGAGAACAGCACCAAGCAAAAGCTGATCTTCTGCCTAATTATTAGCTGCTCCACCCTATTGATAATAATTAATCATTTTGTTTTTGTTTATTTAGTTTCAACTCGAATCTTTTCTCCTTTTTCGTTATATACATAATCTTTATTGTAGTACCACTTTCCATATTTATTTTTGACTGGCATCATATACTTTTTACCATTCTGTTCAAATGTAACATATGTTCTAGTTCCACGAAAAGGAGAATCTGCGCTTGAATACTCACTTCTAGCAGTCTAGCCATTATGTATGGTCATATTTTTTGCATCTCTGTTTGAAATTGGATAAAAACCAACATCGCCTTTTTTAAGTTCTTCTGGTGAATCTATAAATACGGTTCTTAGTCCCCTAAGAAATGTTTTAAATGTAAAAGGAGCATCTATAGCTTTGAAATATCTATTGTTCATACTGCCTGCACCATCAGAAAAAAGACCTATATGCGAATCATTATATGCATTGCCATAATCTGCATCGTATTTGTCAACTGGCTACTCATTCGTTTTGTGTAATAAAACGGATTCGATTTCTTCCTGCTATGGTTCAGGCTGCTATTCTGGCTATGTTGGCTACTAACCAGAATTATCTTCTGGAGCAGGAGGTTGTGTCCTCTATCTTAAATTACCAAAATATATTCCATATTCAGCCTTTTGGATTCGTCCACCTTTTCTTTGACTAGGTACAATATATTGCCACTAACCATTTTGGAAGTTCCAACCAGCACCATGGTATACATTATTCATAAGGTATCTGTCAAATGCTGAAGCAACCCTATTGTCAAAATAATTCTCATGGCCCTGCTGTGGAGTATATCCAATTTTACCTAAAGCGCTCTTATAGTCGTTGCCAAAGATAGACTGTATCTACGCGTCGTTCAAGTTATATTGTGACTTTAAAAAATCTTTATATACATTTTGATTATCTATATAAAGATTATCGTCTCCGTCTTTACTTTCGTCATATTTAGACCATGCTTCAGATGGATTAAATTTAGCTCTGCTCTAATCCCAATTATACCATACCGGCATATTATAATATCCACTTTGCGATCTCAGAACATCGTCAGTATTACCCATTTGCCTCTAGAATAAATAATCCATAGGATCGATTTGGCCGTTTACATTAAATCTAGAATTAGCAAACCAGGTTTTACCGTATTCATTCAATTCATCAGGAGAAAGTGAACCGTCATTATTCGTGTCGGCTTTTTCCATCATAGATTTATATTTTGCTTTATCTGGTGTTTGTGTGTATAATTCATTTAGCCATTGATCTTTCTAATCGCCAAAACCAGAGAAAAATCTATTTCCTACAGCTTTTGGTTTGTTTGCACCAGTTTGCCATGTAGCCTATGCTGCACGTTGATTTCTGTTAAAATAATCTGCAACCTTCTGGTTAAACAAACCTTCGCCTGTCGTGCTATCGTATGATATATTCGGGTCATACTGATAACCCGATTTCTACTTCTTCAATAAATTGCGAGCTTCAGACCAAGAATAACCATCAGGATTTGCTTCTCCAGATAATGTTGTTTTTGCTCCGTCCCAAATAAAAGCCTAACCACCATATCGATTGATATCTCGTTTGAGCCTTCTAGATTTTCCGAGACCACGGTATCGACTGCTATTCAAATTGATGATCTACCTATTTTGACCATACAATCGTTTGTCTCTCGCTTCTTGCTCAAGCTTAGCTTTTTGCTATTCATCATCGACTACTGGTGGTACATCTGGATTTTGCTCTTGGAACTCTTTATTGTCTTTGTCGTAAGTCTAAGTCTTAGATGTTGTCTCTCCAGCCATATCACTTTACAAGTTCAAGATCCTTTGTACTAAACACGCCCTCCTGCAACTCCTGCTATGTATTGAACCATATGCACTTGATGCCTTTCAGGCTGCTTCCCTTATCTACGTTTCTTTTGAAAACATTCGTAACCTTTCCGATCACGATCATATCAGGACGGTTTTGAATGTCCTATTTGATCCTTACAACCTGACCAGGAAGGAAATAAATCTTATCTTCCTCATTTAACATAATTTTTCACTTCTTTTTATCGGACCCCTTGAAACGTTCAGTGAGTCCTGAGTTTATAACTACCAAAGCGCGTGTCTCATTTACAAGTACGAGTCCCTGCTTGAAGAATGGAACAGGTACCTCGCTGACAACTGTCCAATAGATAACGTCCCCATCCTTCACATACTTACACTCCGGACCTGCATCGACAACCTCTCCAACATGAATCATAGACTTCTCTTCCTCATATTCTCCGGTCTCATTCGATTTGTAAGTTGGAGCATATCCGCCAGTGTCAAGAATGATGCCACTGTCAGTCTTCGTGATCCTCTGGAAAGGATTCTGCGAATAAGGCTTCACTAAAACATAGTTGTAGATTGCCTTGATCTCCATCTTATCAAATTCCTCATTGAACTTTTCCGCGTACTTACCGACTGCCTTCTCGTGGTCCTCGAGCTTCTTCTGCATGTCGTCAATCTTCTGATTAATCTTTGTTGCAGCTTCTCTTTCCATGATGTGGTCAGCATTCTCTCCATTCAACACAAAATGCTGGGCTGTTTCAATATTTGTAGCCACGCGTGCAAGCTTCTCATTACTATTCATTCCAATTCTCTCGTCCATAATTCAAAAATTTAAAAACATTACCATTTATTTAATTTACATTTCTCATCTTTTACTGTTATCTTACTTTCTATTATACAACCGCACTTTTTGCAAATAAATCCAAAAAGTGGTATATATAGTTTTTGATCGCACGAACGGCAAGCCGCGTATCTCTTCCTGGAAAACTCAGGATAAATATGGAATAAGTTCTTGAAGTTTCCCTCGAGAATATTCCACATTTTATGAGCGATCATCAAAATAATATTTACCATTTTCCTGCAACACATTCCGCTGTAGAATTACTCCATTTAAATTTTAACATACAACCGCAACCTCTAACAAATCCTTTGCGTGCTTCAAAAGCAATATCATCATTTTCTGGATTTATCCATAGGTTGCTATTACATATTCCTTCATGACTTGAGGAAAATATTGGGCACTTCTCACATATCTATTGCCTAATTTCGATGTAATCTTTGTCTAGCCCAAGCTTCTTACTTACATCTTCATCAAGAAATTTCTCTATCATAAATCAAAAAATTAATGGTTTCATTTTCTGCATAGTGTCTTCATGTTTCAACTTCTTCCGATAGTAAGAAATCATATTCTCCACTTCATCTTTCAGATAGTCGCACTTGTACATAGTGCCAACACCTGTTGTTGGATCAATATGGTAGATTATGAGTTCCTTGACTTTTAGCTCTGGTTTTATTTTTGTCAATATCCAGGCATAAGTAGACACTTGTAGTTGGTACTCGTTAAAATTACAATTGTCAAATTTATTTAATGGATACAACATCCGTTGTGTTGTCCTTGTTTGCTGATTATAAGACGCAGCTTTCTTGTTGATCTTGCTGTTCGTTTTGAAGTCAATGACAATGATATCATTGAGATCTTTAACTAGAAGGTCAACTTTACCATTCAGTCGAAAATCACCGTCCTCGTACCTGATAGAAAATTCAGAATACGCGCCGCGAGGTAAGTCCAAATCTGAGTAGTCATTCATGAATTCGAACTTACCTCCCAGCCCGAATCGTTCCAGTGTCTGTTTGCCGCCCTTGAAGGAATCCTCCAACTGTTTGTGGATGATAGTTCCACGGTCACAGGCGTCTTGTTTGCTTTTCTGCCACTGATCAAGTACATTCTGCTTTTCCCGATTGAAGTCTGTTTCACTTATATCATACAACATCAACAGGTCCGTGTCTATCTTATGTTTAGAAAGTACCGATTTTTTTTCAACCTACCATCTGTCTTTTGGTATCAATCTCTCGAGTGCTTTTACTCCACTCCAAAACTCCTTATCGAAGGGCGCTACAAATGAGTGAATTAAATCGGTTACATTTATATTATGTGTAGACATTTTTCCGTTCTCCATTTAAACATTCAACATTATCGTTTAATCTTTGGATGATTTACTCTAAAACTCTAACAGTTTAGATTTATATGAGTAATCCATACCAATTAAGGAACCAGCGAAAGTACACGTTTCACCAAATGCTATAAGTACAGAAGAGTGAATCACACCCATTGGTGGAACTGTAAATCCAGCGACAAGAAGCAACAGCCCAGCGGTCAATATTACAGAAGCCATGCGGAGCTAAAATCTTAGCTTCCTTTCTTTCTGATTCATATGAAACTTAATTTTTAAAAATTGACATATATCTTGATTGGTTTATATTCTACGCAATAATACTATTATTGTTACATAAAATAGCAGCAATTATGGTACATCTCTTAAAAAAGGGATCCGGCATTCATATAAAAAAATCACATGAGGGAAGATTTACGGAATATTGCGGAGGTAATGTGACAGAAGAATGCATACGGAGAGGGAAGAACTCTCCGGATCCAAAAATACGAAAACAGGCAGTCTTCGCATAGAATGCCAGAAAATTCAAACACCAAGACGGTGGCTCCATTTATGGAGCATCTCAGATATAGACAAATGGAAATCTCTCGCAGCAATGGAAATAGCAGCAAGAGATGGCTGTGCAAAATTTCAACCAAAGCATGGAATAGAAAAAACAGTTTGATGAAATGAAGCGCATGCAAGAATCACAGGCTCTTGGTCAAAGCATAGGAAATACTGTTGGGTAGTTTTTTGGCAGAGGTATGCAAGCAGTTGCATAGAACATACGAGAAAAAAAAGATCAGGAAAATAAAGTTGGTGTAATAGACGGCGGGCAAGAAATCGTGCAAACAACCACTCCACAAGCAACTGCTCCGCAGGCTACAACACAATAGTGGCAGCCTTCATTTGCTGGTTTGTTATTTTAGCCAACAGCGCCATGGCAACTTTATGGAAAAACGCCAAGCATGAGAGATGGCGGAAACTTTGAGAATATAATGAATATGAACGAATTGTTTTCTACATATAAGTCAGTTGAACCTTTACAAATAGAAAAAGAAGTAGAAATTCCGGATTTCAAATCAAGATATGATTCTTTCCTGAAAAATCTCAATAGATATAAGACTAAGAAAAAAGACAATAACGAATTGACTGAAGATAATCAAAATTGGTTTGGTAATACATCTATTGCACAAGCATCCAGTAGTACGATACCTAGTAGTGCAACAATCACATAGCAGCCAGACTATACTTCGAAAGATTTATAGACGATGCTATAGGAGTAGGGACTTGATAAGTATATCAAAATTACTAGCGGATACCGGGATCATAATATTGGAAAAGCCGGCAGCAAATCAAACCATAGAAAGAAAAATCAGCATGGTTTGTCTATGGCGTATGATATAATACCAGTACAAGGCGAAACTTTTGATTCTATATTTCAAAAGATAAAAGGAAATTCAGCAATGCAGCAATGGTTATCTCAAAATGGTTTTAATATAAACGACGAAACAGATGCTGCAACATTAAGACGTACTGGAGGAACTGGTGCTCATTTTCATATCGGACCTGATAAATTTAATGTAAGAAAAGCACAATATGGATTGGATGTTTCTAGTCTGTTTACAAAGTATAACTCAACAGAAATTGATAAGCCAACTGATAAAATTGTTATGCCTAACTATGAATTGATACAATAGAGTTATTCTTTAAATGCGATATCAGGAAATAACAACAAAGAAGAAGGTAAAAAACAAGGATCATACCAGGATTGGTTTAATCCGGAAACAATAAACACAAGCGCAAACAGCAGTGCACAACGTAGAACAAATAATAGTAATATGGCGTCTAATACTTCATTCGATTAGGATTTTCAAAAATATGGAGTAAATCCAATATTTACAAAACACAAAGAGTTCTGGAGGAAACTTGCACTTTCTGAATCAAGTTTAAATTCACAAGCTTCAAATAAAAGCGGAGCTTTTGGATATTTTCAAATAATGCCACAATCTAGAACAGGCACTGATGTGGCATCTCAATTTAAAGATGCGGAAAAATTAATGACATCACACATGTCATTAATAAACGACGAAGATCGTAAACTAGCACAGCAAAAAGGAATAACAGAAGAAGGATTAATGGCTGGCGTTTGGCTCGGAGGTCCTGGAGGAGTTAAGCGTGTATTAAGAAATAAAGGAGATGCTAAAGACTCAAATGGAACATCCGTTATGAGTTATATGAAAAAGTTTAGTAATAATAAATAAAATTAACATATGAAACATCTTATAAGATTTGCCGGGAGTGGTGGTAATATTAGAAAATATTTCAATCAAATGTTTAAAGTTGCACGACAAAAAGGAATGAAATATTTTAATTTCAACGGTAAGAAATATTCAACAAAAATGAACATGGGAGAAGGGGAAAAAGATACAGCGTGGGAGAAATTAAACGATAACACATATGATTTAGATGCTGGAATAAATTCTTTTATGCTTCCAACCGTAGACCAAGACAAGCAGCGAACTGGAACTACCGGATAGATATCTTAGCTAGAAACAACATCTGCACCACTCCATTATTATAATAATGAATTCGAGTAGGCTTCAAATTATGCAAATCAAGCAACTGATGCAGGAGAATCAACTAAAACAATTTCAGGTGAATGGTATCCTGTATTACCAAAAGCTGATAGAGCTGACTTTGAAACAGATCAAGAATATCAATAGGGATATATTAATCAAGAGCAAGATAATACAAATAAAAATGCAGAAGACGGAAATTACGCTTTCTCATATTTGAGAGCTCAAAATAAAAAATGCGGAGGTAAAATCCGCAAGAAACTTATAACAAAAAGAAAATAATAAAAAAAGTCCAAGAAATAAAACTCTTGGACTTTTTTTTTATTATTTAATAAAAAATTCCAGAAATAGGGTCAAAGTATTGCTGTTGACTACTCTATTTAACCTCCTTTTTAATAAGTTTTCTTTTAACTTTCGGTTTTGGCTACTAAGTTTGTTCTAAATTATTCTATCCAACTTCTTCTATTTCATGATTCTCTAACTCTGTTGGAGTTGATGAATACAAATTAAAATCATAAGGTTTCCTCATTCCTTTAAGAATTAGGTCATTATAAAATGGATTTATGTTAGTTATTTCTTTATTAAACATTGGCCCATAGCGCTCTGTTACCGGTCTCTAAAGTAAAATAAATTTGGATTTGTATTCATCTGAACCATCTCCAGGATTTACAGACTCATTTTTAAACTCTATTTCTTCAAATTTATTGCGTCTAAAAACTCGTCCTTGATTATCAATAAGCGGAATATTATAAAATGGTGTCTGATACTATTCAAGAGTAAGTAACTTAATTAAATTTTTGTTAGGAGATTTAGCTACACCTTCAAGCGGATTATATCGTTTTTTATTATCCATGCTAACATAAACAGGAACCTAAGGCTCTTCTTGTTGTGCTGCTATATACGGCTTGTTATTAACATATATATATTTTCCAGAAATCTCGCTCCACATTTTCTGTAGATTAGGTCCCCAACTTTTGATTTTACTTTCATCTATTTAATATCCATCATGCTTTAGTAGTTTAAGCCTTAACTGCATTTCTTCATTGTTCGGCCTAGTCTTTCTTGTCAAGATTCTAGTACTAGGGCTAACTTTATCGTGTGGTAAACTCATAATTGTTATTTTTTAGTTTGGTTATTTAAAAGTGGATCGGCCACAAACGGCGTAGCGATAATAGCATTGTTTTTTACAAAATTCAGTAACTTACGACTTCCGAATTTTGTAAAAGGATTTTGAATCTTAGGATTCCAGTTCACAACACCAGAACTATAAGCAGAAATTTCCGGAGCTACAACACCGGAATTTGGATCAATTTCAAACAAGTATTTAAAATAATTCGGATTTTTTACAAGAAATTTAGCCATGTCTAGATCATCCAAAGATTTTTTCAATATGGTATTATTTATTTCGTAGTTTTTCTTTGCATATTTTCCAAGCGTTGGATATATAGAAGATATAGTAGGATCAAGGAATATTATATTATTAAAATCCTCTCTATGTTTTAATTCATGTAAAATAGTCTCCAACATTTGCTGCTTAGTTCTTTCACCAGATGCATTAATACGAATAGACTATGTAGCTCGATCATGGTATCCATTGGTTATTGGATCTAAACCAAAGACGAAATCGTTTTCTGGCGTAGAAAATTTTATTCCACCAGGATGAACCAACTATTGCAATTTGTTATTATAAATTTCTTTTATCTCATCTTTAGAAAATCCTGCCTTCCTCATATTCTTTGCCCACTAAGATTCTGGATTAAAAGCATTCTCGAATGCAGTAAAAAGTTCTTCTCTTGTTGGAATTTCACCCTAGAATTCTTTTGCAGATTTAGAAACTTCATATGGCATTTTACTATAAGTCTCTGCTGTTTTGTTACCTGAATATGAACTACTAGGCATTTTTTGATAAATTTCCGAAGCCTATTTTGCTAGCTATCCTTTTGAAGTTCTGTCTGCATTTAATTTTGGCTTCTATAATATAGAAATACTGATCTCATTTCCTTTTGTATCATGAACGACTCTCTCACCAACTTGTTTCCATCCATAATCAGTTTTGAATCTATTAATTCCATGAACTCCTCCAGGACTTAAATTTCCATATGTAGATAAAAATTCGCCTTCTGCAGCATAAGTATCGAAAAGAAGTTTCTTCTCATTTGGGCTTAACATCTGTCTCCCATCTATTCCGTGGAATGTATCAGCTGTCTTAAAATGAACGCTATGATATCCTGGCTCAAGATCATCAACCCTTTCGAAGAATGATGGCTTCCCTTCTAGTCTATAACGAGTCGCAGGATTCCATCCTTTATAATTACGCCATACTTTAACCTCTGGTCCCTCTTTTATTACTCTCGTCGCTTCGTATGGATACAATGCCTGACTTATACTTTTTGTAGTCTATGCTCCATGTTGCATTTCAGTCTCTAATGCTTTAGCCTAGGCTTCTAATACTCCTGGGCTTGCTTTCATTGTACCTATAGTTGCATCTGCAACTTTAATAACTGGAGCTGCATCTAGTGCTGTCTTAAATACTACCGGATATGTGGCTTTTGCAAGATCACCAGCTGATGAGTTCGGATCATTCCATACTGCATTTACATTATCATCAGCGCTAGAAATGGTATTGTATAGTCCCGCTGCACCACTAGCAAATGCCATAGGACCAGGTGCGAAAGTCCAACCAAGCAGATTGACAGCACCGACAAATGGCTTGCTTCCTCTATCCATGGCAGCGTTGAAATAACGAGCACCACGCGCCGCTTCAATCTTGCGTCTTTCAGTATCAGATAACTCGGCACCTTCTGGTATCACTCGATATAGCTGGTGCTCCAGCGCCTTCAGGTGTTATCCATTCCAGATTACCAACTCTTCCGAGTGGATTATCTGGCGTACGCTAAACCTATTCATATTTTATAGATTCCTTTTTCTTACTCATTGCAAAAAAATATTTATTTTGCAATTATAATATTAAAAACCCGATGCTCTTTTCTAAGAAAGAACACCGGGCCGAAATGATTATTTAATCGAAAATGGGTTTCTGTTTTAAAGCCCGATGCTTTTTTTAAAAAACACCAGGCCTAAAGTTTTCATTATCAATTTTTTCACTTATAGTATAAAACCTCATGTCCTGTAAGGCTCAGAGTTTCATATATCAACTTGATCGTTTCGGCATTATCATCCTTGGAGATCAATATATCCTTTGGAATCATTATCCTATCGTAATGATTCAGAAACTCAACATCGGGCTACTTGGCCTGCTCAATGTCAAGTGTTACAGTTCTGATGTTTTCCATTATCGTACACTTAAAGCGTTCAGATCATCTTGATAGTCAAGCCACCACTGCCTGTTTGTCCAGCCATTAGCGCGAGCCATCTCGTCAATCTCGGTTGCACGATCAATAACACGACGCGCCTATCTCTTCAGCAACCACTCAATAAACATATAGATTTTACCTCTCATGATACAATCATTGTGTTCGATTCGTACTTGCCACTATTTACAAACTTCGTGGCCTCATCTTTTGTGTCAAATATTCTGACTTGTGTAACAAAATTCTCACCATCGAAAATCTTACGATACACCTTGTTCTTGTCCTGGGTATACATTAACATTCACATTTTATACATTTAACAAACTTGAAATCATCATGAAAACCAGGAAGATGACTCAGATCAGGGCGAGTAGATACAATCGTATATACCCCATTAAAAAAATAGTATAACTCAACCGTCCTCCCTACAACGTCCTCCTTACGTTGCCCGTTTGAGTTAAGCTCACAAAAAGCCTTCTCTAAGTCATCTTCCTTTATGTTGTCTCTTATGATTTCTATATCATTCTCATCAAGCTTCAATTTCTTCAGCTTCTTTTTCAAATCGCGACACTGAAACAATTTTTCGCGATATTTGAATATAGTTCCCATTCATTCGCTCATTACTAGTAGGGACGCCAGGATTCGAACCCGGTCCAAGAGGGTTAGAGCCTCCTGTGCAATGAACCACATACACCACATCCCTATTTAGTAATCACATCCTCATATTTTCAAGATTATGAATTTTCTTTCCTATCACCGCATTCACACACTGCTTGAACTCATTGATGCCATGACGAACGGCACCATAGTCTTCATTAGAATCACAAAGCTCTGCAAGCTTTCTAACACCTCCATCAGTCGTCTTGTTCATAAGATCACAAGCCTCAACAAAAACATCATCATCAAGTCTTGCTATCTGCTCACGAAACTCACTGATGAACTCAGGAACACTTGGTTCCTCGGTGATCTTTACCATGTAGCTGTTGTCATCAAAATCATACTCAACAACACGATCACCACTTCTAAACTTTCCCTTCGGGTTCTTCTACGCTGCACTAAGCAGCTAACTTATCATATCCTGCATATTGTCATTGTTTATTGGTTACATTGCAATCATAATATAAAAAAATGCCAAAACCCAAATATATTGTGTTAATTTAGGTTAAGGCATGTGTTAAAAAATGTCACAAAGAATAAAGTATCGCTCCGATCATCATAACAACGGAATTCAAAACTCCACCTAACGTTGTAAACAATACGTCGATCTTATCAGCGCGATAGTCTACCGCTTCTTTAACAATCCCAGCAACAGAAGCAACAACAACTCCTCCAAGTGAGACTGCAACGACAAGCCAACCAGTCAGTCCTTCTTGCATGGATAGGATGTTTGTTATAATCGAGGCTATCACATAGCCAAGCGATACGTGTTCCAAAAGGTTTGTGTGCTCTTCAAAGAAAGAGCGCAACTTTTCCTTTAACTTACTCATTATTTATTAAATTATAGTCCAACCTTTCGCGAGGGCTGCGGCTTTCTGTTCGTCGCTAATTGTCCACATCGCGTTTTTCTTTAATGTTGCAGATCTTACAAGGCTTGTGCTCGCATCATCATCGCCTTTTTCTATGGTCAGATCTGTCAAATTATCAATCAAATATGCTATACTATCAGCATCCAAAGCTGGAAGCCAAGACGAGAAATCCCAATTGCCATGATTCAATCGCTGGATCCTTACATCTGTCAGCTTATCGCAACCATTGAATGCATTTTTTATGTTAATCCCCTCGGGCTTGACATATCGCATATCGAGCACAGGACCTATCTTGACAAGGTTATTGCAAGATTCAAAAGCCTATGGCATAAATTCTACAATAAGCAAATTATCATCAGCAAATCTATCTGTGCCATATTGCGGTATCTCTGTGATCTTAAAGCAATAATCACAGAACCATCCGATGTTCGTACTCCTGTGTGCTCGCGTTTCATCATTCATATGCGCAGCGCTCCAATGAATACTCGGAAGCTCCAAAAGATTATTGCACTATTCAAAAGCGGCTGATAGATCTCTTGCCCATGCTACCTTGTTCATATGAATATGACGCACCTCATGCATTCCTCCAAACATTCTATGCATAGAAGATACAGGGGATGTATTGTTGAACGTCAACTCATCAATATTGGTACCACTCCAAGCATAACCACCAGCCATGAATTCGATATCAAAATTGAAGGTCCAGTGGCCTTTCATGTCTGTATTATCCTTAAACCACGCATCATCTGGATTTACATCTCCGGTAGTAAAAATTGCATAATTACTGAATACCTTAGTCTTGCAGTATTCTTTGAGCTACTACACAAATGCATCGTTCCACATTCTACCGGTAAACTGGACGTATTCAACAGTTTCTACCTTACTCTCCGTATTGTAGGAATACCTAACCAGTCCCTCCATGTCATCCAAAACTGGCATATAGGATCCGTTGCATTTGTAGATGATACTCTTGACTTTTGTTCCATCAGTGGACCAATTCCTGACCACAGTATCAACGATACCATGATAGATAAGATTATCAAGATCTTTGACTCTATGATATACAAGATTCTCGCCAATGTATGCATTATAGCACTCGCTCTTCGTTTTATCAATAGGCGGGGTGAATTGCTTAGTGTGATAATCTAACCCGTCAACGCTAACGAGCACATTTTGCATTTCAAGTCTCACCTAGTCTATGGTTCTCGTCTTTGGCTTTATAACAACTGCTATATGATTACTGCCTACTCTATGGATAGTGACCGTGCGCTTATCCTGGCTTATTTCTGCAATACTTCCATGGCTCGTATCAACAATAAACTCAGAATCATCAAAACGACCATCTAAGAAATGTATAACGATAGGATGATCACCAAAGTCAAGGCACGCGTCTGTGAAATTACTTTCATTACCCCATAGTGTGATAGCTTCATCCCATGGCTCATTTTTCCAGCCATTAGACGCGAAGTTCTTGGTCATCCCTTTTGTTATATTCTTATTGCGCCCGTCTTGGATATAACCCCAATAATGTGCTCCATTATTGGCATCTTTAAGAGCACCACCAGTAACACCTAAATCCCAAGGCCACCAGTAAATCCAACCGTTATTATAACAAGGAGCAAACCATAAACCACGAACGTAATATCCGCCAGCATCAGATGCGTATTTGTACCAACTCCATAACGCATCACCCTCAGGTTTAGGTTCTGGATAAGAGAATCGCAAATGAACGACATCCTGGTTTCCTATTTTTAACCCACTCATTTGATAGCATATAAAACATTATCACTTTTTGGATCTAGTGAATCATATTCATCCTAGGTACATATATGCACCTTATCTCGGGCTGTCTAGTCACAGAGATCATAGACCTACCCATTTATAGTTATTTTACTTATTTCCATAATGTAAAAAATTAATTCAGCAACAATTATAGTATTATTGTGTATTATTTTATAAATTTATATTAAAATATGGCAAACGAATATAGAACAAAATCATTCGCAGATACTTTCCGCCAAGCACGGAGAGATCTCGGTGGAGGGAGGCAAGCGGTTTGGATCCGCCCAAACAACACACGCATGATATTCAACACAAACCTCAAAGAAGAGATACCGGTAAATCAAACCGTCTATTCTCCTCTTCTTTCTAGCGAAGATGAAAGAAGGTACAAAGAAGCTTTGGAATCATCAAGAAGAGCTTTGGCTTCAGAAATCGGTATTAATTTAGCGCAAGGCAAAAAAGTACCAACAAAAATGATACCACAGCTTGATGTGCAAAACAAAGAGGTTGGAATACACCAAATTAATCCAAACGCAAGCTCCGAGGAATCAAAATGGATCAGAATACTTCCATAGATAGATGTGATTGCACAACGTACACATCACAAGATGAGAAAAAATTCCCAAACAGGAGAGCTTGAGTCTGCATAGGAGAATTTTTACCCAGTTAAACCTGATTATGAAATTGGAAAAGGAAATAGTGTTCATCATAATTACATCACAGGTGAATATGAGATGATAGATAAAAACGGAGAAATTCTCGCAACATCACCAGATGGTTCTGTTCTATCTGATTCTTCACTCTGGACTCAATTTCATAATGGAAGAAATGGAGACATCGAATAGTCAAAATAGACATTCGAATAGCAGAAAGCCGCAGAATAGATGGCCAACATGAGAAGAGACGAAGAAAATCACACAATCAATAGTCCATTACATATTCTTACAGATGAAAACGGGAATATAGTTGTAGATAAAAATGGCAAACCTGTATATAATGGATAGCTTACTACAGACCAAGTAGTAGATGGAATGAATTATGGCAAACAAATTTTCGTAGATGCTGTTTAGAATTCTGGACTCGATGGAGTCAACCACGCCATATTAGGCGGACTCAAAATGGCAACAGATGGAGATTATACATCAGACGATTATCTGAACGGATTTTTCGCATCCAAAGATCATGTAGGAGGAGCAGGAGACTTTTTCGAGGTAGAAAGACCAAAATCAAGATTCG